TCAAACGACACAAGAAAGGCAGCCTTCTTGCCCTGTATCCTTCGTTCTTGCATAGTAAAGTGTTTTGATTCCTTTATGGTGGGCATAAAGATCGATCCGGTTCAGATCGCGTGTCGTCATTGTATCTTTCAGGAACAATGTAAAGCTTATGCCTTGGTCAACGTGCTGCTGAATCGTCGAGATCATGTCGACAACTCTAAACATGTCCATATCATACGCTTCTTTATAGTAGAACCAGTTGCTCGGCGCAAGTCCAGGCATCGGATAGTACGTCTTGGAGTTGCCGTAGGTTCTTTCTTCAATCCGCTCCATGATCGGCATGACACCAGCTGTTGAAGATTGAACATATGAGATGCTTCCTGTAGGAGCTATTGCTTGTCTATAAGAATGATATAAGCCATACTTCATCACAGCTTGTTTAAGCTGCTTCCAATCTTCAATTGTAGGAATATGCTGATCTCCAAACAGTTTTTTTACCTTTTCGAACTTTGGACTAAAGCTTTGTTCTTCGTATTTCTTGAAATACTCACCCGACTTGTATGTAGAATTTTCAAACTGGTAATATGTTTGCTCGGTCTCTTTGGCGATTTCCATTGAGCGTTCAAGGGAATAAAAGTTCATCATCATAAAGAAAGTGTTGGCAAAATCTCTCGCTTCTTCGCTCTCATAGGCGATGCCACTTTGAGCTAGGAAACCATGTAGATTCATTGCACCGAGTCCAACAGATCTCATAAACTGATTGGCCTTAGTAACTGCTGGCGCATTTGTAATATTGGTTTTATTTGATACATGAGTCAATGCATCAATAGCTAATTTTACTGTATTCTTAATTGAATCGTTCTTCATTACGTTGAAAATATTGATCGAGCCTAGATTACATGAAATGTCCAAGCCAATTTCGTCCTCTTCTCCGTAATCGGTGTAAGACGATACTTGGGAAGCCTGAAGGACTTCTGAACAGTTACCAGTTACAATTCCATTAAAAATTAGAGAATGATAATCTTCTTGTGTTGTGTCATAGACATCCTCTACCCCATCTTTTTCAATGCTGATAATTTCGGCTGTGAAATCATGTTTTGGCTTTCGTGATTTTGCTTGCAATGTTTCAGTCAACATGTTGAATTTGTACTTATCATATTCTTTCAAATTAACAATGCTCATGAACAATTCTCTCGACGCTCTGTCCTGAATACTAAGCTTGTGAGTTGGTTTAACTTTGTATAATTTGGAACCGCCCCGGCCATCAGGGAGAAGCTCCTGTGAGCGTTTGTTATTGGTATAAATGGTTGTATATACTCCCATATTAATGAGTAACTTTTGCACATCTTGCAAACTCTCAAAATCAACTGATGTTAATTCAATTGTTAGTGCCTTCGCTTTATGATTGGCATTTACACAACCATCCGTTTGAAACAATCCAGACAAATAAGCTGCTTGTGTTTCCTTGTCAGCTTGATATAAGAACTCTGGAACTCTTGTTTTTGTATCTTTTGTCATTCCATATTTATTTAAAATGTCAAAGAGCACTGTACTAGACATAAATAATAAATCTTGTTTCTCTGGATCAGCAACATTAAATTTTGGAGTAAAAGAAGTGTTGTGCTTATAAACACGATTAATTTTATGTCTATTAATTACAAGATGAACACTCTCTTTAACCTTTTGTTCCAACACCTTTTTATTGTCATATAAATAAATCTTCGCTGTCTTATCTGTTATGGTTCCATCCCCAGCTATAATCCCCATGATATATGCGAGATCAGGTTCATGAATATTCCCATATGCCCCTTCACCTGACTGAATCAGTAGTTTGTCCCCCGGAACAAGTTGGTTAAGCTGAAGTTTCTGTATTTCGTTATTTCGTTTAACATAAAACTTGTGCCACTCTGTTGCTCTGATTTCAAATCCTTGCTTAGTTTTAACTTTAAAAACACCTGCGTCCTTTTTAGTTAGCTGCATAGGTATCGCATTCACAATTGAAGTCCCTTTGCAATCCTTGTCAAACCGTTTTGTCCGATTGTCAATAACGACCCTTAAATCTTTTTGACTTTTATAAAGATCTGAGGCTTTTTCGTACCCATTTTCGGTTAAAAGAAGAGTATCTCCCGTCACACACAAGTTAGAAAATTTAACCTTTGAAATATGACTGTTCGCGTGGAATCGATTTACATTGTCGGCAAACATCAGGTAAGGATACCCCGACTCTGATCGTAACAACGCAAGCTTTTCTAATAGTTTGCGAGCGTTCGCTTTTTTCTTTCTGACTTTTGGATTTTCGACCAGTTTGTCATACATTTTTGCAATATCCATTTCGTCTAAATGTTGTCCGTATTCCTTATAAACTGAATAGGGGTAAAACATGTAGAAGTCTTTATCTTCCCTAGCAAGCTCAATAAATTTATCCGGAATAACTACACCAATGGATAATGTTTTGGCTCTTACATCCTCATCCGCTGAGATTTTTTTTGTATCAAGGAAATCATTAATGTCTGGATGAAAAACGTTAAGATAAGCAGCTCCTGAACCTTGTCTTTGCAGACTATTCGGACGTGTTCGCTACACACGCCCCGCCTTTCGGCTGCTTCGTGTTACCACGAAGATTAGACTATATCTTCATCCCATTGGAATGCCTCCTGTTTCGGCTACCAATCGCTTGTAGCCTACGGCTTTTGCCTAGTCGTTGAACGTTCCTCAAATGAGGCTTCGCTGCTGATTGTCCTATAAGGAGTTCCCAGCAATTAAAGAGGTTTTCGATCGCCATTGCTGACGAAAGGGGCCAAATTAACCCATCTGGTCTGCATATCGAAAAGCGTTATCGAGCAGTTTCATTACACCTACAACGCCTTTTGTAGCATTCTCAACTTTTTTAATTGGTTCTCCCTTTGCTCTAATCTTGCTTAAATTAAGCGCGACTCCGCCTCCGAGTTTAGAAAGCTGCATTGAAATATCTATAGCTCTTGAAATATCATTCAATGAATCATTGACTTCAAGTAAGAAACAACTGACCATCTCGCCTCTTCTTTTACGCCCAGCGTTAAGAAATGTAGGTGTAGATGGTTGATATTCCTGTTTCATCATAAGCGATGTATATTCTTTAGCTTTTTCAATATCTCCATTGGCAAAAAACAAAGCAACAATACCCACTCGATCTTCATATCGCTCAAGAATTTTCGTTTTATCGTTTGTCTTCAAGGCATAGTCATTGTAAAACTTAAAAGCGCTCATGAATGAAGGGAATCTGAATTTGAAGCTATACGCCAATTTGAACACTTCTTTAATTTGTTCAAATGTATATTTGCTTAAAAACTCTTCTTCGTAATAATCATTCTCTAAAAGATAGTCCAGTTTTTCTTTGAGATCGTGAAAGAAGACAGTGTTTTGATTAACATAGTCAACAAAATAACTGTGTACAGCTTCCCTGTCCTTCTCGAATTGAAACTTCCCGTCTTTTTGAATCATAATTTCGTTATTCAGTTGAACCCACTTTGGCACCTGATTGATTACTGTCAATAAACTTAACCTCCTGTATTAACTTGTCCAAGTCTGAATCTGATCCACTTAATTCAAACTTAAGAAGTAGTGGTACTTGATAATGTTGTGAGAGTTTATCTGCAGCCGCAGCATAATAGCTTCCCCAATTTCGATTCCCACTTGAACAAACCCCGTACAAAAAATCTTTATTATTATGTATAAACTTCTGAGTTTTTTCAGGAATTTGCCCGAATTTAATTGTGTATGTAATATGTATGAATGGCTCATCAACCTTTAAATCCTCAGTGATTTCCATAGTTTTAATTTGCATTTTTTGCTCAAACTTTCTTACAAATCTTCTAACATTACCTGTCATGCTTTCATATGTAACAAGCATTATTCGTTTATACTTCCTGAAACAAATTTCTCTGTGATTTCTTCTGCTTGATTTTCCGCAGAAAACCCGGTGCTTGCCTCTTCTAAATTAATTGCAGCCATTTCTTGATATCCTTTTGCCATTGACTCGTATAATGAAGCATCCTTAAATTGTTTGACTTCGACATATTTGTTCCTGTAGCTTTTAGGTACTACGTATTGCTCTCCTTTTGGATTGGTGGCCACAAGCTCTCCCACTGCTACAGGGACAGAATAGCCTTCCGGTGTATGTATTGTCATATTACTTTTAGCTTCTTCAATGCTCACAAGTTGATCTTTTTTCACATACAGTTTTTTAGCAGCACCCATAATCCTTCCTCCTTATATCACTTTTAATTAGTATATAAAATTATGATTTTATTTAGATTATTAGAATCCAATCACCATTTTTGATATATTGATCCACATTCGTCTTTGTGTAAATAAAAGCTTCATCATACATGTTATTAGTTACATCGTACAAATCAGAGTTACCTCTTCTTTTTGCTTCGAAAACAGTTCTACTGAAATCAGCATCAGAATTTGAGAGTATCTTTTCTGACAGTTTAAATTTGAAATCATTGCTCATAAACAGTCCCCTCTCACTCCCCCATATTAAGTACAGTTCTTAACTCCTCTATCAGTACTGAAACTTCGCGGCTATAATCATCAAATTTAAGGTTTACATATTCTCCGTTTGGTTTTACGATAAGTTTCCCTTGTGGATGTGTATTGTCTGAGTCTTTGTGTATTTTCAGTCTAGCTTCAAGTTCCATGATCATCCCTCCTGGTTTATTGGAGTTCTTTCACCTCATGTGGTACTCCACTTTCCTCCTGAGCAACTACAGCATCTTTATGAGCTTCAATTACATCGTCATAAGTGCTAACAAGCGATCCCATAACATATAAACCAAATTTTTTATTCATTTTCATCATCCTTTTAGTTTATTTTTGTGAATCTCTTAATCTCTTTACCATCAACAACCACTTTTCCAAAGAACATGTCTTTAGGTCTTGCCCAAAGAACTCCGTCATGGTCTTCATATGTAACCAGCTTTTCTTCTGTTTCAGTGTGAATAACCTCTCCAATAACCTTGTAAATGCCACCTTTATAGTGTTTAAAATGACATCCGATAAAATCAAATGTGTCTATTGTAGTTTTCCTCCTTAAACTTCCTCTAAATGCAACACAAGAACATTTTTATATGGATCTAATTGAATCTCATCCCTTGCTTCTTCACCATCAATCCTGAAGTTAACTGGTGTGTCGCCGTAAAAATCAAGTTGATCTTGTAATGCTTTAATTACATCACTTACTTTTGGGTTAATTAACTTGCCATTAATCTCATCATAAGCCACGGGCTTTCCTCCTCTTTCTTTAAAATCATCCTTTTATTTAAACTATGTAGGGCACTAATCACTCATATTCTGGGTTGGCAAAGCTCGTCTGATAATTATCGATAATCAACTTTGATTTACGAGTCCACATTTTGAAAATAGTTGCATCTGCGCCACATAATCCACCCATGATTGTCTTATTATCAAAAGTCTTATCACCAATTTCTGCACGTGTGATTGTTAAATCGTCATCAAGTGTTAATCGATATTTGCATCTGTACCAATCTTGGTCTCCTTCTGGATCGATATAAATGTATTTACCACCATATTTATTTTCAACAATTACAGTGATATCTTTGTAATCATCATAATTCAATTCATTAAGTTCACAATCGTACTCTACAATTTCATTGATAAGTTCTGACAGCTTGTATTCTTCTTTTGCAGTACCCAAAATATCTCGGACACTTTCTTGAATACGTCTTCCCCCTTCCTCATGGACAGATCGCTCTAATTCATCTCTTATGATATTTACAATAACTTGGTTGTAAGATGGAATATCCAAACTTTCTAAATTAAATTGTATCTGATCTTGAACTTGCTGCTTCAATTCTTTCCCAAAGTCACTCCAACTTTTAAAAGAATCTTTAATAATATCTTGAATGGTTTCTTCAAGTTGCTTCCTTACAATTTTCTCAACGTATCCTTGATCTTTTAATTCTGTAAGAGTGTCATTTATAATTAAATTTAAATCCATTTTCATCACCCTTTTTGTTTTTTAGTTAAAATAAAACTTTTGACCAGCTATCTTCGACGGCATAGTAACCACCTTTATTTCATCCACTGTTTCTCCAGATGGACTCTTTTTAAAAATAATCGTAGCAGAATCTTTTATATTCACATTCGACATTTATTCAGCTCCTTTCACCTTCTCATGCTTACACTGCCACCCGCGTCTACACTTCCGCCTACAGTTCCACAACGGACACTTCCCCCAGCATCTACATTCCCTTTAACATTGCCGCAATTTACACTTCCTCCAGAATCAACGTCACCTAAAACATCACCCTTTACTTCAACAGAAGCATCAGAATAAACTTTTGCGGGATTGCCTTCAATTTTAATCTTAACCACTCCAGATACAGAGTTCTCTACAGCCTTCCCATCAATAAGAACTTCGTTATTGGTTATCGTAATGCTATTTCCTTCATATGTAACCCCATTAATATTGACCTTACCGTTACCGCTAATGAATGTGCTTGTTTTACCTCTACTGAATAAATTCAAAAATCTCACCTCCTTAAAATCAAACATCCGCTTCTGCTATGATTTTCTTGATTGCTTTAATGAACAAGTCAAGTGCTGCCTTATCACTCATTGTCTCTCTATTTACTTCAATATGGTGCACAGCAATTTTTAATTTATCTTTCATACTCCCTCTTCCCTTCTCAATAAAATTTGAATTTCATTCAAAACTTTGTTTACATTTGTCGTTATATGCGCTTGCCTGGGAAATTTCAAAGGGGAATAACTCCCCTATTTCCCTTATTTCTTTTCATCCATTGGAAGCTGAATCATTGAATTCGATCCTGTCGCTTTAGGCATTTTTCCGTCCCATTTTTGGATCCATTGATACTTGATCATTTCATCTGACATCGATTTTTTAATAATTTCATTATACTCGGCAATACCTTGGGCTTCGATCTTTTTCTTTTTGGCTTCTGCTTCTGCAATCTTGATTTCTGTTTGTGACCGCTCAAGTTCTTGAGATGATTTTACCCGAGCATCGATAGCTTCTTGGGTTGCTTTATCTGGTTTGGGTACACCAAGTGTAAGATCATCAATAATAAAACCATACTTCTTCATATCCTTCGCAAATTCTTTTTGTACTTCTGCTGCAGCATCGGCTGACTTTTGTCCATATGTATCAATAACTGAGTATTTCGAGATTGATTTTCTTGCTGCGTCCCATAAACGCGTTTTCAGATATGTATTTTCGATTTGTTCAACATCAACAGCGCCAAACTTATTGAATACATCAACAACTTTGTCAGGCTGCACCACATAGTTATAAGCAATGTCCATGGAAATATTTTTCCCATCAGATGTTGCTACTTTGATGTCTTCATTGTTTACTGTCTGCATTCGAACCGGATACTCTGTTACTTTGTCAAATAGACCTACCAAGTGCCAGCCCTGATCTAAAGTTGTATCTTTTACTCCTCCATTTGGTGAATAAACAACACCCACATATCCATTAGGGATTTTTTCAATAAACAACGAGGCTGTAAAACCACCAATCAAAAGTCCAGCTCCCACAATAATTCCACCGATTAATTTCTTATTCATTTTTATCATCCTCCAAAACGTTTTTAAGTTTACTAGCTTTATCACCAATCTTGCTAAAAGTCGGGCTCAACATAAGCCATACGCCAAACCCTATAATGAGTAGCAATATGATCGAACCAATGACTACCTTAACCCTAATCACTCCCTTAACCTTCTTTTAATTGATTTGTTTAGATCCAAATGGTTTAAAGTTTTCTTTATAGTCATTCCTTTGCACTCTTTTTTAACTCTTTTGAAAAGAACCTCACCACATCTCTTGCAGCAATTGATTTCAATTTTGTCCTCTGCTGTTCTTACTTTCTCTTCAGAAATCCTTATACATAATGGTTGAGTTGTATAGAGACTGCAGATATCGCATATGTAGTTCATAAATACCTCTTCATTATGAAAGTATTATATACTTTTAATTTGTGTTTGTCTATAAAAAATTAAGAAATGTCGTTTTTAATTTCTTTGATTTTCATAAGTGCAAAAATCAAATCCATGTCAGTACGTTCCCAGGTTTCATCAGAAATTGTGTTCTCTAAATATGTATACAGCTCATCAAGACGGGCTTCAATTACCTCTAGGTTGTCAATTATGAATCTATTAAGATAGCTGATGCTGTCCCCTCCAATCAATATGTATGGATGATCCAACTGTTCACAAGCTTATGATCTTGTGTTCGCTCTTGGATCTCACAATTAAATGCTCTTCTTCTGTTTATGTATGCAATAGCTTTCTGTTTAGTTGGAAACTTAAGATTAACCCTTGTTCCATTCCATAATACTCTAAAATAATTCTCTCCCAAATTCACTTACCTTTCTCTTTTATAGTCTGTTTAAAATTGATATTTTATTCAGTTTCACAAACACTTCACACATTACTAAATTTTTACATGATATACTAGACTTGTAACTCAATCAAAACCTAGGGGGTAAATCTTATGAATAAGTTTTACAAAGGATTGATTGTTTCAGCATTATCTATTTCTTCATTAGCTCTTCCAGCGCTGACAAATCAAGCATATGCCCAAGAGCCAGCACAAATTAAACAAGTTGTAAAACCTGCCGATGCCATTGGAACAGTAGATTTCCATATGCTAAGGAATTCTAATGTTTTGTTGTTAAATGGCTATACAAGATGGGAAATAGTTTCTGGTAGCCATCTTATTAGCATAAGCCCTGGTGGTGTCGTATCTTCCCATTCTTCACTCGGTACAGCATTGGTTTATGCTTATGATATCAATGATAACTATGTGATTTATAAGATTACTGTAGAACCTCGATAAATTCTTGGTAAAAGGAGTGATTATTCACTCCTTTTTTATACGCCTAATTACAAAGTTAATAACGTCATCCTGAGACAAATAAGCCGTATCAATCTCGATGATTTTCATACTTCCCTTTTCAAACCAATCAACATATTCTTTTAATTTGTTTATGTATTTATAATAAGCGCCTTGTTGCTTTAATGACTCTTCTACACTTTCTTCCACTTGCCCAAACTGAATCTTATCTCTGTTTAGTCTTTCTTTTAAAACTTCCTTATTCGATACCGTAAAAAAGAAAATGTAAATATCATCATCCAGTGTGGGCAGCAGTTTACAAAGACTCTTAAATTTTTGATGAAAATCATATTCCTTATATAGGGATGAGAACACCATCTCCGTTGGGAAGAAACGATCCAATATCGTTGTATAATCGTTTACTCTTGCCTTCCATTTGTATAAGAGGTCGAATATTCCTTCGTAATAATTTGAAATCTTAGCAAGTCCCTTATCACCATCTTCATGAAATCCTGTTGGATTAATCAATGTACTATGCTTCAACCGTTGCCTAAGTTTATATGCAACTGAAGACTTTCCAGTCCCCCTGGCTCCCTCTAAAATTATTAGCATTCATCCACCTCCCTTCTGACTTTGTGCCATCCCAATACTTCATAAGATCCATCTTCATATTGAACTTCTACTTGATGATATCGTTCATCCACTGTTTTTACAGTTGCTTTTTCACCGGAGAGATTAACAATTACCTTCTCATCGACTTTATACAAACCAATCAACTCCTTTTAATTACTGTAATAAGATGAGATCTTTATCCTCAAAATCATATTCCTCATAACCGATACCATCAAACTCAATACCAACTCTTTTATTCTCATAATCTATGTAAGAGACAACGCCTGTCCCCATTTCATCTACAAAAGCCTTTTGATTCAATCTCAATATGTATCACTCACTTTATGTATTAAATTCAATTCTGATTCTTTGTATCTCCCAATCTCACCGTTGTAATGAAGTACATCATAATCATATTGCCAGCTGTTTACCTTAGCAATGATAACGCCCTTAAGTCCAACAAATGAAGGCATACCATACTTTGCATTACTATTAATTTCTACTTCATCATTCACATTGTAAGTCCAATACTTTGGCAATCAATCAGCTCCCTTTTGTAATGATACTCACATCAACATTTCTTCGACCAAAGTCTCTTGCGATTGATTCTGATTGAACAAGAAGATCGATTCGATTCCCTTTAATATCACCTCCTGTATCTATAGCATAAGCCTCAAACGAATCGTTATTATAAGATACCTTCACTAAAGAGTGCAGAGGAATTACAGATGGATCAACTGCAATCACTCTTTTCCCTTTATAGTAAATTGTATTTGACACGTCATAGCCTGTTTTAGTTGTCCCTATACAGCCAGTATCGCAAAATGGAACATAAGCCGTGGCCTCCATTTTAATGGCTTGATTTTGTTCGTGAGGCCTCTTTTGAGTCTTTTGCTTGGGTTTGAAAGAAAGTTCCCTCTTTGTATTTTCTTTTAATTTGCTTTTTTGTTTATTTTTTTTAACTTCTTCTACTTTAATATGTAAATACTTATCTTGTGCCTTTTCAATAATCTCTTGTCGAGTCTCTAAATGAGGCAGCATCTGCTTTTCAAACTTAACTTCACGAATGAAGTCTGGTTTTTTATAAAATGGCTCTTTTATTGAAACTTTCTTTTGCTGCTGGATGTGTTCCTCTATCATCTTATAGCCTAATGTTGATCCCACCCCCAATAGAAAGATTACAGAATAGATCTGCAACTCTTTGTATTTATTATATACTTTTAATTTGTTTGAGTCTATCAGTTTTTTGAAAATTTCCATCACATCCGTATTATAATTGCTTTCTTTCTGAGGTTAAGATTAAATTTCCTTCCGCGTCTACACCTTCGATTTTACACACCGTATGCTGATAGACACTATTCTTATATGTCTTAGGGATAAAATTGTTTCCTCTTCTAAAGCCAGTAAACATTAACAGTGTGCCTCTTGTATACCAGGACTTTTCAACAACTTCTTTCTTTCCGTTTATGTTTCGTGAAATTTGTTTATTGTAATGACTGAAGCTCCCAGCCCACTGTTTGACTGTAACAACTCCTGTTGGTGTTAACAATGTAATTGTGTGTTTGTTTTTATCTCGATCAAGAGCTGTACCTATAATTCTATGAGTTTCATATTCATAAAGCTCTTTTCCTCTCCACTTGTATGGTCGACCTTTTACTGGTTCATCGGGCAGTTTATGAAAATCAACGATGCTGTACTTTGAAAAATTCACATTGCTTAACTCATGATCGTGATAATAATAACTAAGTGAGTCCATCTCCCATTTTCCATATGAGCCGTTTGCGTACTTTTCCCATTCTTGTCTAAATAGACAATCATTTAGCTTTTTTAAAGGCTCTTGGGTTCCAATCCAATTTTTCAATTTCAGCATTTTTCTGTCGTATTCCTTTTTAAATGCCTTTTCAGATATCACAAGATGACCGTTATGTACATCAACTATGCTACTTTCATCAAAGTATTCATTATAGAAAGTAGATGCTATATCATCAAGCAGCAATAATTTGTCTTTTGGTGAATCGACCTTTTTAAAAACTCTCTTGCTAATATAATCTTTGAAACGAAAGAACCGTATTTCTAATGCAAAGTCCCCTGGAACTAAATCATTTTCAATAAGCATCTTCAAATTGGACATGGTTAGCTTACTTTTAGGTTCGGAGATTAAAGAAATAAACGATTTCATTAAATCTTTTCTCTCTCCAAATGAATCAAAGCAGCCTCCCTTTATTAATTGAATGACCTGTCCTTTCTTTATGATACCGCTATAGTACATCCTTTCTAGAAAATCCTCAAAATCAGTATAAGGTCTATTGCTGATAATTTGATGAACAACCTCGTCGCCGATACCGTTCATCCCCTTCATGCCAAAAATAATTGAGTTATTTTCAATATCGGCTTTAAAGCCAAATCCGGCCTTGTTGATATCAGGTAAATCAACTTTAATTCCCCGGCGTCGTATATTCCCTATTGCTGAAGCAACTTTACCGTAATCTGTTTTTTGTGTCTTCTTCTTTTTGTCTGGGTCAGCAGATTCTTCTTCATTTTCGACTCCTCCGCTGTTCACAGTTAGACAGGCTGTATTCCAGTATAAAGGGTTATATCGATAGTTTAAGTTCAATTCCTGTAGAGCAATGATTGAATATGCCAAAGTATGAAGTAAACTAAAAGAATCTTTTACACCCTCGGTTTCCCGATATTTAAGTAGGGGAATAGACTATATCTTCATCTACGCTTTTTTTGTAGTCTTGCTCATAAACCCATTTATAACCCGCAAACGAATTTCTATTTCCTTTACACACCTGAGAAATTGCACCATTGTCTGTTTTATTCAATACTTTATAAGCATCAGTAATACTACTAAAATAGTTTACAAAGTCTCCTTCTATTGTTAATTGTATTACCCCTCTGGAGTAAAACTTTACGCTCTTCGAGATATTGCTGACTTTTCGTTTGTCATTTGTATATCTCCATTGATAACCACAAGCCTGACTTCCTTCTTTGTTAATCAGTCCATTACAAATTGTTCTTACATCAATGTTAAGTGCTCGTGCTGCTTCGCTTTCTGACTTATATTCAGCAATTTTTTGTCCTGTTAGTGTATATTGAACTATCGGCTTTGGAATATTAGATAGGCTAGTATCAAAACAATGACGCATATTCTCTTTCCCTGTTACCCATTCTAAGTTATTTTTGTCATTATTTTGTTTGTCACCATCTTTATGATTAACTTGTAAATTCTTATTTTCTTCGAGGAAGTACGTTGCAACTAATCTATGTGCATACATATAATATTTCTTACTTTGATGAACAATACAGTATTGAACATATCCACTTTTATTGTTTACTCTCGGCCTTAAAACCCCCTTTGTTTTCCATGATTTTTTTGTTATGTTTCTGCATCTGCCAGTGTTTGATATTTCATAAACTGTTTCTGTCCCATTTATATAAATTCTTTTCCATTCTTCCATCTTTATCACCTCCTTAAGCGTAGATGTGTGGCGCTTCGTAAGTAGGGATTTCACCTACTAACTACTCCCAAATGGGATAGTCGTTACACCTTCCTAGTAACCTAGGCTTGGCACGGTATTGTCATAGGATTCCTCCCTTAGAGTTCCACCGTTAGCATCCTTAGAAGAGGACACACCCTGCTTTTACAGGTTCACCACATACGGGCTATCATTTAACCCAAACTGTCTTTTAAATTGAACATTCCATACATAATTCAAAAGGTTATCTGACGCTCCAATTTCCTTCCCCTTTTTGAAGAATAATTTCTGAACCTCTTTTAATACGTCCTCTTTTTTCTTAGCTATGGATTTTCTTAAATAATTCGACTCCTTAATATCGAACCCGGCTATTTCTCTATCCATTACCATTTGCATGACAACTTCTTGAGTATCAGCAACCCCATAGATATCTTTTAAATGTTTCTCCATTACCTTTATTTCAGCATCAGTTAGCCCGTATTTACGCATTTCTTCATACCAAAGAGACAAATTGTTTTTATATTTCACATATGTCTCTACAGGCTGTTCTTCACCATCTGACATGAGTCTCATTAGAGAGTTTGTAACTGCAGCCTCAAGTAAATTTTTAGGTTTAACTTTTACTACAGATTGATGACCAACCTCCGTAGAAAACTGGAACAAGTCCATTATTTCTCCATTCCCGGCCATTTCCCATAACCTTGCATCTTCATACTCAAGCACATCAGGATGAATGTATTTGCTATACGTATCCTTTAAAGAGCCCTGCCATTGAATTTCTTCGTTTTCGATCAATTGATCAAGAGTTACACGGATCTTATCTAATGCTTCAATCGTAAGAAGGTCGAATTTTACAGATCCCATTGCTTCACTGTCACCCATATTGAATTGGGTAATATAAGCCCCTTTAGGGGTCTTCATCATTGCATTAGACTTTGTATACTTATCATTAAAAATAATTACTCCAGCAGCATGTGATGAGCGTTTATTGGTTAGCCCTTCGATTTTTAGAGCAGTTTCTTTGAGATTGGGATAGCGCTCAACTTCCCTAATGAATTCTTTAATTGGCTTTCTACCTGTTTCCGCGTCTCCATAAAAACAGTGTTTGAGAGGCCAGTTTGATCCCCTTTCAAATGGAATCATTTCACTTAGAAATTGTGATATGTCATTATCAATTCCCAATCCCCTACACGCAGTTTGAAGTGCCGATTTAGATCCTTCAGTCCCAAATGTAGCTATCTGCAGAACACGTTTTTCTCCAAATCTTTCGCGAAGTGCTTTGAGTATCTTTTCTCTTTTTGATCCTTCAGTGTCTATGTCAATATCCGGAAGATCCGGCCTCGATTTGTGGATGTGCCTCCAATGCGGCAAGTCGTATTGCATTGGATTAATTTGTGTATTATCAAGCAAGTAATTGATTAAGAATCCTGCTGCACTTCCTCTTGCGGCTCCAACTAAACTGTCTCCACCACATTCATCATCCCAAATAATATTAATGATTTCCCTTACAGTTACGTAGTAAGATGCCATTGATTGATTTAGCTTTTGACTGATCTCCCATAACTCACCCAATTCAACATTAATTCTGGATAGAATTTCATGAAACTCATCTCTTGCTAGATCGTTTTTTAGCAATTTATTTTCAAACCCGTCTTCAATAAGCTTTAATAAATATCTGTCTTGATCATCCTTTGACTCCGACATTTTTCTTATGTATTCATACTTATCGTAGGCTGGTTTAAACAAATGCCTCAATTTAAATTCTGGCAGTTCCATTTTAGGAATAATGGGTTCATGCTCAATCGTATAATCTTCGATCATTTCGCCGATTAAAAGAGTATTTTGAATTGCTTCTTCAACAATCTCTTTATCGATATAGCTCATTCTTTCATGGATCTCATCTACATTCTGCACAAAACAAGCTTCATAAAATGAGTCGACTTCTCTTTCCCCGTCTTTGGCATTCAAGAATGCTTGGTGTATTGCTCTGTCTTCGGGTCTTAAATAGTGAGCATCAGTGGTTACTATTCTTTTTAAGCCATAGCCATCCGCTATCTGAACCAACTTTTTATTACAATAAATCTGCTCCTCACTCAAAGCAGGTTGCAACTCAATAAAAAATTTATCTTTCCCAAATACATCAATACACCAAGTAATGAACTTATGTATTTTTAATTTGTATTCTTTAATTAGTTCAGGATCACCACCATCGTTCTTTTCAACTTCCATGATCTTCTGTAAGTAAATATTCACTTCTGATCCTAGACATGCCGTGGTTGCAATAATGTGGCCAGGATCTTTCTTGAGAAGATCTTCAACATCTTTTTTCACTGTAGGTACTCTTTCCATAGTTCCAGTGTAGAAAGAATTTTCCCATGCTTTAGATGATAAAACCCTTAGCTGTTCATGTCCTTTTTCATCAACAGCCAACATTAAAAAGTGAGGAAATTTTGTTTTACCAGGCTGGTAGCTGTCTCTTACTTCTTCTAAAGAATCAACCAGATATGCTTCATTGCCAAGAATAAGTTTAAAATCTTGAGGCATTTCCCCCTCTTTTTTCATACTTCTGACAGTTTGAATTGCTTCCAGATGTGCTGACAGAACTTCGTGATCCGTTATAGCTAGTCCTTTATAATTCATTTCTAATGCTGTTTCAAGCAACCCTTTTACTGAATTGGTGGAATCCAGCAGCCTGATGTTACTTTTACACGTATGACAATGACATCCAATCACAGCATTCCCTCCCATTTAAAAAACAAGTACTTTTTTCTTTGCTTTCACCACCTCCATCTCTTCGATTTCGATCTGAGGTGTTTCTTTGCCCTTGTATTCATTTACTTTAGCTTTTCCGATTACAGTAAGAACCAATCGATCTCCTCTATTAACGAGAGATTCATAGAATTCCTCATCACTTTTAAATTTCATATACTCAATTCCGCCAACCTTGAACTTTACAGTGTTCTTTGTTTTTTTCCCAATATGACTGATATCTTCTTTATTTATTTCAATATCAGTAATGGCGAGCAACGGTTCCTCAACTTTGTATCCCCAATAGTCTTGGTAACTATTGATTAGCTTAATAAACCGTTCAGTGAGGTTGTCCGCAGCAATCTCAAAATCAACTTCATACTCATTTTGATTAATCACAATATCTTTCAATTTGTGATTAAGAATTTCATTGACCTGAATTAAATTTTCTGGTGTTATGCTAAATCCAAATGCTTCAGCATGTCCCTCAACAAACTCGAATTTACCTGTTTCCTCTAAGAGTTGCTTGAAATTTTTAACTGCCCCTTTGTCGTATCCCCTTCCTGATCCCCCTAGAGTTCCATCTTCAAGTTCTCTAGCCAATAAAACTGGCCTTTTGTATTCACCTGCTAACTGATTCGCAACAAGCCCTGTTAAATTCTTGTTTAAGATACCTTCAACATAAACTATTAAAATCTTATTTTTTAACAGTCCTTTTTCTTCAATCCGCTCCTCAATTTCCGATACCGCACTGTCAACCAATTTCTTTTGGCGCTGTTTAATATTCCCCAGTACCCTCGCTGTATCCCAATGAATCGAAACCAGCTCCCTCTCATTTTTCCCGCGTTTTTTGTAATATATCTCTTCATTAGATTCAAGCAGCGATCTCATCATCTGATCTTTCTCTTCTTGTGAGCCTATTCGAATGGCTGCATTAATTAACGGGTTGATATAGAACTGTGTGTTCTGTATGTTCTTTTTCCCTTTGGTTGAGTACGCTTGTTTTACGAAGAGCTCTTTAATCAAAGGATTCCTTACCTTTTTGAGACCTTGATTCATATAGTATCGCGTCTCTGGTTCCCTTGAATCTGCCGAATCCGCAATGTTTCCAACAGACACAAGATCTATAAATCGTTTTGCTTCATTTTTCCCGAGTTTATCATCTAGAGCTTGGCAGAGCTTATATGCCATACCCGCGCCAGTCAAAGCTTTATTTTTATACTTCGGTGAGAGCTGATTATTTACCACAATTGCGTTTCTAGACTCCTCATCACATTCGTGGTGATCAATTACTATAACATCAATCCCTTTTTGTCTAAGGACGAAATGCTCTTCAAATTGATTAGAGCCCGCATCGGGAATTAAGACAAGATCAACGCCTTCAGGTATTGTTTCTAGAATTATCCCGTGCTGCTTCCCTTCATGCATTCTCCATTCAATATTGGCCTCAGGGAACACTCTCTTTATGTAGTTAATAATAATAGAGCTTGAAGTAACTCCATCAACGTCACTGTCTACCTGAATAAAAATTCTAGCCTTTTTTCTGAGATGCTTTATTAAACATTCTGCTGCTTCATCAATATTAATAAGGTTAGAATAATGATTTACTGCGTCCTCAGATAAACTTAAAAAACCTTCTATATCTTCAATTCCTCTGTTCTTAAGTATGGTTTTTAGAGGAGAAAAACAAAAATCATTATTGCCAATTAATTTATATTTCAAAAACTATTCACCTTCTCTTGTTCCAATTTCAATTTTATTACTCATCAACTCCTCAAGAACTTCCTTCCCTTTGTCGGCTGGGCTGTCTTTATAATCAAGTAACCCTTTTGTATCCCAGAGAACATATACACGCATAAATGGCGTAAATTTTGCTGCTAATTTCAAAATTTTTTCTTCATAATTTTTTAGCTTTTCTTTGTACTTTTCGTTGCTCTCTCCTTCCTTAATCCCTCTAAATTTATCTAAGGCAATAAACACTTCATCTACATCTAACGAAAGAAGAATGTCTCTATGGAAATTTGAAATATTGTTTGAACAAACAGCGCAGGTAAAATTCAAATCTCCATAAAAATCTTGACATTTTAAAACTGATTTTTCCGATTCGAAAATCATTGCTTTTTTCAAGCGCTTAATTGCTTTTTGTGTTTTATGTAATCCATACAGGTTCATTACTGTTTGATGATTGTACATCGTATTCCCGATGGTTAACGGCATATACTTTCGTCCATTGTCTACGTCTTCTTGGATCATTGAGCGTCTTCTTATGCCAATTAGCCTTCCATAGATATCTCTATGAGGAATTACAATTCCTTCCTCTCGGTTCCGAAAATAGTACCCGATTTCGAAATCTATAATGGTTTCATGACTAATCCCTTCGTTAAGCCATGCCTCATGGGGATGTTTCATAAAAACATCCAGGACAGTTTCGCTGTATGCTGGTAGCCTCGTTTCAATTTTTTTGCGTTTTTTAAACTTGGAAATCCAATCCCAATCGTCAACAATATGTTCATTTTTAGCTGAAGGCGTAAAACCCAGTCCAAAAGTTTTGCCTGACACATTAACCACAAATTCAATCGCTTGTGTAAATGTGAAAGAAATCCCTTGCTGCTTTTTAGCCCTGATTACCAGCTCATAAATATCAAAAGTGTCTCCACATTCTGTATAACAGTGAAACTGCTGTTTTTCATGGTAGTAATAAAGCTTAAAACTCCCCTTTGTCTTATTGTGGCAGACTGTTCTGTAGATTGGATTTCCGCTGCTATCTATTTTATATGTCTCACTGCCAAGTTCTTGCAAAATCTTATGTATGTCTTTAATCGATAAACTTTCTTTTAATTTATCTTTGTCATATCTCAAAGGGCTTTACACCCCACTACCCTGCTTTTATAATTAATTTCTCGATTTGGATTAATTTATTGTCCACATCTGTGACAAAGCAATCTTTTATTCTCATAGTACCCATATCAATATGTGAAAAGACTTTGACTTTATCGTGTTCATTCCCTCTGTTTTTAAACACATGAGTAACGAAGTTAGGCTCCGGATAGAAGCCAGATTCTAAGATGGCGCCAATAGCATCTTTTTCTTTTTTACTTAATGGCAAAACAATCATTGCAGCATCAGTTTTATCGGCAATCGCTTTACTCCCTCTTAAATATGTAGCATCAATTTGAAGCCCTCTTAGCCATGCATCTTTCCAATCACCATTTAACTGTGTTGCGCTCATCATATAGATGTCATACTTGTTGCAAAGTCCCTTAAGCTTATCCGACATAAGCAATAGTATTTGATCTTCTCTTAAATTAATCCCGCTTTTCTTACTCATTTCAGCAAAAATCGTTACAGAGGAATGAATATAATCAAAATAAACGTATTCGACTTCATTTCTGATTACGTTTTTTTCAATTGTTCTCTCTATCTCTTTAATATTGAAATCTGGTAAATGCTCGAACCAAATACGCGACTCTTTTAACACCTCAGCAGCTTTTTTCACACGCGTTTTTTCATCTTCTGTTGTGGTGTTCCTGAGTATTTTTTTTTCTTCAACTCCACTGACATATGCCAAAGCTAAACTTTGCAGTTCTTCAGAAATCATTTCAGTAGAAATAACTACCGACTTTTCTTGAAAATCGTTTTTAACCCATTTATTTTGCTTTAGATCATATAATTCTATTGCGCTAAGCCTGCAAGCATCAGCTACCATATTACGGGTTTTTCCTCCACCAGTCATACTTGACCTTAAATAAAATTTCTTTTTCCTAGAACCACGAAAAATAGATGTTAACATCTCACTGTTCATAGGTACCCCAATGTCCGGTGAATCTTCAAGTCGTTTGAGGAGTTCGTCTACTCCCTCCCCACCTTGAATCCCAATGCTTTCAGGGTTTGTGCTAAACTTCTCTTTAATATCAACAATTTTCATTTCATAGAAGGAAAGAATGTCTTCAATAGATGTTTTGTCGAATTTCTCTTTCATGACTTCTTGTTCTTTGGGATCAATAATTGACTCATCGTATATTTCATCAATATTAAAGCCTAAGCCGACCATCTCTCTCAAAAGGCTAAATTTTTTCAACCTTGTGTAATAATAATCAAAGTTTTCGACTACAGCTAACTTTTGAATTTGCTCGACATACTCATGTCCATTGTTTTCATTAAAAATTTTGTATTGTATATCGTAATCTCTAAGATATCCATCAATTTCAATTTCGTTAATGACTTCTGTTCCTTGATGAAATAAGTTATACATCGCAAAGAAAAGAATTGAGTGAAAACGTTCAGGGAAATCACTTGCTGTAATTTGGTATTTGTTGCTGTCCGATAAAAGCGAAGGTTCCTTTAATATGCTGCCCAACACTTGGATAATTGCTTTTTTATCTTGTAGCAATTGAACTCCCCTTTCTACAAAGTGGATATATCAACAATCTTAATATTTTTTCTGTTTTGTTTTTTTATAATAACAATACTTTCTTTTTGTTTATGTTTTTTTGCTTCTTCAACTGATTCTTCAATCGCCTTTTTCTGAAGATAGTCCGCTTTTGCTTCTTCATAAATGAATGGGACTATTCCCAATCCATCTCCTTCACGGACAGGATTCCCCAGCGTTTCATGAAAATACCTTAAAGTTAATTTTATACCTTTTAATTTGTATTTGTATTCTTCTTGGAATTCTTTAATTTGCTTTAACATCATTCCTGTTGGTGCATCAATCTTATACAGTTCACATATGTATTTAATTAACTCTTTCCGGTGTTCTGCTTCCATCTTCCAGGTATTAAAACAATTCTGGTGATAATATCTTTTTTTATAAGGGATTGCATCATCTTTGTCTAGATAAGTTTCGCAGTATGGACATTTAACTCGACGTGCCATATACCCACCTCTTTAAAGTGATGAGGGAGATAAACTCCCTCGCGCCTTAATTTTCAAGAAGGTCTTTAAGATCGTCTAGAATAACTGACATTACATCTGTCTGTTTTTTCGTACATTCTGTTACCTTTGCCCCTTGACCGAGATGCTTTTCGGTTACCTCATTAACTTCCTCAAGTCTGCCTTCTTCGCTTAGCTTTGTACCAATTTCGATTATCTGCTCCATTAATTGATCATAGTCCAATTTCTCTGATGAGTTCTTTTGCTTTTGTTCTTCATATGTAACGGCTTGAATCCCCTCTGCTTCTTCTTGTCGTTTAATTGCTTCAATAACAGCCTTTTCAAGGTTCTCAGCAGTAAACTCCTCAATGTATGTATCAATATAATCAAAACGGCTTCGAGCAAAGAACTTATTTGTTTCAGCTAACCAAGCGCTAGATTTAATTACCTTATTATCTTCATCTACACCATTTGAGCTAAGGAATAAGACTATATCGCTATTGTCGATTACTGGTGCGAGCACTCGCTTATCCCCTTTTGGAAGGATTTTTCCATCCTTATCTTCAGTTGCGTGAGCAATAAAGACAACAGTGAATCCTACATTTAAGAGTTTGTTAATTTCCTCCCAGATTTCGGTTTCGTACTCTTTCCATAAACCGAATCCATCGTTCCCATCCTTAATTCGATCAACATCATATTGGTCACATACATATCTCGTAGCATATTTTGAGAAAGCGTCAACTTCATCAACAATTATGGTTTGATAAACTTCTTTAGCCTTTTCGGGATTTTTTGTGAGCTGCTTGTTTACTTTTTTGAAATCTCCCCAGCTATTAATCGGCATGAAAGGAACTCCAGCAATTGCATTCAATCCTTTTTCAAATGGAAGATAAAGCGGCTTTTTCATTCTGGTGCTTTGTTTTGTTTTTCCTAAGTTGTTAGATCCGTATATCGTAATAACTTTTCCTTCAAGTCCTTTTGCTACTACAGAAATCTGAGGTTTAAAAATGTCTATCGCCATTAACATTCTCCTTTTAATTATATTTATATTGCTTTCTTAATAGCCATTAATTATTAAAATGGCAAACTATCTTTAGAGATCGATTGAGACGAGCCTGTGACTGCTTTTCCTCCGAATCCAGTTTTCTTCTCATTTTTATTGCTTTTCTTACTGTCATTCTTCATTTCCTCTAGTTTAAGCTCTCTCTCAGTCAATGCTGCTTTAACTGCTGCTTCGTCAAAAGCTGCTTTATCGTCTTCGTCATATGGTTCAAAGCCACCTGTAATTAAGAATTCACGCTTTGTGTTATATGTAATGTTTTCTTTGTCTTTTCCAAATGCTGATTCTTGAACGGTCACTTTCACTTCTTTAAAATTAATGATATCCCCGAATACCTTAACGGTGTTCCCCTTTTCGTAATTCTTTTCTACGTAATCGGAACCCTCTTTTGTTACCGCAAATGTAAAGGGGATAATTTTTCCTCCATATAAAGGAATGTATCCTTCCAATAGAACTCTTCCCGTTTCTTCCCCTTTCACTTTTTCTTCTTTAACCCCTTTTACAAATAATTCAACTTCAAACTTTGCTCTCGGATTGTACTCTTCATCTGATTTTAGGCGGTTAACAAAGTTAGTGGACAATTGCGGGTATGACTTTAAATTGTCTTGGACATAAAATTCATTTAGTCCAATTTTCCCTTGTGTTATTCTAACTTTGTCAGCTTCTTCTTTACCATGAGTAGCTACAGACTTATAGTCATTAATTATTGTTTTATAACCCTTAGCAATCCCGTTTTCTGAGCCGTCTTCTTTTTTATACTTTGACATTCCAGTGACAGTATGTACTTCGTTTGGAGCTGTTTCGATATCTAGTTCAATATTTAGCCCTTCTCCACTTTTCCATTCGTTGTGACGAACTTCTAGAAGCAATCCCTCTAAAACTACTTTGTTTTCTGCTTCACGCAATACTGTTTGATTTTCTGACATTTAACAACACTCCTTTTAGTTCTTTTAATTAGTTTATAATTAATTTAATATACGCAAGACTATTCTAAATCTCATATGTATACTATCTGGCTGCACAATGCTTCCTGTAATACTTTATGTCTTTAATTCCTAAAGCTTTTGATAACTCTATGTATCTCTTCTTTGAAAATCTCGGTCTCTTATGATTTACGATTTTAATCACCTTGCCATTTCTGACAGTAATATGAAGATCATGATACATGTAAACCTTAGATAAGAGCCCGCTACGCAATACCCTCTCTGGAGCCTCAGCTTGTACTAAGTTAACATTCCGAGTGAGCTTTGCTCTTGCCTGATCTTCACTTATGTTTTTGTTCCCCTTGACGCACTCCCTGTAATAATTTAGAGCGTCTTCTGACACCTTCAGCATTTTCATATAATCACCTCTTTCTCATCAATATGTTTTTATTATATGCTTTTAATTTGTTTTTGTCTATTGTTTTTCAAACATTTTTTAAATAAAAGGCTAGTTTTAATAGAATCCTGAATATCTTTAAATTTATTATCGAGGTATTTTCTAATAAGACTTTTGAATCTTTATAAATCTTGAAGCATAATTTATAATTATAAAAAAAGTAAGAAAGGGTATTTCATGGGTATTTTAAAAAAAATCATTATTGGCTTTTTGCTTTGCCATGTAATTTTGTTAACCTTGTTGTACTTCAACCTTTATATTATTGGAGCATTTGATGAATGGAATAATACTTTTATCTATGCAGCAATCATCTTTTCCTACATTCCAGCAATGGCATTAATCGAATATTTTGTACTTAGCTATATGATTCGGCGTTTAAATTTAAATTTTATTATTTTCGTCGTATTGGTTTCTTTTTTAACTGCATTAGTCAACAGCATTTTCGTTTATTTTCAATCTAATGAAATCTATATGGCTAGCATTACTGCTATAAGCACATTAATAATGAGTTCTTTTCTGTCTTTTATGGAAAAAAAAGAAGCGCACTGATATATATTCAGTGCGCTTTAATTTTTTATGGTTTAATATCAATGTTCATTTTAGCTGAAGGCATTGGCGGGAATAGATATTCGAACCCCTTGTTACTTGCCTTAAAAAGTGTAATCATCGCATCAGAATAAGGGATATATGCATACATTTCATGACTCGGTGCCTGGTCTCTTGTCCCACTTACTGTGATGCGGCCGCTCTTATATATAACTACTCCGGCCGTATAATCTATTGCAGGAGTTGTCCAGCCAAAGTCGTTAAAGCCAACTGTAGCAGCATGTTTAATCACAAAGTAATTCATGCTTTTATCTTTTTTCCCTTGGGTGAAAGTAATGTTTTTATCCGTTGGCTTCTGCTGCTTTTTAAAATTGCCATCCTTGTCGTATAACCTAGTATAGTTTACGTCTTTTCTGAAATAAGTACTTGAACCACTGCTGGTAAATCTAGCAACCGCCTCAGTTTGAGTTCGATGTGACCCTCCAGAAAAACTAAAGGATCTATTGTCTCCACCAAATTTATCTCCGCCAATCCAGCCACTAAAAATGGATGCAGCAGGTGCATACTTAGTCGGAATGAATGTGCGATATTTAATACCCATTTGGTTTGGGTGCGGCCCCACTGGTGGCTCCCAAGCTAAACTGTTCAGATTCTCTTTTTGTTCCGGTACTTTAATGGCCTTTATATATTCGTAAGGACGATAATAATAATCTTTGAACTGGTCAAAACTTAACTTTTGATTTCTTTTTTTGAATTCTTCATTTACCTTTTCGATTTCAGCCGGGCTTAACTTTTTCAATACAACAAATTTATAGACATAGGTTTTGCCAGCTTCAACTTCATCATCTACAAAAGTCGTTCCCGCATTATTATCTATTAATTCATCATTTTTATAAACTTCAATCTTCCCATCTAAATCATCTCGGATTTTTCCTCTTAACTTTAAAGTTAATACATTATCATTAATAGTACTATCTATGTGCTCCTCAGCTTTTAACGGGTCAGGCATATCTTCGTCTGAGACTTCTTGTGTTGATATACGTTGCTCAGGTAGGGTCGTTGTATCAACACTAACCATATCTTTTCTTTTCCCATTTTCATACGATACAATATCATATCCCTGTGGACTTCTGGGCTTTAAATTCTTATGTACATACTTAGATTCTGTACCTTTCCATAGCAGCTTCCCATCTGAATACACTTCATACTTATCGCCAGTATCATTCCAATCTAAAGTGATTGTGCTTTCATTTGATATAATCTCTGTTTCCAATTCTCCCCCTTTTGCAAAAGCTGTTTGAGCCGAGAAAACAAGTGCCATAGATGTCAATCCTGCCAGTACCTTTTTATTCAAAAAATCCCCTCCCTTTACATTGCTAGTATAAATTAACATAAAACTTTACCAAAAACAAGTGTATTTCTTGTTTTTTGATTTCCAACCAAATATTACAGATTGTGAAAAAACAAGGATGCCATATTTAAGACATCCTTTTACAATCCTTCTTAAATATTGCTTTCAAAAGCCCTCTTCATACAATGCCTTCTCCAAGCACCTCAGTTCCTCAAGCTCACACTGAACTTTTCCTAATTCACATTTAACTTTTTCGAGGTTGCCATTTTCTAACTGTAGTAAATCTGTCAAACGTCTAATCTTAGCCTCAATTTTTGCCTTTTGAGTGAGTAAGGCGCTTTGCTGCTGCAGTAATTGCCTCCTAACCAAATCAATTGTTTCTTTTGTGCATTGTCCTCCGCATAGTTGCTCAACTGACACATTAAACACTCCCTGTCATTTTAATTAGTATTTTATTCTCGAATTTTCTCTTTTTGTTTTAAAATAATGATCGGCAGCTTCAGTAAAAGTTAATTTTCCCCCTCTCAATTGAAAAAGCTCGCATTTCTCCATATCTCGGAGCTCATCTTTCATCTTTTTGCAATATCTCACAAGTACTTTCCCTCTTGTTGCTGTCTTGTCTTTATGTAGCACATCTGCAGTCTTATATTCTGAATAGAATTCGCATTGCTCACAGGTATTTTTAAATAAACTAAACAAAAAGCCACCTACTTTCAAATAAAAGATTGTTTTTATTCAGAAGTTAAGTAATCATTCCTCGATTGCCCGCTCTGCAACTCATTCCGCCGCTTCCAATGCTTCCCTTGCGTATCTCGCATACTTACAAATCACTAATTCAGGCGCAGTCCTCGCTTTTTCCATTTTCGCGATCTACTCAAGGGCGTTTCTGTACCGTTCTTTCTCCTTTTTTATCCGCCTGATTTCTTGCCGCAGCCATTGACCTTCATCGAAAAGAGCGACATTGATTTCCTCTTGTGTCATCTGCCCCATCATCCCGCCTCCTCTTCTTCTCGATATAAATGACTCTCACGCCTCTTTTCCGCTGTTCTGCGATTTCGATAGAAATACGGAAGTAGTCGGCTGCCTCACCGAACAAGTCCGAAACGGAAGCCGCAGCAACACCAATATAATAAAACACCCAATCCAGCGCAACAAACGCCCACTTAAACGGATAGAGTAGGCGGTGCATCATCCTGTTCCCTCCAATACTTCACTTGGAATCATGTTTCCACACTCTGGGCACTCGTAAATATCCATATGCCATAGTTCTAATTCGCTTTCGCCGCAGCTAGGGCAAATAATATCCTCCGTCATTCCGCCGCCTCCCGTCATCTTGTAACCATTGTTCAATCTGTTTTTCCCTGTATCCGGCCTGCAGCATCCTCTGAACCCGCCTTATTTGTTCACTTTTAATTTGTATAAAAAATTACTTTTATGCGAATTTTTCATGTTTCTTATTAAAATAATCTAAATTGCTAATAAACCCTTGTATCTTGCTGTCCTTAATCTTAACAAATTCAGTGACATACTCATTGAGTTCCTTTAGAGTTCTGCTTGTATACTCATCAGCTTCTTTAACATATTTTTCAAACCAAAATTCCACATTGTCATCAACACTTGTGTTTTTAAACACAAAATATGGATAATGTTTTTCATTAATTGCTAATATATCGTCTGCAATTTCATTAAAACGCTCAAGTATATGTTCATACGTCAAAACTGAAATGCCCTCAGAGTCTTTATGAAATTCTTTATTCATTTGAGCAAAATCTTTAAGAGCTTTTGCTATTTGCTCCTTATCTTTAGTGAAAAATATTTGCTGATTAGTGATTTCCCAACAAATGCGATCTGAAAAATTATCACAACTGTTCATGAGTTGATTTAATTTCTTGTTGAGTTCCTCTCCATCCCATCCAATAATGCTTTTTTTAAAACCAAATGGTGTTTGAATATCATTATGCATATATTTATCAAGTAAAACATCCCATACCACAGGGCTAAACCACCATGAGTTTTTATATTCATTTTTTACAAATCCATTAAACTTCGAATCAATTGTATAAATGCTGCTCTTGCTCATTTTTCTTCCCCTTCCCTTATTCCCTGGATAAATATCGTTTTTATATAAAAATTTCATCAGCTTCTTCATCTTCTTCGCCGTTTATTGTTGAGTCATTGATATTCTCTAAATATGTCTCCCATTCCTTCTGTGGAACCTCTCTTAATACGAAGCATGACTTAGCTTCAACAGTTCCATACTCAGCTTCAATGAAGTCTTCTTCTTTAATTGACACTTCAATCAGTGCTTTGTTATCACGGTTATAATATGACGATTTATCAATTGCTGACTTTTCATTGAAGAATAACTTGCCCTCTCCTGACCATAACGTTATGTCCCCTTTTGCAATAGCCATTTCTCCTACCACATACTCAAAGTCTTCGTCCCAAAAACTTGTCAGTCTTCCATCTCCTCTTTTTCTTACAAATTTGTAAAACCGTTCATTTTTAAAGAAGTCTCCAGCGTCTATCTTGATCTCTTGTACTGGAGCTGCACATGAAATTTTCAAGTATCCGTCATGTCCAATTCTATATTTATCATCATTTATTGTGATTGTTTTAACTGGACTCTTATTGATAGTATCTAAAATATCATCAAGATCTTTGAATTTTAATGAAACAGGCTCTTTAAAATACTCATCATCTAAGTGGATATTTGCGATTTGGTCAATAACTTTTTGCAAATCGAAAGGTTCATCATTTTCTTCTTCGAATAGCTTGTCATAATTTACTCCATACATCCCTCCTATGTGTTCCTTAAGCTCTTCGTATGTATCAATATTTAAATTCATACAAGCAAGAACTACACGGATTAATTCTGATTTAGAAATGGTGTACCCTTTGTCGATGTATTTTTGTATTCTAATAAGTGAAACAATCGGAAAAGCTGTTCCACTATTAAACCTCAGCACACGCTGAGAATTGTGTTTTAAAAAATCGTTATGTAGGTTGAACTCCTCAGTTTTAAAATCAAATGCACCCATGCAAACTGTATAGTCAAAAGTTTCAAAGATCTCTTTTGGATCGGTAAAAAATCTAAAATGGATCATTTGTACTTTTAATTCACCTTTTATAAATAATGCTGCTTTCTTTGTGAGAGATGCTACATAAATGCCATCCTGCCAATATTCACTCAAAAAATCACAGGCCAGTTTGTCACTTCTAAAGTATAGATCAATATCATTAATCGCTTTATTATTGAATAGGCTTGTAATTGCTCCACCAGCAATAATAACTTCATATTTCTTTAAAGATTTCACTAAGTCTTCCCCTAGATAAGCATACAGTTTATTTTTTTCAAATTGATAATTCATTATTATCTCCTTTTAATTTGTTTAAAATTTCTGTTTTAACTAAACCGGACTTTTTCAATTTGTTGCAGCAACTCTCTTTTCGATTTATAATCAAAAGACAACTCATTAATTACAAACGCCAATTGACTAAATGGTTTCCCGATATCTCTACTGAATTTTAATATGGAAAGCTTGCTCATCTAATCCCTCTCCTCAACTTGTTTTTATCCATCACATCAACAACATAAGCTTCAAATTCCTTATCCCAATAAGGCTCTGTTCTTGCTATGTACTTTTTAAAGCAGCCATCTTCCTCAATCATAAATGTCTGGCCGCGTTCTATTTCAGTGAATTTCTTCTTTGTCCAGATCCCCCTAATCAATACTTTCACATCTTTAATCTGCACTGTTGTTTGGTGCATTACATCCCTCCTTTTAATCCATTAAGTACCATCAGCATTTTGCTTTAAATAACATCTCTCCTTAGATAAGATGTTTAAATGGAGGTGGTTTTTTTGTTTATAGCTCCAATGCTGCTTGATTCAGCTAAAGAGCCATTTGATGATGAAAACTATATTACTGAGCTTAAATTTGATGGGATACGGATCATTCTTTCTAATCAAGATGGCAAGATTAAGCTTTACACGCGCCATAATAATGAAGTCACCAATAAATTCCCTGAGCTGCATGATATTGATATTCCCGAAGGGACAGTCTTAGATGGGGAAATTATCGTTACCAATTCTGATGGGTTGCCCGATTTTGAATCTGTTATGGAACGTTTTCAATCAAGCAAATCTTCTCATCAAATTGTTTATTGCGTGTTCGATGTCATAAGATTAAATGAAATATCAATAGCTTCAAATCCACTTTTAAAACGCAAGGAATTCCTTAGATCACTAAATCTTAACCATCCAAATATCTTTGTGATTGAAGGAGTACAAGGCAAAGGAAAAGCCTATTTTGAAATGACTAAAGAAAAGAACCTTGAAGGAATCGTGCTTAAGAAAGCAAACTCCCCTTACGAGATCAACAAGAGATCGGAAAACTGGATCAAGGTTATAAATTATCAGTACACTGACGTGCTCATTACTGGATACACTAAGGAAGATATCAAGTTTCTTCTCAGTTACCCTGACGGTTTATCTGCCGGGTTCATGGAATTTATGCCATTCGATGAACGCAAATACTTCCACTCTATCAAACAAATAGAATATGAAAATGACGATTATGTATTCATTAAGCCTTTATTATGTAATGTGAAGCACCGTTTTAAGACTAAAAATGGCAAACTTCGTATCCCCTCATTTAATTCCTGGAGAGATTAATACTCTCCGTTACATAGCTTCTTCTAAAACAAATTCAAAAATTTTATTCTTCACATACGATTTACCTTCGTATACATCGATAATTCTCCATTTTTTAAACATATCGCAATACCATGTAACTGCATATTTTGCGTGTTTCAATGAACTGAAAGCTTCTGCATCTCCCGGACAGGCCACTTCGATATAGGGGTGTTCTAATGACTCGCTCCCATTATGTTTCAAATAGAATTCCGTTTCGATGTTTTGAATGATAAACACACAATTCCTCCTTCATAATAAAATAACTATTTGATCTTAATTGAATCCCAATCAAATGTTTCTAATATCTTCAATAGTCGTTCCACTTTAGGCGCTCTCCAAGCTGTCATAGCATAAGTATGAGCTTTTGAAGTGTAATGATGCTTATTCGATTTGATGTGACTCTTTGCTTCTTTTTTGGTCAAAAACATTGTATTTGGTTGTATAATGTGAACCTTTCTTTCTGGAATTAACTCTGCTTCTTCATCTATGTATTTTTGAATCCACTCAATAGCTTCGTCATAGTCTTCCCCAATTTCTTTCAGCTCAGTTAGGCATTCTTCAGACAGCTCACTATCTTTTTTTATTTCTTCCAGATAATCATCTAAAACATATGATTCTGCATTATATGGCAGGTATACAGAATAGCGCTCTGCGTTCTCCTCCCGAGCTTCGACCCATTCATAATCACCGACTGTCCAAAATCGTGATGCAGCTTGACCGTCGTTTTCTTGCGTTCTCAATTCTTCTTGCAACTCTTTTAAAAACTGGATATCTCCCACATAATACCTCCCATCTCGTTAAAAACATGCTTTTATCTAAACTCTAATGGTTCATTTAATTCATGTGCTAGTCTGCAGCCAGCAATAAACTGTTTTGTGCACACTATGTATCCACCATCACGTAATATATGACCATGAGGCATTTCTTTTTTCGCTAACTCTTCTACATATGGCAAGATGGCTTCTAGTTCATCCGCAACAATTTTACACATTTCAGGACTAATTTCACCATCACAATCTGAATGACCGAAAAACTCAGTTAGTCCCTTATGCGTTTTTGTGGAATAGCCCTCACCAAAATACCAATGGCCATCCTTTAATTTTTTATCATCATGAGGTGGCCAACTACCTCCAATTGATCTTAATAAAAACCTTCTAAGATTATTAAACGCCGAGTATGCTCCACTGAAGGCGCCATGTGTCACATCTAAACCCATATAATCCTCCTCCCACTCGATAAAGCCATCTTTTCTTTTAATTTGTTTAAAATGACGATTTTAACTTAATCTATCGCTTCATTACTTGTTTTTAAAATTCGTTTTTCCCGATTAAAACATGTGCAAAATCTTCTCCTGGGTAATTGTTTAGAATAAAATCCATACATTCCCATTCAATTCCTTCAAAAAGTGTAGCGTTGTTTCGGGAATCAAAAACTCGATAACCCTTTTCCATATCCTTCATTCTCCTTTCCAGCTCTCGTGCCATTACATAACCTTATATTTTTTAAAAAAGCCTTCCATCATATATAAGACTAACCAAGATAAATCTTTCATGCTTTCAGCATGTCCAACTCTTGAAATCGTGGAAACTTCAATATCGTTAAACTCGATCCCTTTTTCGTCGCATTTTTCAATTAGTTTTTGTGTCTTTCTTTTTAATCGTGCGAACTCTTTTTCTTCCTCCATGCCCTCACCTTCCCAGCTCCGGCCGCTATTTTAATTAGTGATTGGCTCATACACCATATTCATTTCTTGATGTCACTGTTTTGGTCTTCTAAGACAGAGGAAACGCCTCCACCTCGATCAGAGGACCAAAGTTCAAAGGATTTTCCATTGGTTAATTTTACAATGATAGGAAACCAGTCATCAGGTGTTAACTCGCTCTTTTGCATTTTCTCATTTTTTTTCATTACATTATAAACCTCTTCAAATGAATGGGAGGATACATAAGAAGGCTTATTTATAAATGCAGACTCCACGACATCATCAAAAATTTCTTTTGCTTTTTCCGTCAAAATAATTTTATCTTTTGTTAGTTTCAAAAGTTCACCCACTTCTCCTATCTAAATATGGTAACGTTCCTTCATTTCTTCAATTTGGTAGTTGATTTTTAGCAACAAATCCTGTTCGCTTTTAAAGTCATCATCTGTTATGCCTTTACGTTTCATATGTTTTAATAAAGCGTGTTTTAATGTGTGTAGCTGTTTGTATGAAAGTTTTGTTCTAACACCACTCATCTTCCATCTTCATCCCTTTCTTATTACAGTTCAATCCCATAATTCACGCCGAAATCCTCAATGTGCCCCTTCAGGATATCGTCTAATTGATCATAAAAGCTTTGATCATCTTCAATACCGAGAATAATTTTATCTATTTCCGCATCAGATAGAGCCATTTCTTCACCAACACTGTTTTGTAATTGAAATCTCATAAAGATTCTAAATGCTTGCCTTGGATTCATCTCAATCTCCTTGTCCTCGTTTTTTATATTTTTAATTGTCTTTTAGATAATCGCATATTTTGATCTGTGTGGTCTTTTATGTATGAATTCAGGAATATCAATACGCTTATTGACTTTTGATTTAGTTCTTACAAGAACACGGTTTTCAAGAAACTGAACTTCTTCCACTTTCTGACCATGGGACTCAAAATAAAAATCAAAAATCTCTTTAAGGATCTTATCATTAAGATTGTAATTCATCATTGTCCCTCCTCTTGGAATCTATATAGTCTTTCCAGCTGCAATTCTCAAACACTTTTATATCTGCTTCCAAATGCCATTTAAACCATACTAAGTTAAACCATGCTGTTTCAAATATGTATTTGATGTAACCGATACTTTCATCCCCTCTTTGGATAAAATAATCCTTTTATCTTAGCTATTTATCCTTATAATCATCATGAAATTTTCTAAGAAGACTATACGCATATGATAATGATTCAACTACGTTTGTGGCAGGCTTACTGGATAGTCTTAATTCAAATTGTTCAGCTAACCAACCTAATGAATCTATTAGATTCTCTTTTTCTGTTTTTAAATTTTTGTTTTCTTCTTTCAGCCGAATTACTTCGTCAGATAAATTATTATTAATCTCTTCCTGAGATAATGAACCCATTTACATTTTTCCTCCTATAAACAAATCTTTTTTAGCTGATCATCTAGTTTTCTAAATAACTGCTTAACCTTATCAAGCTTTTCATCTTCAAAAATAATGGCATCTTCTTTAAGAACTGCAGCTTTTGATAAAGGAGTGTTTGAATCATGTTGTACACTGTGAGCTATCCCGCCTTTATTTAATACATCGTAATACATACCTATCTTATCTCTATACCAGTAGCTTGCGTCTGAACATTTCATTATCCTTAATTTCATTAACTGTTCACCTCTCATTTCCTTTAAAGCAGTCTTTTTATTGAAAATATTTATCTGATGTGTGGGTTATTTCTTCCCCTCCTAAATAGTTTTTTATTTTATTTAAGCTATAAATGACCTTATCGAATTCATCTCTAATATGCGGTGCATATTCAACTGATGAATCAGACATTCCTAATTCCTTTAGATTTGTGTCCAATTCTTTAAAGTAATCTTGTAACTTTAGGTTCATTGAAAACTCTCCCTATTTGTTGAATTCTTATTTAAAAGTTACACAACCAAAACTAACTTTTCTGAGCTGCGCGTTATTGCTGTATAGAGCCATCTGTGGTGCATGTCCCTGTCTAGGACTTCATCAATGACTACAACCTTTTCCCACTGTGATCCTTGTGATTTGTGACAAGTGATTACATATCCATAATCGAAAGAGTTATAAATTTTATGTTCATGCGGCTGCAGCTTAAATGTATCATCAGTTAACGAGTCATTTGGAATAATAAGTTTTTCAAAATAATCGCCAGTAAAATCTGGTTGAAAATCAATAACGGTCGAATCGTATTTAAGCTTTTCACTAACAGCATCTTCTTGATAAACTTTGCTTACATATCCAGTCATACCATTAACCAGACTTATATCATCAAGATTTTTATTCCAGTCATTCTTTAAACAGATCATCTTATCGCCTTCAAGAGGAAAGTCACTTTCATATCCTAAGAACTTTCTTATCTCAGAATTCAAATGCTTTCTTGTCCTGTTATAACCACAAATAATCTGATCTGCTTTCTCGTAAAAATGCTCTTTCATTGTTTCCCAGGTCGAATGAGTAATCACTACCGCTTCGCCATTTTTCCCATACGTGCCAGGTTCAATTTTTTGTTTAGTTCGCGCAAGCATTGACAGGTATATGATTGGATTTTCTGCAGCTTGTCGGTGAATTTCTGTCAATGTGAAATCAGGGTTATTGAACATCTGAAGAAATTCCTCATTTTTGTTTTGTGAGACTGGCGGCAATTGCCCTGTATCTCCAATAAAAAGAATCTTTACTCCAAAAGACCTCAGATCACTCATAATCTGCCCGTCTACCATTGAGGCCTCATCAACTACAATTAATTTAAGGTGTGACAGCATATCTTTTGATTTTTTCTTTACAGTTAGATCTCCAGTTTTTTTATCCACGTAGGTGTCGTAAATCAAACTGTGTATCGTGCTTGCTTTATACTTTCCTTGAGCTTTCTGTGTTACTACCAGTGCCGCCTTTCCCGTATAACATGCAAATGCTACTTCAGAAAGCTTGATCTTCAACTTATCAATTACGTAATTAACAAGTGTGGTTTTCCCTGTCCCAGCATACCCTGCTAAGAAGTAGGGTGCTTTACCCTCCCCTTTAAACCAATCTTCAATACTTTCTACGGCTTGTTGCTGCATTGTTGACAATGTAATTGAAGTTATAGGTATCCCTCCTTTTAATTTATATAAAATCCATCTTTTATTTACTTTTAATTTGTTTATTTGATCTTTTTCATAACAGCATAATGCTCAAAACGGCTAACATACGTTCGTTTGTACTTTAACCCACTATCGACACAGTTAGTAATAACAGCCTCTTTACATCTTTTTGCAATAGGTTGGATACATTCCCAGCCAGCTGCCTCCTTTTCTCTTATTCTCTTTATTAAACCTACCTTACTGTAGTCTTTTATTTCAATTCTTGTTGGATATGCAGCGATCATGTTACCCCTCTTCCTTTTCTCTAATCAATTCATTTAATATGTATACAATCTCTTGTGCATTCTCAATAACAAAGTGCAAATCACCAATGACCCTTCTGTAATCACTCTGCTTCAAATTTTTTGAGGCTCTTGTGTGTGAATCAAGTATCTTACCCATTTTTTTAAAAACAAGTTCTAATTCAATCACTCCTTTTAATTTGTATTTAAATTGTATAACGCAGGAAAAGTTTAGTCAATAGGGATTTTCAAAAAGTAATAAAATTTGATTACTTTTTAACCCTATTGACTGAGACCCCGGTGGCATCATCTCACTTTGAATAGAAACTCATTGATTTCATCCCTCAATTCCACAATATCCTCAATTGGCATAATTAATTTTAAATTGTTGTTACTTGTATCACTTAGAATCATAACGGCCGAGAACTGATTTGATGAAAGACTTTTGCTTTTTAATTTGATGTCTACGCTCTCTAGAGCAACATTTATTGAGATATCCATACTTTTTCCCTTTTATTTAGCCATAGCTAAGGCCAGTGGTTGGCCACATTCATCTTCTTCAGTATTCTCAATTTCATATTCCAAGTTACAGATCTCAAACTCCTCAGTTTCTCCGTCGACTTTCACAAAAACAACCTTATATGCCTCCATAAGTTTTTCAAGAATAAACTCCGCTTTATTTTTTGAATACTCAGTTGAACTTGCTGCGTTTTCAATGACTGTATCAATTTGCAAAGAACAATTGTTTAAATACTTTTGTTTTTTCATTCTCATTTCCCCTATATCCTATAATGAATTTAAATAAGAACGTGTGTTCTGTTTTTGTTCGTGAGTTTATTATACCTCTTTTTTCTAAGCATATCCAGAGATATTTTTATGCTCTAGATATCCCTAGTCAGAGGTTGTTCAATAATAGCTCACTTACAAAAAGGACTTTAGACTTATTCGTTTCAATTGACTTCCGTTAACATATGCCTATATTACTACATATTATTTATCATGAGAATAGCTACTTTTGTCTTATCATGTCGAACAAACACGTATAATCCGATTTTTCCGATAATTTTTGTGTTTATTTTATTAAAAATGAAGATTTTTATTTCAGTAAAAAAAGCGCCCGATTCCGGACGCTGCTTTAACGCATTCTAATAGTACCCTCAATCCCAAGCTCTTTCGCATAATATTTTTTAATCTCTTCTTCATTCATATATTCTTTAACCTTGTAAACCTTTTTATGAATGTCTTCATATCTTTCGCTTCTCTTTTGAATTATATTAATATAATCTTCTGTTTCTAATTTCCCTTTTTCTTTATACACTTTAAATCCTTCATATAAAACACCAGACCTATTTATTCTCGTTGGGTTAACATATGGATAATCAAAAAACTCTGGTGAGAAAATATATCTCATCGTGTTAATTATGACAAAAAACGAAGATCTTTCTTGATCTTTATCTGAATTGGTTCTTCGGTTTCTAATAACAAAATTATTATCAGATAATATTGTTTCTTTATTAAACGCTTCAGAATATCCATTTTTCTTTTGATACACTGGTTCATTTGCAGCTTCAAGACAAATTTTAAGACATTCATCACTCACTTTGATATCTCTCTGCCCATGCTTATCATCAGTTACGGTTAAAATGTTGTCATTCTGTAAGGCTTTTTCAATATCTGATTTTTCAAGATTTAATATTTCACTGCATTTGAAACCTTGAACCCCTTCAAATAGCAGAATTAACATAGCTCTGTCTCTGGGATTCACTAAGGTATCTAAAATTTCTTTGAGCTCATTTAAAGTAATATAGAGCTTCTTCCCTTCATCAACGCAGTTCTTAACATCATCAATAGTTAAGTCTCTAGACAAATTTGTAGTACCTCTAGTGATATTTTGATAAATTGCCCAATCAATATACCTTGTGATGTGAGACCAGCAACTCATTATAGAAGAAAGTGTGGATCTATTCAACAGAGTTAAGAACTCAAGAATCTCTTTAGAATTAAAATCATAAATATCTTTTTTCAAATATTCTTCAAGTTCTGCACCTTTTCGGAATATTGATAATAACTGGGGCTGCTCTTCCTTTTTGACTTGTTCTATAAACTTTTTCTTTACCGTATCATTATACAGTTCCATTATTTACACCTCTGTTGTCAACCGACTAAAAAATTCGAACGTATCTTTAATTGCATTATTATTTAGTTTTGTATCCTCGCTTACTAATTTAAGCTTTCGCCACAGTTTGTTATCCAAGGAAAAATCTAAGTTAGATAGCACATCCTCCACATCATCTGCAGATTTTGATTCTAACTTCATTTTAATCCCCAATGCTAAAACTCCTAAAATGACTGGAGAAGTTGTTATAGCACTTTTACTTTCCCCAAAGGAATGGTTTGTAAAATCATCTATATACGAATTAAAAACCGTATTAAATACGTCCGTCAAATACATGCCAAGCTTTCTTGCTTCGGCTAAATTTTCAACTGTATAGTCAAATGTATTCAAAGCCCTTTTTAGTCCTTTGAGACATCTTTCGAAAGTGGTGATATAAGGCTCTCCCTTGCGTATGCTGTCCTCATTCACTTTAATTAATTCTCCGATGTCACTGTTGTCTTTAATAAAGTTAATGACAACAGAAAGATAATCGTTCTCACTCATTTCCGCGATCTTTGATTTGGCCACCGGGTTAATGGTATTTTGTTGTCCGAAGTGTTTTCTTGCTTTTTTCATTGTGTAGTTATACAAATCAACTTTCAAATAAAAATCTTTGATATTTGGATTTCTTCTGAAAGCTCTACTTATACCAGTCAGTCTGTGCCAACCATCAATTACGTCCAAACGAGTGCCTTTAGTAACAGTTATTTTTCTTTCTTCCTCATCGAATAAAAGCTCGATTCCTTCTTCTGAGCTCCCTAATAGTGCGTTAAATGTCAATACTGACTTTATCAAGTCGTTCTTTTCTGTTAATTGCGCTATAGCTTCGACTGAAGACTCAACCAACTCAGGAACGGGTATTTCATCATCTACTTCTTTTAAATGAATTGTCCTGTCAGTTCGTTGAGCCTTTGGATTGTAGCGAAGCAATTGTGATTCATAAAGCTTAAATAATTCGCTCGCTTTCACCTTAAAGAAATAATTGTCTGAAGCAATCTTTGTAACATCTGTAAATGTGTACGGGAACGATACTTCATCCGTTTTGTAGCCTTCCCAGTTAAGTTCTATATCCTTTATTCTGTTCGGTGGGAAATAGTTTTCAGGAGAAATTCTTTCCTCTTTAGTGATCCTGTGTAGGTTTTTCGCGAGAAAATATTTTTCTCCAGTCGTTAATCTTGCATGTGGACTGCTAAGCTTATTGAAAAGTTCTTGCGCTTTCCCTGGAGGAAATTTGTCCTTCATCATAGCTTGTCTATATGCTGTCATTAATTTATTATCATGTTGTATTTTTAATTTAGTCTCAATTAATTCTTCCATCAACTTTTTATCTGCTTCCATATCAAAAATCACAGGAGATTCCATGATATCACCTCACCTAATACTATGTTAAATGTAGCAGATCACCTCACTTTAATCAAGGTTATAGGAATTAACGATTGAAAAACTGTAAAGCCTTTCTTAATGTTTGTTTATCACATTGTTCAAAAAAATCTAAGAACTCTTCTTTAGTAACTTGCTGTAGAATAGATATGTCTAATTCTTCATCCATTATTATCCCCGCCGTTTGGGAGATGTCTGTTTCGCTGTTCAAGTATCTCAAGGTTGTATCAAAGTTACTATGATTACCTTGTTTCATGGCTGCTCTATAATCATTTCCTGTGGCTTCGAATACTTCCGTTATCCCTACTCCTTTAAATGAGTGAGGAGATATCCCGCTTTCTTCTGGAATGCCCAGACTTTTTAATGAGCGTTTGAGAGAAGCTCTAAATGCATCTTCAGTAAGTCCCTCGAATACCCTATCTGTGTCTTTTGTGTTATCACTTCTTAATTCAAGCAACTGGTCATAAAACACTCTGTGAATTCCTGTAGTGCACAGCTTTGCCCCTTTATCAATGACAGTGACTCTAAACCAATCTGGGTTCTCATTAGATACTTCAATATCACACCATCTAACGTCAAGAGCCGCGGATATTCTAAAAGAACTTCTCAAAAGGAAGTACCCAAATAATTTTTTCAGAAGTGGTTTCTGTTTTTCATAAATGAACATGTTGTCACAAATCATTTCTGCTTGGATCTGTGAAGTATTGGCTCTTGTCCTTCTTATTTCTTTGCTCCTTTTAACGTTATAAAAAGGATCATCTTCAACATAGTCAGGATAAAGCCTTTTCAGTTCACCATGTAATGATTTAAGTGCTGCGATCTTTCGATTGATAGTTGTGTTAGCTGCACCTTTGTTATGCTCAAGATAATGTTTAAATGCCAAAACATCTGACCTTTTAAAAGACAGATGTTCTTCTTTTAAAAATTCAATTTCAGTCTTACAGTAAAACCAAAAAAACTGCTTAATGTCGCTTAAATAGTTAACTGCTGTATTAGAGTGCAATCCGTATTTCGATTTTTTCTTCTTGTTTTTGTTATACCCCTTAATGTTTCCAGCTGAGCTATCTGTGTCTTTTTCCTTTAGAAAAGCTAAAATATCATCGAACACCCTGTATTTTCTTATCGATTGAACTACAGCCCCCAACTGTTTTCCCTCCTTGGTTTATATTATGAATTATGTATTTATACACTTTTAATTCGTTTATTGTTATCAGAAATAAATATACTAAATTCGTTTTTTGCTTCTTCTCTAATATTAATTAGTATCTCTAAGGCAGCCATATTCATTTCTTTCTTCTCAAACAGATCACTGCAGGTAATTTTAATTAATTTTATTGAATCATTGATCTGTTTAAAAAATTCATCTATTTGCAATTTAGCATAATAAAGATCAACAGCGCTATTTGAATGAATGATTTGTTCTCTAATATGTAACTTACCTTTTTGAAATGTGTCAATCGCGTCAATTATATAATCATCTTCTATTTTTAATTTGTTTTCAAGAATTTTCATTATTTATTCTCCTAATTGTGCACTTAGTAGCGCCATATATCCTTTTGTAAGCTCTCTTCTAATTTTCTCTTTCTTTTCACGCATAACTTGTTTTTGTTTATTTTCAATGGCGAAAATCCACTCTTCCCCATACTTCTTCATTTTACTTTCATAAGCCAACTTGAAATACTCAACATTACTTTCGCTTTGTTTGCCGCACGGAATCATAGGTTAACTCCTTTCTACTAAACTAATTAATAATGTTATATTCTCATTTTAATTGATGTCATGTGCTTTGTAAACCCTTTTAGTTTATTTTTCCACGACAAATAACACATTCTTTATTATTTTTTTGAATGTGTTAACTGAACTATGAAAATTTACTGAAAAGAATAATTGCAATTTTGATAAAAAACTCTTTAAAATGGAAAAGACGCTTAACTCAAAAGAGTCAAACGTCTAATTATGTAGTGAAACTAAACTTTTAATTGTTATGTATTACGCCCCTACAGTAAAACCTGCAACAGAGAATCCACTGTTAACTTGAGCTGCAGCAATACCGACAGCTAAAAGAGAAACGGATACAACAATTCCAACGAACAACTTTTTCATATTCTTCACCTCCTTTCAATGCAGTCTAGAATCAAATTGATATTATCTCTAAAATTTGTTTTTCAACACCTAACTTTTCGAGTTCAATTATTGGAAGGGTGCAGGAAAACTTATCACCACTTAATTTAAAATATTTGACTGATTCTAAAAATATTCGCGAGAGCTTTCCAAAAGTCCCTTTAAATAATAATGTAATCCCAGATCGTTATCATCGTGCTCCATGAAATCTAACTGGTCAAGCATTTTTTTGGCCTGTTGCTTAGAACCTTTTCTTATAAGATAATGAACAACTTCTTGCCTGTCCATTATTTCATTAGATTGTATATTCAAATATTGATTCTCTTTCCCCCATAGATTTTCTAGGAAACAAAGATTTCTAATCGCATGTTGCTCATAAATTTTGTTTCCTTTGCCAACTTCTAAACCTTTCAAAAAACTGCTTTTTGATTTCTCGTAATCATCTAACATTAAAGAACTTCCATACGTGAGGTATGAGAAAAAAATGATCCTCTTCACATTTGAATTCTCTATCCCATGTCTTGCGTATTCTTGTGCTTTCTCAATCTCATTGTTTCCAAAGAAGCAGTTTGCCAGTAATAGCATATAGCGACTCTTAAACGAATGATAAACATAATTTTGATTACTGATTGTGTCAATCAAGACACTATCACTCATATCTTTTAATCTACCAAATTGCTTTAAAGGTAGTATGGCATACATGGGGATAATCCTAGAGTAAACCTTCATTTCAGATGATTTGGGGTGTATTTCAGCCAACAGCCTAATGCACTCTTCAATACCAATGTTGCCTTTGTCTAGCTCTCTTTGGGCTGCATAGACTTTTCCCCATTCTTTACTAACTGAATTCTTTGCAGACACCATTTTCTTAATATGTTTATCTAGAGTGTCATATAGCTGATTTACACTAAGGTATTCTAAGCCTTGCCTTGCTGCAGATTTATTTATGTCTAATGTCAATATGTATTCACTCATTAAATCAAACTCATATTCCGGGGAAATCTTCTGAATCACGTCAATGATACCTTGAATATTATCCATTTCTTTCTTTTCATTGTAAATGAAATGATGAAAGCCTGACGAGTTAGAGTATCCTGCTATTCGTGCAAGCTCCTTTTCGAGTCCGCGTTCTTCTTCACATTTATTCTTTAAAAAATTTTTCAACTCCAATTCTTTCACCACGTTTCCCCTTAGAATATATGTTTATAATAGCATTCTAAATCAAAACGGTCAATATATTTCTTTTAATTAGTTTTAATAAAATTCGTATTTTATTAAAGAATAAGCGTTACATAGTTCTTTTCACTATAACTGATGATTGAAGAAAAGAAGCCCTAAAAAACAAAGGCTTCTTTTCTTCAATCAATATTTTCTTAATGGGATCTTTCCAATAAAGTTTTTCAATGAAATTTTATAATGGTGCTCAATGTCTCGTCCAAGTCTTTCATGAAGCATTTCCATTTGTTCAATAATGTAATTAAGGCCAAATACATTATATAATTGTTGAGTTTCCCAAATAGTCGTTAGTCGAGCCTTATTGTCAAATGGTATCAATGAAATAATGGGCTCGTCCTCCTCATACTCCATGGTGTAATATCTATACTCTACAACTTTGTTTTTTTTCTTGATCTTTTTAATCCACTCATTCAAAGAAGCGTAAAACTCTAGTAGGGCAATATTTTCTTCGAAATACACAATTCCATTTATTTTTATTTTAAATTCCCCCTCAACTCTCATCGCTGCTGAAGGGTCTTTTTTCATTTTTTTTGGGATATCTGCTTCTTCGGATGTGAACTTATAAATAAATTCTACTTGATTGGATACGCCGTCCATATCTTACCATCCCATCCTATTACTATTTTTATTTTTGTCTCACCTTTTGTTCCGATTTTCTTTTTTAAATTTGCAGTGATGACAAATGATAATTTTTTATTATCATTTATAGTAAAGGAAAGATTCTTGGATTGTAAAGCCTCCTTTATCCATTTATTCACTGTGCTTTTACTTGTAGTATTAAATTTTCTGTATCTACCTCCGGCATTACTGAGATGTTTATTGCTAACAGAAAACTTTGAAACTTTTTTTATAGCCTGCTTAATTGCTGTTTTTTTAAATGTTTTTATAATAAGTTTTTTCCCGTATTTTTTAATAGCCCACTTTATACCAAACTTAGCAACAACTCCAACTATTATTGCAGGGACGATGGAAGCTTGAGCTTCTAAGGTGCTAATTTTATAATGTTCGCCCGTTTTTTGATCCACAAACGTAGCTTTAAAATCAGTCCCCTCAATCTCTTCAATCAATACATTGTAATGGTTAATTTCTTTTTCACCGTTTTCTAATTCTCTAATACCAGTAACTGTGATTTCACCGGTTTCCTGATTAATATTCATATCAGTTTGAATATTAGCATTCTCAGCTTCAAGCTTAGTAGTAACATTCACTTCATCTGAATTTTCTTCAACAGCCATCTCAATATCTTTTTCAAGAGCAACCCCAAACTCTTTTTCAACATTTACTTCATACGCTTTATTTGTATTTTCTTCAATACCTACAGTTTTGGTATCGTTCTCAATTTTATTTTCAATTGTTTCTGCGCTTGCAAACCCAGGTAAAACCCCAGATAAAACTAACGTAAATATAAGAATTCTTATTAAAGTCTTTTTCACACTACTTCTCTCCTTTGTTACAAATAATCATTCCATGACCAAACTCTTTGTCATACCCGGAACTACCTAAATCAACCGCATACTTCTTGAGTGTTTGATGAAAATTTTCTTTAGATATTTTCTTTTTTGAAATTAAACAGCCAATAGCACCAGTTGCAAACGCAGTTGCAAAGGATGTGCCTCCTACCTTTATATAACTTCCGTCTTTATTTATTGATTTTATATTTACTCCTGGAGCTGAAAAATCAATTTTGCCTTTTGCTGATACCGGATCAATTTTCAATTTTTCATCAAAAGAGGAAATAGATAAGACTCCTCTATATTTCGCTGGGTATTCAACAGTAAGGCCTAAAGTATTTCCAGAGGCAGCAGTAATAATTATGTTGTTATGTAAAGCATTGTTAATAGCATTACGCAAGTCATCGTAGTCTTTTTCAAATCCAAAGCTTATATTAATAATGTCTATTTTTTGTTCAATACACCAATTGATTCCCCTAACAACATCCTTAACTTTGCCTTTGCCACTACTATCTAGTACTTTAACATCATATAAAGTAGCATTCTGTGAAATCCCTTTTATCTCTTCACCGCCTGCAGCTATTATTCCAGCAATTGCTGTACCGTGACCATACTCATCTTTAACGGATTTACTAGGGGCAATAGCATTGTATTCATAAAAGGTTATATTATTAAACTCTTTATGTGACTTATTAATGCCACTATCAAGAATAGCTATTTTGACAGGCTCTGTATCATTATTGCGCGCTTCTTGGCCAATAATTTCATACCCCCACATCAGGTCTTCTTTCTTATTTGTACTAGATGTAGCACTCCTATCTTTAGAAATATCACCAATACACATCAAATATAAGCCAACTGCAAAAATCACAAATAAGCAAGAAACAAATAGAAACACAATCTTCGATCTTTTCATTCAGGCTTCCTTCTCACAAACAATATTTAAAAATTCAAATAAATAACCTCATTCCCCCCCTTCTCACTAAAACATAAGATTATATTAACCTATAGTATAATGTATGTAAACACCTTTTGTTACAATATAATCATTTTTATCAATGCATTTCCATTCATGTATAAAAGGAACAATTTTATTGTTAAGTCTACCTCTCTCCTATTACGTTATTAAGATGCTCTTTTAGGAACATCTCAAACTCATCATCCCTAATAAAGACTTCTTTCTCTACATATCCAGTCTGCCGCATAATGTAGTCACTTTTCAAAGTCTCAATGAGTTGCAAAAAGCTTTTGTCGTGCTGCTGCTCCCATATTTGAGTAATCACCCCTGCAATTCTGTTAATTCGCTCATCGTCTCTCATGAAACACCTCCAAATGACTTTAAAACAATTATTTTATTTAAACTTTAGTTTCTTTGTTCAAAAATTTCTTTGCGGAATTCAAAATAAATTCAAATTCTGAATGTGGGTCTTGTAAATTAGTTAAAATTCGCTTTTCATCAATTCCAAGCTCTTTCAGTATTATTATTGCAAGAATTAATGTTAACCTGAATGATGCATAGTATTTTTCATGAGGGTCATGCAATATCTGCATTTTTTGAGACTGATCATAATGTGTTAAATAGTTTCGTGTTTCGACTACTTGTTGGATAAACCTAGTCTTATTCCTGCTGTTTCCAATAATATATCTATTCGTTTCTTCTAATAATTCTTTCAATAAACTTCTCAATCGTTTGCCTAAATTATATTCGTTCCCATGTTTGAATTTATCTAAGAATAACTTTTTAGCTTCTACATTTTCAATATTTACTTCAATGAACTCTCTGATTTTATCTACATTTTCAGTGTAAACCTGTTCGTTAATCTGAGTGTCTTCCCGGAACCTTCTATGAAATATCTCTAAAGCTTGAACAGCTTTAATGAACTTAGACTCAATATATTCATCTTTAAAGCTACTTAGGTATAAACTGATAATAGTATTTAAGCTTTCCTTTTTCTCAAACCATTTATTAAGAATATTCTCGAACTGTCCTTGAATTTCATTGTATTTAAAGAAAAATCTTTTTTTAAGATTGCTACTACCTATACTTGTATTATCCGGGATTGTAAAATATTTAAAAGTATAAGGGAAAGATTCACCACTTTTTATTAATTTTATATTTATATTTGAGAGTGGCTGATGAAGTATGAGATTTAAAAATTGAACAATTGATTGAATTTTATCTAAAAACCAATTGAGATCCTTTTCTGTAATAGGTCTAATTCTAAAGCTCGACGTATGAGAAAGTGAAACTTGATCACTGTACTTGTAATTTCGTTTAGTATTTAAAGTGTGAATTTCAGATATAGACGCATCAATACAAGGAATATTATATTTATAGACAGTTGGAGTATAATATTCAACTGATTTTTTTTCTCTTTCATCAGACTCTTTGAATCCTCGTTTACCTATCCATCTCGTCAATTCATCAGTGAGTAATTCTGCATAATCAAAGTGTTGTGGAAACTCTTCTATATAATTTCCTGCAATAAAGCTTTTAATTCTATAAATTTCTGTAGGAATTCCCGGAATATTCGTTTCGACTTTTACTCTTCCTAGAACATCAACTTTAAACTTTTCACCTTTAACAGACAAGCCATAAATTGTTTCCGGTATTTTATTTTCGGAACCGAAAAAATCATCATCCCCTATTACACCTATTAATTCTAAAGTGATGTTTCTAGGTGAATATTTTAGAGTCCCTGTTAATTTCTCAGGGTACTCATCTGTCCACCATAATCCCATAACTTCAAAAGTGTCTAAAGACTCACATTTCAGTGTTTTTACCATATTGCTTCCCCTTTTGCATTATGCCTTGTTTAAAACTTAATAAAACGATGTTTTTATTCATTTTCATTGTATTCAAGATATAAGTTAAGCCATTCTTCTTCCTCTGGGAATGGCTCCTTATTTGTACGATACCATCCATTAAAGTATGCTACCAAATGCATCATTATCTCTTCTGCTCGTCCTTTAGAATCCATTCCTAATTGAGTAAAACCACTTTTGCTGCTTAATGGATCTTTATCTCCTGGTTTATCAAACTGAACAAGAGCTATATAATATCTTCTGAGTCTGTGCCAAAAGGTAATGCTTCCCCCGAAATGGTCTCCAAAATGCATTACATCTATTTTCGGCTTAAAGCCTCTTAATTTTAAATAATCAGCGATCACTTTAGCACCAAATTCTTGATCTATTTGCCCTCTTTCTTTGAGTACCAAAATTAACCCCTTTCTACGTAAAATGATTATTTTATCTGATTACCATTATACAACAAAGTAAAGAATTATTGGCCGAAATGTGCAAGAGATAATATAAGCGCAGTCAACCCCAAACACATAACACCAATAAAGATTAAACTGTTTCTCCAATTTTCAATAATCAACTCAATCACTACTCGTTCACACTTTTAATTTGTTTTAATTTGATTAAATTGGCCGTAATTACTGTCAGCGGCTGTTATGTCATTATCAATATTTTATTTATTCTTTTAATTAGTATTTAAAACGATAATGCTTTATTTTTCATCGATGTAGTTGTACCAAGAATATCCGAAAGGATCATAGCCGTTAGCATTTAATTTTACGCCAGCTTTTTCAAAATCATCCAATGTCCAATTTAACAAGTTATTCAATTCATCAAGCGTGTCTCCATTATAATCACCACCAAAACGCAGTTCATTGATTAGCTTTACATTGTTCGCATTTTTGATAATTATTGCTGTTTCAGTTTGAAAAACTCGCCCAACACCACTTTCAATATCTTCTTCCTCAAGCTCATAACCTGCAACGTTTAGAAAAACTACAGCATTTTCATCTTCATGCAATTCAAAAAAGTAGCTAAAAACATTGTTGTTTAATTTGTTGGCTTCCATCAAGCCTTCAATGTCTTCAATCCTTTTACTACTGCTAAATTCATTCCATTCGATATCAATTTTAACTTTAGGTAGTTTCATTTAGTCTCCCCATTTCTTTAAAATAGATCTGTATTTGAGTATCAAAGTTTGTTATTCTTATAAAGCTGACTTTATTTTATGAAGGTGATTTCATGGAGAAAGAGTTTGAAACAAAAGGGTTTGACACATCCACTGTGTACGATTATAAAGAGTATCCTGATGTACATTACGGCCGCTGCGACAATTGCGACTATACACTTTTCAAGAGCTCGGTTAAAGACGGTATATTCCTTCGTGAATGTCGCCGCTGCGGGATGCTGAAGAGCATTTAATTAATGCTCTTCAGCTTGTGTATTTGTTAATAAGCTTTCTAATTTCCCAAAATCCGTATGCCAATACGATATTTTCGCACCCTTTATTAATTCTATTTCTAACTTATTATTAGGGTCTTCAAATTTATGATGGTGAGTTACAAGGCTCGCTCGGTATATCTGGTAAGACTGCCACGGTACTGCCGGAGATATTTTGGCAAACTTTTTACGCAACTCCTCGCAGTAACCTTTTGGTTCTATTTTTTTTACGGGGAAAACATAATTTTTATATAAATCTGCGTTTTTAGAGTTGTATTCCTTAAATTTGGTTGAGAAATAACAAATCCCGTCAAAGTTGCTTGAGAGACGTACCCATTGTAATAATAGTTGTGGAATTATATATTCAACTTTGAAGACATCATTTGGATTTTTAACACGTATTGAACAAGCAGCGAGTAAAACCCAAAGTGCTAAATACTTTTTTAGCTCATAACTTACTATCCCCTGGTCAATAAGCATCCAAAAAGTTTCTCTAACATTATCAACTATAGTTTTAGGAGGGAGCGATATGTCTAAAAAACTTAATTTTTCATTTGGAATAAAGAGTGAGGTTTGAACTTTATTTAAATCTGGCCTTCCCAACTCTTCCCAGCAGACAAGTGTAGAACTTCCTAAGTAAAGACAAGGGAAACCAGGAATACTATAACGATTTGTTTGAATTATGCCGCGTTTTTCGAAAGGTATGTGAAACATGTCATCAATAGTGTAAGCTTCGTTATTCCCAATTCTCATTCTATACAAATACCTAAGCGGAGTATCAAAATCCGATCTTAATTTATCAAGTGTGTCTTCTTTGTTTAATAGTTCCATTCCTTGATCTAGTTTCTTGAAAGCTAACGCTGGCTGTCCATCCAAATATTTTTGAATGGCATTTAAAATAAACTCCTTAAATTCCCTTAAAAATTGAACGTCTTTTTTTTCGAGATATTTATTTTCTGGCAACTCATCGAGTTCTTTTATAAACGTCTCAAAAAAATCGCAGACAAAACTTTCAAAATCCTCTTCTGCTCTCTCGATAGGAAGGTCGCCTTTCTCTCTAATTAATTTTAGAATTGGAACAATTTCAGCCCATTCTATTAAATGATTAATTCTAACCTCTGAATTGAAAAAGTCCCTATTTATCTTTATTTCTTCACTTTGTTGCACACTAATATTTTTATCAAATTTAGGTTTTATCTCCATTGATTTATACAGATCAAAAGCAATATTTTTAATCTTATCATCCACACACTGTTTTTCATCTAAAATTGCTTTTAGGTGACCCTTCCTTCTATATAGTTCATCTGTTTTCATCTACTCACCTCGTTATCTATATCTATTATTGAGCAGCCCACATACGTTCAAACTTGTTTCTATAGGTTTCCTGTTTCAATTAAATACAGCGCCTTCAATTAAAATTGTCATTTTATCGCAATCATTATTTCAAATGATATCCTTAATTTCATCAACAGATAAGCGAATAAATCCTTCATCACTGGTGCATAAATCATAGCGTACAGTTTCACTCGGTTCAGGATCATTCAATAGCTCTCGAACATGATTTCGCTTTCCATAAAAATCGTAGTTTTATTTTATTGCAGAAAGTTCTATTCGAGGATTAGATAGCTGCCTTTCGATTTTGACTATAGCTTTTGTCATTTCGATTATAACTACTGAATTTTCTTCGGTAACAGTTGGCTCTTTAATGCTACCGTGTCCAGCAAGGGGTTCTTTATTTCTTCTTTTGTATATCTCCTCAATATATTCCAGAATTTGTTTGGGTATTCTAGAATGTTTCTTATATAAGTCAAAAAAGCTCCTCAAAGTTTGATCTTGTATCTTATCGTTACTTTTTAGGATATCCTTTGCCAAAGTTTCATAAATATTAGCAGCAGCCTGTAACACCCCTGAATAATGTTTATTTTCATGCAAGAGTTTCATTCTCTCAATTTCTTTTCTAATGTTAGGGTGCTCTTCATCGGATAATTCATCTAACTCTTCGATAGGCTTTATTATCAGTTTACCTTTATCAAATTTAAAAGATAGATTTCCGTCTTTAAGTATTTCATTTACTTCATTTTCATTTAATAAATTAACACTAATATAGTCACTTATGATCTCTACAAACTTAACGGTATTAGGTCTAAACATAATCAATTCAATTTCACTAGAATGCCACGCATATTCAATCATAAGATAGTCTCCCTCAGGCCCAGCTTCTAAAAGATATTTTTGCCTGCCAATTACGGAGTTTGCAATGTTAATAAACCTATTTTGCTGATAAATTGTAAATATTTCATTCTCGTGCTGACATTTTACTCTGATTAAGCGAGTGAATTTCAACCTTGTGTCATATGGGATATATTCTTTTTCCAATTCTTTTTTATTGCTTTTATCTAGCTCCAGCATTAACACAACTCCTTAAAAGACTGGTTTTATTCAATCTCTTCGCAATAATCTTTAGCGTATTCAGAATCAGTATCGCATACAGCCTTATCACCTTTCATCAAGGTCAATTCCCCTTGCCAAGGCTTTACGGTTAATACATCCCCCACTGCGGCACCTGTTTCCTTCCGCAATATCCTTGATCACTCTATATTTCTGCTCCATAAATACTCCCCCGCTTCCTTCTTCTAAAAATATTTCTTTCCTTTGTTGCTTTCCTTGATCTTATGTAGCAGCTCATTCATTTCTTTAGCATCGTCTTCAGGAAGCAAATCAGACTTTAAAAGAAATTCGTTTGCTTCCCCAACCACATGCGCGGTCATTTCCATACAATCTAAATGGATCTTGGATAATTCGCGGAGCTCTTCTTTTGTAATTGATCCATCATGAAGTTTAAACAGCAACTCTTTCAATCTTTCGATATGCGTGCTAAAAATTAAAGATCTGACTGAAGTTGAGCTGTTATCCATTTGATTTATCATCCTTTATTAAAATTAGGAAATCCACAAAAATTTCTCATCGTTAACTCTTGAGTCTCTAGAAAGTGTTACCGTGTCACCAATATCATACAGGCAATTAAGGTATTCGTTTAAAGCGTCAACCCAGTTATCAAAATCAAATTCTGCAGGATCTCCACCATTTTCAATTGACTCTTTAATCCATTCAAATTCCTCAATAAGCATTTTAAAGTCATCCAGAAAAAGCCAATCAAGGGCATGGACGCTTCCTTTTTCAATTCGTCTTTCTTCTCTTCTTAAAATGAATTTCAATTTAGGAAGTGTGTTTGTTACAAATTGAAGCACAGCGTGATCCGACTCTTCATTTGTTAAGCATTGTTTAATCGGTAATCTCATGTCTCCATACTGGCATTGTCATACCCTCCTTTCTCTTTTTATGTTCGCCTATCTTCAATCCACTTTGCTTTCAACAAACCGTGATGCCATTTCCTTGTAAATAACCTGACTAATCATGTGAAGCTGAGTAATATTCAAATTAAACGACTCATACAGATTTCTGACCTTCCCCTGCCCCAAGACTCTAGATTTTCCCCATTCCTCAATTTCATTAAAGCAATCGATTAGAAAGGCATCTGTTTGCTCTTTCAAATGTTGTTCTAAGTTATTCATTTCCCTCAATCCTTTTCCTTGTTTTTTAATTTATTTTAAAGTATGATTTCATTCAGATATTCGGCAGCTCTTCAACGAACTTGACAAATTCACTCACGCTATCGAAAATATGATGTTTTTCTAGTCCATTTGTAAAGCACCATTGAGGGGATTCAAAATCGTCTTGGATCTCAACAACGAATTCAATACCTGTACAGTCAAAGTCCTCTTCCTCTTCTAATGGTTCATAAAACTTGTCAATGAATCCTTTTACAATCCCAGTATCACTATATGTAACTGTATAAAATGCAAGTCCTTGATCTTCATATGTCTTTAAAGCAAATCCTTTGCGTTTCAATAAATTCAATACAACTTCTCTTTCTTTTGTTGTCATCATAATCACCCTTTTAGTCCTTTAATCCAATTTCTTGTTTATTTGCAACTTTAAATGTTTTATATTTTTGTTTGAGCATCCCTGTAGAAATAATCGCATTTATTCTTTTTCGAAAAGTCCCTTTTGCGTCTACTTCTTGTAATACTCCTGTTTTATCAAACTCAAGATAAAGACCCTTTTCAAAGAATTCTCCCTGAGCAAAGACTGCTTTGCCGCTTACCAGTTCTTCCAATGCCTCTGTAAATGATTTATTAAATTGATTTGTCATTACATTTTCCCTCCATCTCATAATAGAGCCTTTAAATCCTGTTCATTGCTTGATTCTTTCTCTATTAGATCAACAAAATCAAACATAAGCTTCATTATCTTTTGTGATGTCGTTAATTGTTCCGCCTACTTCGTAGTAGATTTTATATTTCGGTATTTTTATTTTCCCTTTCCCTCTAAGAATTCTTGTACTTATTTTCTTCATAGCTAAATGCGTTTTGTTCCTATCACTCTTTCATATATGCTCTTTTTGCCATCTCGAATAAGAAAAATTCTCTCATGCTTGGTGGAGAAAAAATTTCTTGCCCAGTCTCTTTTTCATATTCTTCAACCACTCTTCTATATATTCCATCAATCTTTAAAACTCCTGTCTTTCGAAACTCTTGAATTTCAAAAAATGCTTCTCTTAGTTCCTCATTATTCAATTCCTCAACTTTTTCAGCAAAATTCATTTACCTCCAGTATTTTTAATCTGTTCTATCTTATAATTCAATTATAATTCGACTATTTTAAATAGTCAACTGTTAATTAGAAGATTATTCTTCTTTTTCGAATTTTATCAAGTCTCCTGGTTCACAGTTGAAATGCTTGCAAAGCTTATCAAGCAATTCTCTTGGAAAGCGCTCCATATCATCATTGTACATTTTTCTAACGGTTTCCTTCCCATGATTTATTTCGGCACTTAATCGAGATATTGAAATACCTGCCTCATCTGCAATAGCCTTTAAATTTGATCTAATCATTTTTCTCACCTCCTATACAACTTTACTTTGACTATTTAAAAACGTCAATCAAAATTTTCCTATTTCAAAAAATGCCCGCGATTTTTCAAGTTGGCTGTTATATCATTTCTACAAAAATTGCCCGCAACTTTTTACCGCTGCTGTTATACTGTTTTAATTTTTTTAGTGAGCTGTGCGGGTTAAAAAATCCCTTTGAGTATCAAAATTTGCCCGCAATAAAAGTTAAGAGCTGTTATACGTTCTACAGCATTAACCCTTCTCTTCAGAAGTAAACATTTCATAAAATAATGTTTTTATTCAAACTTGTCTTCGTCTGTTTCTGCCTTTACAAAGAGGAATTCGTACTCAAGTTCAAAAACATCAATAAATGCCTTTTTAGCAATTGCACTTGTAATAATTAGATTATCTTCGTTGGTCGTATCAACAGTACTAAATAATCTTTGAGCCGCTTTTTTGCCATGTCCCCCAATTCGCTAGTTCTGATGTTATTCATGTAATCTCTAAGCTCTTTTGCATCCATTTCAATCACCCTTTTAATTAGTTTTAATGAAAATAAGGCGGCTCTACACGCCAAGAAATATATTCGTTAATGTTGCCGTGATGTTCCTTTTTAAACTCAAAATACCCCTCTTTGAGACTCCCGCGACTGAAGCCACAGCCCTAAACCTTATGATGGGACGGATGGGATTCTTGAATGACTAAATGTTTGTAGTCCATTTCTGTTTTGAACAGCCTTCAAGATAAGGGCATCTCATTGCCCCTCCTAAGACAGTGCATATAGCATCTTAGGCTGGTTGACTGTTACCATCAACCACAGGTGCATATCGAATATTCATAGCACCGACTAAATCACGATGTTTTTCAAATCCACATTTACACTTGTATTTTCTATCTTGTGCTTTGTTCTTTTCAGAGCATTTCGGGCACGTTTGGCTTGTGTATGCAGGGTTTACATACTCAACTTTAATACCTTCTAAATTCGCTTTATATTCAATGAATTGAGACAGGCGATAGAATGACCAGTTATGCAAGTTCTTTTCGTTTTTACGGCTTGTTCTTGCCGTCTGTCTAATATTCGTTAACTGTTCTAACCGAATGACAGAAATATTGTGATCAATTGCAAAATTGACAATCGCACGACTTATCTTATGGTCTTGATCTTTCATATATCGCTGTTCTCTATCGTCGAGTTTGCGAATAGCGCACAATTTTTTTAGTTTACCTAACTTTTTACGTTTGGATTTAAACTTCCGTCTGACAAATTTATTTTGTCTGCCATTGCCAAAGAAACGGGTTTTCCCGTCATCTGTTACAGCAACAGCAGGGACTTTCAGACCCAAATCCACCCCTATAACCCTTGTTCCTGTTTTTTCAATTGGGGAAATGTTAACGGCAATTTGTGCAATCCACTTGTTTGATTTTTTTGTGATCCGAAGAGTACCTAATTTGTGTTTTAACAGATCGAAATTCCGATTGTGTTTATCAACCAATAAAGCACGAATAGGTGTTCTTTTTGTCTTTCCATCGAATGTTAAGGGCAGATGGATATGAGTGAAATCAAATGAATAATTTTGATTATTCCACACGCAAACAGGTTTTTTGAGGATTGGAATGATCTTATAGTTACTTTTTTTCACTCTTTTAGAAAATATACTTTTCGAATCTCTGATCGCTTGATTTTTAACTGACCCCGGAAGAAGTGCTGTGACATGTTTTGAAGTCTTTTTTGTACTCTTCTTATTATCTACCATTTCTGAAACAAGCTGGTTGATTACCGAAATATATGTATGACTCATTTCATTTAATATTTCCTCTTGCTCTTTGGTCGGAAGCAATTTAACTTTGACAGTTATTGTTTGCGACATTTGATTCACCCCCCTTAACGATTTTTGCCCTCCGAAGCTTGGTATTCTCATTCCTGTAGGACAAGTAGATAGACTTCTGTGAGATTCTTGCTACCAAAGACGAAATCCATTTCTGGTATCGCTGACGTGCAAGATTGCGGTGTACCATCACCACTCCCTTGACAGACCGTATAGGTTCAAGGGCTACAGCACTGTGACCATGCTGCATAGATTTTATGAAACGAAAGTGTTTTTACGTCTTGTCCTTGACGATGTGTATATGTTTCAAGTATACCATAATACGGAAACATGATAACGAACATCGAACCACAACCCACCACACTTTCGTTTCATACTCTTGAAAGAGAGGGTTTCCTGTTCGGAAAATATGTAAGTTCATCAAGAACTTGCTCCTGGTTTCCCCATTCTTTGACCATGTCACAGGATTCTGGAGAAAGTAAGATTGATTTGATTTGTTCTCTTGTTACTTGGAAAAGGTAGTTATGTAAGTTCATTAAAAGCCGCTCCTTTAAGTTAGATTTTTTATGCACAAAAGACAGCAAGCTCTTTTGTTGTTATACAGCCATTCGGACACTTCACAGTTTTAGGATATTCCGCTCCTAACTCTTTAAGCATTTTCTTTTTCTGTCTTCATATTTGGTTCTCCCTTTCTGCTTTCATTTGTGCTATCCAATAGAGCACCTTGTCCCCTACTTCTGTATCATTCCAGCCCCATTGATCAGCAAGGAATTTAATTTCAGCGGGCAAAGTCTTTGCAATAATTTTTAATTCCATTTTATTTGGTACTCTTCTATATACACTTACAAAACAATCATATATTTGATCAAGCAATTTGACTGCATCCCTTTTAATTTGTTTAAAATTCATGTTTTATTTAGTTATTTTCCGGTGTGATTTTATACATGCCTGTAGCTCTCTGTTTTTTGCCTGAATTTATTTTAACTGTTTTCAAGTTGATAAGAACAGAAAACAGAATTTCGATCAATGTCTTTCATATATGTATCCACTGTTAAATAATTTGAATAGCCTGCAGCCTTTAAAATAGCTTTAGTCATCATTAGCAAATCCATCTGTATATCATAGTCTGACTGATGAAATTCTGATTCACTGGAAAACTCCGCGTAAATTTCAAAGTAAGAAACATCAAATTTAATGCTAATGATTTTCATAACCTGTCCCTCCGCTTTAGTTTTCCTATATTATACAATCAAATGTAATCTGAATGAAACTGCTGTTTTATTTGATTTCATGCCCTAACAATGAAGCAATGGTGACTATTTGTTTTTTTGTAAGAGGATAGTCTTCTATAATGTCGTTATGTTCATCAATTAAATCAATAAGGCAATCAGGCTCACCTTTATTCTCTTTAAATTCGTTCTTTATTCGACCAAATACTTCTCTTGCTATTTGCTCTGTTTCTAAGTTCAACGCTAACAATTCATTAAACTGATCATTTTTAAGATCAATTTTCACAAAAGCTAATCCCCAAGTATTTTCATTCTGTTCCATTTTAATATCCACCTTCCTGTAAAATTGTTGTTTTATGCAATCTGAATCACATGTGAAATGTAATCAAGTCCTTCAAACTCCATAGCGGTCATAACTGTTTCAGTGTAATAAATGCCCTTATCCAGTTCATGGATTTCAATACCCCTAGATGACAAATAATCTAAGACATTATCATTTATATTGTTCAATGAAAATACAGTTCCGTTTGCACATTCGAACCGTTTTGGATTTGTTGAAATCTTACCTCTTAAAATTTCCTCAATGGTTTTTAAATCTAAATGTCTCATGTTTAACCGCTCCATTCTGTTTAAAATCAGCATTTTATTCACTATGATATTTTAGTCCTCTAGCTTTATAAAGAGGCACCCAGTGACTATCATAGAAATCATAACCGCCGACATCAATTCCAAAAAATAAACCTAATTCTTTAGATTCATAAACCCATAAACCGCATTTTTCCATTTTATCTAGGTTTTCTCTTGCCCAAAGTTCATCAGTTTTATCTTTGAATGTCCACATTGTTTCCCATCTAGGGAACTCACATTTATTATAAATGTCATTACTCTCACATGATCTGCAATATAATTCATTATTTTTATTTTGGTATATGTCTTTACTTCCACAATATCCGCATTCTTTTTCAGTCACTAGAATTTCAAAATCTTCGGATGTAGGATAAGCCTTATTTATAAGGTCTTGAGGGATTTCGTTAAACTCGCCATACCATTTTTGAGCCGCTTCTCTAATTGTTAATTTTTTCATGATTTAATTCTCCTTTTATTAATTTTTATAAAATATGCATTTTATTTATTTAGTAGTTGATACACTTTTTCCATACTATCTATCATGTCAGGGTACACTGTATGAAATAATTCCAAATCATACTCTTCCAAAATAATTTTATCTAATTCTTCGTACTTCTCATCAATTTTTAATTCATATTCTCTAGCCACCATTAACATTGATTTAAATGCATGAATTAAATCAATTTCATTCATATTATCATTCCTTTTCTTTTTAATTCGCATTTTAATCGCGATAAATAATATAGAGTTATTCCTGTTGCAACCTCCCCCAATAAGGGGAACGCTGGCGGCTTAATGCCTATTTAACGTCGCCGCCACGACTGTTTTAAGATGTCTGTTACATCTCATCTTAATCATTTTAATTTGTTTTATTTTGATTTAATAAGCTATTTTGTGTCATTACCCAGTCACCTATCTTTTCAACAACTTCACAAAAATCATTATCAAATGGATAATCATCACAAAGATCACTATCTGTTATGCTGTCGGCTTGCTCCCAAAGATCCCGAATTTCATATGCTGAATTTTTGAACTGCATTAATGCGTTTAGTAATTTTTCATTGTGTGTCATTGTTAAATCATTCCCATCTATTAAAATATCTTTACTCGCAATATTCTTCTGTTACACTGATTTCAAAAGAACTGTTATCACTCTCTACACTACTAGTATTTAAGCCTTTCATAAACTCGTATACTTCATAAGAATTGTCGTTTTTAGAAGTGTACCATTCTTCTATATGTTCGTTCCTTATTGCGATAGCTTTTTTGTTTGCTTCGTGTCGATCGTAGAACACACCTTTAATGCCCCAAGTGTGCCCTCCTCTCCCTCTGTCCCGAATATGCAGAGTATAGATGACAAACATCCTGTTAGGTTCTTTGGCTTCTTCCCATTTCCTCCCGGTGAACTCCTCCCACTCTGCTATCTGTTGCGGAGTAGGATATGGAATTAATTTATGTTCATACTCGTCTTGGACAAAATCTATTTTTTCCTCTTCTGTGTACTGTTTAAATTTTGTTTCAAGCTCCCCGGCTTCTTCATCAGTCCAATCGTTAGAAAGATAATCTTGAGCCAAGTCCTCAAAAAAATCGTTTAGCGTAGTATGGTGTGAAAAGTCTCCCGTCTGAAGATCCTTAATGATATACTGTTTTGTCATTTTAACCGCTCCATTCTTTTTTCAATTAACATATGTTTCAAATTCATCTGCTAAGCTAGCATTAAAAAATCTTACAGCGTCAATAAAATAGTGAACTCTATTTTCAAACTCTCTTACGTCCCCTAAATCTCTTCTTTTTTTAGCTAAGTTTAGCCAATTTAATTCCTCATTGAATTGTTTTCTTATTTCATCATCGGATAGAATAATCTCTCTCTCGTAATCTCTAACGGGATGGTTGGTTTCATCGTTTTTAATTCCAAAAGCTTGTCTAATTATTCCGATTTGAATCATTACCCTCAAACTCTGCTCTCTTGTTCGTAAAACTTGAGTATCTAAATCAATTACTTTTTCCATTAACTTTTTATTTCTCATTTCTCTTGCCCCTTTTCTGTTTTTGCTTTTAATTTGTTTTTAATGTTTTTCAACAACGCTTTCTCTTATGATTTTATTATACTATGACTATTTTACATAGTCAATATATTTCTTTTAATTTGTTTATGATATTTTTGAATGTTGACTTATTAAATAGGTCGCGTATTTCTTAGCATCGTTTAATGTTTCTGTTGTTAGCATTGTATGGACTTCTTTTCCTTTATAAAAAATCCTAAAAGCCCCACATATCTTGCAGATAAACCAATCCCCGTGAGTGTAAACCCGCTTTTTTTCTAGATTATTCATAAAAGTAAATTCTTTATTTTCTGCTTTAAATTCAATAACATTATTAATCTTCGAAACCAATTTTTTGATTTTTTCTTTCTTTGTATGTCTAATTCTGTCCTTTGCTTCGGATAGTTTATTTTTAAATTCCTCCGGAATTCCCGTAAACTCAAGCATTACGGCGTTTTCTCTGTCTACTAGCTTGTTATATCTATTCATACTACGCCCAGCACGTCCAGTTACCGCCCAGGAAGGGTTATTTCCCCTTGAAGTTAAATACTTCAAGTACAGATCATAATAACGCTTTTTGAACCGCTGCAAGTCCTTTTTAAGATGGTATATAATGCTTTGATTATCAGTTGTTTTAATTAGCTTTTTAACTTCATCATTCCAAGAATTAAACAGGTTTTGTATTTCCTTTGTGTGATCTCTTTTAGTTGTTCTAAAAATCCAATGTGCATCATGTTCGCGATCTTGTATTGTTTGATCAATGACATATGTTTCAACATCATCAATATCTATTTCAGGATATTCAAAGGCGTTTTCTTGGCTCTTAAGATCATGCGAGCTTAGTTTTTTAGCAAGTGAAATTGTACTGTCTGACTGTTTAGCATACCAACACTTAGAATAACGTGACCACCGGAATCCGGCCGCTTTCATCTGCTCCCGTACCTCTTCAGATGGTTTAGAACTGAAACGAATTTCAACACCGTTTTTCTCTTCGTTCAGTGTATATGTAACTGCTGTTTCTTTTTCTGTAGTTCCTTGAGCGTTTTCCCCTGCTGTTTCGTTTGTTGTTTCGACTGATTCACCTGTTAAAAGGTTTTCTTTTTGGGCTGTGTCTCTTTTTGCCTTTACATATACAGTCTTTTCCGTTACCTCTTCCACCTCTTTCAACTCTGCAAAGTGAAAGCATCCTTTTTCAAAAAGTCTTTTAAAATTAGATTCGGAAAAGTACGCAGTGTTCGCTGGATTACTTGAACCCGTAAGCTCTTTATTTAACTTTTTATTCATTCTCACGAAAGATACGGACATTTTCCCGTTAAAAGTTTGTTTTCTGGTTAATTTATAAACGTATCCTTGTTGTACGCCATATGTCAAAGGCTTATCAATTACAAGGTATGCTTGTCCCTCTTGGGCTTCTTCAATCGTCAGATCAATTGATACAGGTTTCACAATCTTTTTAACAACTTGTTTTTTAACTGGAATTAGTTTTGATTGTTCATTGATTTTGTTTTCTAACCCATCAATGAACTTAACAAGTTTAGTTTGTGATTCTTCTTTATTATTCCAGCTAAAGAAAGAAAAAGCGCGGTTACCTTTTGCAATGATCTCCCCGTCTTTTTCAATGTGCCAATTTGTTCGACCTGGGTTGACATGTTTAAAGACTGGATATTGAGAGACAACAACAGTTTCCATTTCTTCTTTCTGTCTCATCTTTTCGATGATTTTTCTGGACGTTTCTTTTTCATTTTCACTTGCTGCACTATCGTTAATTGTTGCTTGAAGTTTTGCAATTTTAGCATGATCAATAGTGTAACTTTTTTTCGTTACCTTTTTGCCTGATTTACCTAGATCATATTTACAAATATCAATAAGAATTATGTATCCGTCTTTTTCTGCAATACCATCCCATGATGCAGGATCAAAATAGTCAGTCATTGGATCACTTTTGTCTTGTTTATATCCGTAAACCTTCCAACCTCTTTTTTTAAGCTCTCCCATAATTTCTACCTTTGCCGTTCTTTTGTCATAATAAGATAATGCCATTTTAAACATCTCCTTTTAATTCGTCATTCGATCTATTATTATATTATCATGACTATTTTAGATAGTCAATTATTTTTTATTTATATTTTTAATTTGTATGTAATAATATTTATTAGTCTGTGAAGGGTTTGGGATGGTGCAGACCAAAACATTTAAGACTGCGAAGCTGTTTTAAATGTTTGTCAGCATCCCAAGATCTTTTTTTTATTCTTTTAATTAATATATTTAAATTATTTTCGTCTTTTTTAAAGAGTTAGGCTCAAAAACCTTTGATATGACTGAACTTTTTCAAATGTTTAAGAGGTTTTTCCTCTTTAGCTATCCATTTAACCAGTCTATGAGTAACTTCCTCATTCTTAAAGATGGTATGAATAATGTTATTTCCTCACCGTTTCTAATTGCTGATCTCCATATCCATTGAAGTAATTCAGATAATGCAAAAGCATCCTGATCAATTGATACGTTATACTTCTCTTTAAAATAATTGTATAGAACAGTGTTAACATATCTATTTATTGTATACGCTAAGTGTTTTTTATGTATAAATTCATTTGTAGCTCTTGCATTACATGAAACAAAACCTTTAGTATAACCGTTACCCTTAATCTTGCTTTTATGTTCTGCGTATGTTGTCCACATTGCTTCATTACTTGTTGACTTGACTATATTATTAAAATAATTAAATACATTATTCTTCACTTTTTTGAGTGTATAAGATGATTTGTTTTTGTACCAACTGGATGACAATGAAAAGTCTAATTGTCCAATCGCATTTAAGTTACCTTCATAAATATTAATCTTATCCCCTATTCTTTCCTTGAGCTTTTTCTCATGATCATTATTATAATCAGTAAATGAATGCTGCCCGTTTTTAAATTCAGTAATGCATTTTTGATATTTGATGTTGTTTACATCGTAATAATACCTTTGTATTTGTGCGTCAAACATGTATGTAAGTATGTACACCTCGTTAAATATAGCGAATACATCTGAAGGGAAATTCCATATCAATATATTATCCTTAAAGTAAATTAGATTATTATTTAAAGCCATATCACGTATATCATCGTATCGTGTCTCATAGTCCTTTTTTTCTTCATTCCATTTGACAAATCCGTCCTCAACATAAATTAATTCAGAATCAAACAATGTGGTTAAATCATGTTTCTTTACTTGTAATTGCTCCACAACCTCCATGACCTCATCTAATATTAAAGTATAGTTCCCAGAAAGAATAAGCTCCTTTGTTTCGTCATTTGCATTTTTGAAAAGGTTATGAGTGGCAACAATGTTTTTATTCTGCGATAAGAGTTCATGAAATGACTCAAACTTATATTGTGTTTTGTCCCCTTTCTTCTTCACCTTTGGTTCATACATTTGTCTATTACTTACGCTTTTTTTGATACGTTCAACTTCATTCAAGTATGGTGTAATGAATATAAAGTTTTCATCTTTACTAGCGTTATTCATTAGATTGATTGCGGCTGATGTTTTTCCACTCCCCATAATCGAATCCACAACTTTGATATTTGTCATTCTAATCCCCCTTTTAATTATTATTTTTTAACCATTTTGACAATAATTTCTCCATTCTAAGTGAAGGAACAAATATGGTTATAGGGTTCTTAATATCACCACAATTTACAATCCATTTCAGCATTAACGATAAAGCATATGTATCCTCATCTAAGTTCGATAGTTCTTTATATTTCCTAGTCAAAAATGAATTAGGAAAACAGTTAGCTGCAAAACATAAATAATATTTCCTGTCCTTTTCTGATAACTGTCCATTGAGTGGAACAAATCTTTTTTTATTCCCCTTGAATTCTAATTGTCTTGCAAATTGTGTGAATGTTGTCCAGCAACGTTCTATACTTTTTGAGCTGGTCTGATTATAAAAATAATTATTCATATTCCATTTTAATTGCCGTACATCTTCAGCATTTTTGATGAACCATCTTTTACTGTAATCATATTTACTGTTTCCGCTTTGAAGAAGCTTTCCTTTTTTCTCATGAATTGTTAAGTTAGTTCTTAAAAGTTGTTTAGTTTCTTTTGAAATGCTTTTGCAATAGAACACATCTTCCATAAAATTAGATGGTGCTGAAATGCTGTGCATTGTGGTAGAGGTTAGAACATTATAAAGATTAGGCATCTCTTCCCCATCTATCCACATTTGTTCGATTTTTAATAAGTCTTTCTTGTCGTCAACATATTCCAACACTTCAAAAGTGAAATCATTCAAACTGTATTTTTTCCAGTCTTTTTGCAGTAAGTGTGAATGATGTAACCCGTAATGCAGATCAGTAACATGCTGTTCCCATCTTTTGAACACATTTGAGCTACTACCTATATATTTCTTTCCGTTTATTTTATTTGTTATTTGGTACACACCTTTCATCCAATATCTCCTTTTAATTTATATATTATGTAATGATGAGCGAATAACATCACTCATCTTTTCTGGTTTCGGTTGACTGTATAATAAATAAACCATGAAACAGCTATGACTATGAGCGTAACTATAAACACTGTATAAACAATGATCTGTGTTGAGCTGTTGAAGTATTGCCTATTGAACAGGAATAGAATGAAACATACAATAAACAATAAATGAGTAACCCATAAAGGAATACGTTTCATGTTTTAAATTGTGTTTTATTATGTTATACTGTAGGTGAAGCTAGAGGATTACTCCTCTAGCCTGCTGTGTTATAGGCGTGTACGTCTGCGGTGCCTTGCCCGGTTTCGCTTTCGTATACGCTTTTTTCTTTGCTGTCTATGGCTTGTCTTATTTCTTATTGCGGCTAACTTCTCAATAATGGCTAGTATATTGATTGTCAGCGTTGAAAGAGATAAGACAATAGCCAACACAACACCTACCCTATCAAACACAATGTTTTCCCCTCCTTTCTATACCTATAATTATATCATATTAAAACACAAATTAAAAGTAAATAACGGGGTTTAGAAAGAGGTTTTATTTGTGGGTTGGCTTGATCTGATAAGGATTAGCGGTAATGAATATAAATATGCTAGGAATGAATTAAGGCTTGTCTGTGAGGCTGTGAGTGTGGTTAAAATGGAAATAAAAAAGACTCAGTTATAAAACCGAGTCTTGTATTTTTAATTTGTTTTTAAATCTTTTGTAACTTGTGTTCAGCTTCTTTGATCATGATTTTCAATTCTTGAATTTCATCGGCATGTTTTTTGTTTTCAATCGCTTTTTTCAACCATCCATTTAAGATTTTGATCCGTTCTTTCTGTTTGTTTTGCTTATCAATTAACGTTTGTTGTCGACAAGCATTTATGAAGTCATTTCCACCTCTGTTAACATTCATTTTAATGTGTTTATGTTTATAAAATACCCGGCAAGAATAGCCACCATATGAACCACAATAAAAATTCCCATATTCTGAGACTGCATCTTTTTCTGTTTTGAAATACTCGACTGTATCATTTTCGGTATTGTATATCACATAATTTCCTTTTTCTTCGATTTGTTTTCGGAATTTTTCATTCTCTAAATGAGTGCTATATTCATCTTTCGATACTTCCTGGATCCCTGACCCATTGCACGTAAAACATTCACCACCGTTCACATGTCTAAAATAAGGAATAACACCTTTGCCGCAGCACTTCTTACATGGAATATTGTACATTCAAATTCCCCTTTCGGTTATGTATTGCTTAACTATATTTAAATTGTATCACGGCTATCTAAAATAGTCAATATATTTCTTTTAATTTGTTTTGTTATTCGACTTTGACATACATAAAATACCAATCTATTGACACATTGAATTAAGAGAAGCGCTAGGCTATGATTTCATCAGATGGAATTATTTATATAAAATTCCATCAAAAAGGAAGAGGGTTTAGTGATGAAAAAGGTATTAAAGTTATGTGTGTTGTTCGGTGTGAGCATGGCGATCTTATTAGGGTTCTCACCCCAGAATGCTTCTGCGGCTTGGTCAGATTGGCAGAGCTTTAATGGATTTAAACAAGGATGTCAAGTACGTGTTTATACTGATGCCTTGAACTATTCATCTAGAGCTAAGACAGTTGATGTGAAAGCCGAACAGAACGGTAAATGCGGGACTATTTATTATGAAATGTTTTTGTCTTGGAAAGGAAATTGGTCAATAGGAATGGGTGAAAACCTGCCAACAGGTTCGTTTACTTCCGTTACTCCTTTGAAATCTATAACTATCATACATCCGGAAGAAAAAACTGATGCTATTGTATATGTAGGCTTGAAAAAATCATCAAACGGAGATAATTTATATGAAGCTAGGTCGCAATGGTTAACTATAGAATAAATAAAGAGGATCAGCTTAAGGGCTGATCCTCTTTTTGTATAAGGATTATAATACATGTGTGTTAAATAAAAATAAGTCTTCGACTCGCCGCCCGCTGTTATTCAAACGATTCTTTATAATAAAAGAGTGTGCTCCCTCATCTGATTACAGTTTCAATTTTTAAAAATTCTGTTGAAATGGTTGACTTTTTAATATTACGTTGTTCTCACTGTTTTTCTGAATCAAGATTCAATAAATCAAGTTATAACTACCCTTATAACCGTAAATGGATACCATATATTAGGCTATATAGGGGGGGTATATTAACATCCAAAATAACAAAAAAGGGAACGAATATTCCCCTAGCACTTCCATTTCCACACCATGATTATTTTTTTGATTTCTCCTCCCAATCACCTAATTTCAATCGTAGTTGCTATCGTAAAATCCTTATAAGCTAACATTGTTCAATCTCTCCCCTCCCTCTAAATCATTCCTTATCCTACTCAAATAATAACTAATCCCTTCTCCCCCAATCATTTAACGATTAACAATGTTTCTTTTTCTCAATTTATTTAAAAAAATCCGCAATATTAACTTTTTTTAAATTTTTGTGTGCTTATACGATAAATGAAAATAAAAAAAGACGATAAACAATTATCGTCTGTCATTCCTCTTCTAAAGCTAAAATCGGTTGGAAAAATAAAAAGTTTCATTACAAAAATAGAGACCGTCATTTCTGTCCATCTCTATTTATGATCCTGTCCCACATCATTTTCTTTCTATTAAAACTTTCTGTTACGGCTTTTTCGAATAAAGAAGAAACAAGTTATTAAAGTTAAAAATCCAAAAACAATTCCTCCTGTTTTTAAATTTTTAAACCATCTTATTTTATTAGATTGATCTAAAGCGTTATTAATATCTAACACTCCATGGCCATATTCATATTTACTTCCAAGAGGTATAGCTGTTTGAGAGAGTATATTTTTAATCTCATCATTTGATAAACTCTTATTCTGTTCTATCATAAGAGCAACAACACCTGTCGCATATGCTGCAGAGATTGAAGTTCCACTTCTTTTTATATATTTTCCATTCAAAGAGTTACTTAATATCTCTTCTCCTGGCGCCAAAAAATCAATGCCATTTCCTCGACTAGTCCTAAACCATCTTTTCTTATTTTTTCCTAGAGCTCCAACACCTAAGACCTCATCATACTTAGCTGGGTATGTAACTGTATCATTTACAGAGAATCCATTATTCCCTACAGATGATATCACAACGATCCCTTTTTGGTGTGCTTCTTTTATAGCTTTATGTAAGCTTTCAGACTTTTTGTCACCTCCTAAACTCATAGAAATGATATCGACATTATTGGCAATTGCCCATTGAATACCTTTAATTAAATCATCATAACTCCCTGAAAGTTTTTTGTCTAAAACCTTTACAGCATATATATCTGCCTTTGGAGCAATTGAATTAATAATCCCTGCTATATGTGTCCCATGCCCATTTAAATCAACGTAATTATCCGTTTCTTTAAATGATATTCCCCCTTTGATAGTTATTTGGTTCTTTTTTTTACTAATGCCTGAATCAAGTAGAGCAATTGAGACTCCTTTTCCCTTTAGATTATATTTCTCTCTGATTGTTTTAACTTCTCTGTATTGATTTTTTAAATATTCTTCCTCGGATAATCCATATGTCTCAAAAATTGGACAAAACAAATAAATAACACAGCAAAATAATAATAGAATTAATACTTTTTTCATTTATTTCTCCTTTTTTTATGAAATTAAGAATAAAAATCCCTATTCACTATTGAATAATAACCCAACCATGGTATAATAATCTAGAATTTTTTAATATTAGGAGGAGAAAAATGCTTAAAAATTCAAAAAAGTTCATTTTCTTTTTAACCGCTCTGGTAATGTTCTTTAGTATTATTGGAACATCAGCTGCGCAAGCAATTGAGAGTAACACACCACCAGAAGAAATAACTCAACCTAAAAACCTGACAAGTCTATCTGACAGAGAGTTGCTGAACCTTGATATTGATGACTTAATAAAAGATAAAAAATTAGTGTCTTACATAGAAAATGAAAACACTAACCCAACGACTGAAGAAGTGAAAAAAGCTGAAAAGCTGATAGAGGATTTGTCAGAATCAGATATACTAATTGATGATGAAACTTTAGCCTATATAGACACTATTAATCCAGATATAGACCAAGAGATTCTTGATCAGATGGATCAAGATATTGATGATGAACAATTAACTTATGAAGTTGAGGGACAATTTGCAGGATTAGCAGCTAGGGTCATACTTTCTCAAGTTAAATCTTTGTTAAAAAAATTTGGAATTAAAGCACTTAAACCTTCATTTCATTTGGTAGTACGCATGGTTCAACGAAATATTTCTCCTGGTGATGTGCTCGATGCCATTAGAAAAGGAAAAAAATATTATGATCCAAAATATAAATCAACAGTTTATTATTATAAAGGTGTTGCTGTAGCGAAAAAAGGGAACACTTTAACGACTACTTACCGTTCAAAAAAACCAAAAGCACGTTGGAAATAATAAGGAGGTTCCAATGAGATCTTTCATAACTTTTGATAAAGAAGCTGACTTAGGATATATATATGTTTTACCCCCTTCCAGGAAAATCAAAATTGAGTCTACAGATGAATTAGAGGTCAATGAGGATATCATGCTTGATGTTGACGTGGAGGATAGAATTGTTGGAATAGAGTTATTTGGGGATTCTGCACATGCTTTGAAAGAATTGGCGGGCGCAAAAAAGATCTATTCCAAGTCTTTGAATGAAGATAATGAAAGTGTAGTTTATAGTCTCAGATTATCTGATAAAGAAGTGAATAAAACATTTAACGCTTTTGGCCTTTCTTTTTGTTTTAGTGATGATAAGTTTGAAGAGTTTGTCGGTTTTGATATTAATGATTTATCAAAGTATGATGAAAAATTATTAGACAAAATGGTAAAGTAATAGATTGTTATTTGTAAGGGACTGATGCAGTAACTATTCTCAGTCCCTTATTTTTGTTGCAATATCTTTGAGCATAAACATTTTGAAGTCGCCCCTTTTCTAACTTAGAATGTTTTCTAACACTGTCTCATCATTTAGGTTTAAAAAAGACGCTCTGTTCTGACCATCCCCTTTAAATTACTGTATGCATCTTTTCTGTTTCCTAATAATGTCAGAACTTTAAGGATACATCTGTTTGTTGTTTAATTAACCACCTTCAAGCATTATTATAACTAACTTCTAACTCTCTGCTTTACCTAAGGAAAAGCACATAATAGTCCAATTCTTTTCCCTTCTCTTCCCCAAACAGACTTCTGTTTTGAATTGCGAGTTAACAGATCTATTTGATGTAATTGAGTTGGATGAATAATTTAACTCAAAATATATAGACAAACACTAATTAAAAGTATATAATAAACACAAATTAACAAGAGGGTGATGAAATGTAAGGGAATTTTCAGAAAGCTAAAGTCTAAAGAGATTACATAAACAGGAGTGATGTTAATGAAAAATAAACAGACAAACCAGGAGGAGCTTCATGTTACTAAATAATACTCAAGGTTACACCTTGACAGAAGACGTAAAAGTGAATAATGACGGTGATACATACACTAGTCGAGTAGAAATTAACCGAGATTTGTCTATAGGGGAAGTAGCTTTTGTAGGGAATACAAGAAACAAGATTAAAAGATTGAGTGAAAAAGAATTCATGTTTATTAGAAGAGAAGCAATCCTTAATAAAAATGATCGGATTTCAAGCAACCAATTAAACAAATTAAAAAGAGTCATTGAAAATGAATTTGGTGATGGTGTTTGCTTATCCCCTTCAGAAAAAGTAAAACACATTAAAGCAGTTTTAGAAAGGAATCCTTGGATTGAAGACATAACCTTTTCGTCTTGTCCCTGTAATGCAACTGACGAGGATATTCATGCTTTACTGGATGAGCTTTCATTATACATAACTGATATTAAAATATAATAATAATTAAAAGCAAAAGAGGAGAATGCTTTATTGGAGAATAAACAGTTTTATACATACAAGTTCAACTCTTCTAGACTTAAAGAGTTTGGCTATAACATATCATTATCCTTCGAAGAAGCTCAAGAGTACAACGAAGTTATTGCTTTATTTGATAATCAAATTTTAAGATCTATTAGGGACATAAAAAACAAGGAAGTTGACTACACATACCTTGAATCACTCAACAAAGAGAAGGAAACTTTACAAAGACTAAATCATTCACAGGATATTTCAAAGAAGTTGAAGGGTATTCAAAATGAAATTAACGAAATTCTGTTTATTCCAGAATACATAACAATTAAAATGGATCATCCTAGTCATTATAAAGATTTACATAAAAATGGACTCACTTTAAATAACAAAAAGTTTATTCGATTCTCGTCTTCTGCGGGGCAAGCAAGGGTTTCAACTGTTGTATTTATCGAAGAAGAGACATCCAAAAGACTTAATGAAATCCTGGATAACGGAAGAGATTTAAAGAAAGCCCTAGTACCTTCTAAGTTTAATGCTTATAAGGGATTGGCTGGCAGCGCCACTCAAGTAGTTAGTGCTCCTCGGTTTTGTTTAGTCCCTGATTATTATAGCGACACTAAAGTAAAAGTAAACTTTGTGACTGAAACAAATTATGAAGATGATGACATCATCGAAGTTAAAGATATTGTTGAATCATTTAATCGTTTTGATGGCCAAGGCTTGATAAGCTATGAAATGGCGAAAAAATGGGCAGATGAATTAGGCTTAGATTATGTACCTGCACAATGGTGTATCAGACAGAACTTCATCAAAGGAATGCTAAACACCTTCCCTATTCATGAGTTTTGCGAAAAAGTAAACAATGGGAATTATAGAATCAGAACATCTTATAAAGACTCTGACGGGAACCCAAAAATTGTGGATTTGAGGGACATTGATGTTATCCTCACTGAAAGCCAATTTAAACTCTGGGACAGCTTTCCCTCCATTGAGGTTTATGAAAATAACTGTGAAAAGAACAATTTGAAATGGGGAGTTTCACTACACAGCCCCAAAAAAGATAAAGACATTTTAAAAATGAACTATCAATTTTTGCAGACTCTGAATCTAAACCATGAAGACATTGAAAAAGTCTGTGAGAAATTCGTTAACTGGATAACCGGGGTCAATTCAGGCAACATCTATTACACCATCTTGTTTCTGCTGGGTACTGATGTCACAGACGAAAAAATTACGAATTACATGGAGAAATCTGATAATCATTGGGTTAAGTCTTTAATAGTTAACCCTGACTTAATCAACGACAAATACATAAAAAAGAAAATTTATGACTTAATGAAAAGGAAAATCCAACGCGGATGCCTTGGGGATATAATCTTAGATGGTAACTTCCAGACTCTTGTTAGCGATCCCTATGCAATGATGCAGCACGTTTGTGGGCTAGAGGTAACAGGGCTTTTAGGTAAGCGTGAATACTACTCAAATTATTGGAATCAAAAAGGAATCAAATATGTTGACAGTATGCGCGCTCCCCTCACCTATCGCAGCGAACATTTGATTTTAAATCTAAAGCAAACTGAAGATATGGATTATTGGTACAGACATAATTACACAGGTATCATTGTGAATATTCACGGCTCTGAGACAATGAATTGGGCTGGTAGTGATTTCGACTATGACATTATTGCAACAACTTCGGATAAAACAGTATTAAAGGGGGTTTATAAAAATGAGTTGCCAGTGGCTTACACCCCTCCCACTTCAACCAAAAAGGTTTTGACTGAGGAAGATTTATTTAATGCAGACCTTTTTTCATTTGGCTCGATTATTGGTTCAATCACTAATAAAAGCACGAGTGGCTACGCTCTTCTTTCTCAGCTTGATTCTGATTCTGAAGAGTATCTCACCACATTAAATCGAGTAAAAATGTGTACCAAATTGCAAAGTGCTCAAATTGATAAGGCCAAAATTGGACGAGAAGTTAAAGGCATCCCTTCTCGCTGGATTAATTATCAAAAGATAAAAAAAGATGACACGGAGAATGTTAAGACGGCTAAGGAATTTTACAATAGAATCTTATTGGATAAACACCCATACTTTTTTATTTATTTATACAAAGGAACTAAAAACAAATACAAAAAACATGTCAAAACCTATGATATCACTTGCAAGCAGAAATTTGGGGCTAGTCTTCAGGAGCTCAAGAAAGTAAAACGAAAGACAAAAGAGCAACATGAATTCCTTAAGCTATTTGAAAGGTTTAACCCTGTGATTGAGAGCGACTGTGTAATGAACAGACTCTGCAAGTACATTGAATCCGTTGACTTTGGTATTAGAAACATTGTTAACAAGGATGTCGATGATGAAGTTTACCAGTTTTATATGAATGATACCGTTGAATTTGATGAATCACGTTACAGGAATGTAGCAAAAGTATATCAAAAACATAAAAAAAGCATTAATCAATCTTTTTCATTGGGAACAAATAGTAGCGGAGATAAAAATTTATATGATTCAGATCTCTGCAGCAATTTCTCTAATTCCCTAGAGTTATTCAAACAAAGAATCAATGATATTTGCTCCAATATTTACGAGGCAGTTAATTACCTTGTTCGCTTATTTTATGTTGATGAAAAGAGCTCAAATAAAGAGATTCTATGGCATCTCTATGGCAAATACATATTTGAAAACGTAAAAGCAAAACGTAAAAGCTTCAACATCCCTGTACTTGATCAAGAAGGTGATATTAACTACCTTAATAAACATTACTCATTAAGAAAGGTGTGTCTATGATAGACAAATTCAAGTTCAAAGAGAAGGAATATGTGGAAGCAATTATTGAAAACGGGTTTATCTCAAAAAACCTCAATTATGAATTAAAGTTATTGGCTATGTATTATAAAGAATTAGGGCATAAGCCTAAAAAACGAGAAGAACTCCTTTATGATTTCTGTGAAAAAAACATAGAGAATTTTAGCCGGGTGCTATATTACAAAAAAATTAATTCAGTGCTCAATCATGCAAGAAAAAAAGAAAATATTTTAATCAATATAGATGAAATTGATATAACAGAGAATGAACTTCGATTTGTTGATCGTTTAGATATCAATCATCAACAAAAAAAGCTCTGCTTTACCCTTCTCGCCTTAGCAAAATTATATTCAACAGTTCACTACATAAAACATGGTGAACATACGACAGAGCACTATTATGGTGGAAACAACAAAAGATACAAAGAACTTATAGATGCTTCTCATACTTCGCTAACTGCCAACAAGCTGCATCAAAACATTGGAGAGTTGTCCACGAAAGACATAATTGAGATTCGAAATAAAGGATTCATTAAATTAAGTTTTATCTATGATATTGAACCCGGTGGAGAAACGGCTATTAAAATAAGATCGTTTGACAGTATCGGTCTCTATTACGATCTACACACTGGTCAAAAGAAAGTTAAATCATGCGTTAATTGCCAAACTCCATTTAGATTTAAAAGTAACAAATCTAAATACTGCCTACCTTGTGCAGCCGCAATAGCAAAAGAAAAAACAAGGACAAGAGTAAGAAAGCATCGAAATGTAACGCTTTAGAAAAACGCTAAAACCCTTGGTATATAAGCGTTTTTGAACCATACATAAATTTTTATATTATGGTAGGAAACACAAATTCAAACTTAAATTTAGGAGGAAATAAGAATGAATAAAAAAGAACTAATTGGCGCAGTTGCAGAGGCTACAGGAAAAACGAAGAAAGATGTGGAATTGGTTGTTGACTCAACATTTGATGTAATCACATCTGCTCTAAAAGATGGTGAAAAAGTTAAAGTGCACGGTTTTGGCAGTTTCGAAGTGCGAGAGCGTGCTGCACGCAAGGGGCGTAACATTCAAACGGGTGAAGAAATCACTATTCCAGCGTCTAAAGTAGCAAAGTTCAAGCCTGCAAAAACATTAAAAGATGTTGTAAATAACTAATTAAAAGTAGTGGTTAGGAATGGATGGGTAAGCTCCATCCCCCACTCCTTATTAAAAGGAGTGAAGAAATGCTAATTACAGAACAAGAAATATATGAAAAATTAAAACCCTACTCTCATGAACCTGTAGTTTTACAATGTGATTATTGCAGAAAAAAATTCACAAGACGCAAGGCAAATCATCTTGGAATCAAACGAAAAAGTTCTTTAAAAAAAGATGCCTGTAAATCTTGCGTCAAAATTAAAAATGCAGAAGAGTGCCTTGTTGATTGGAAATGTAAAAATACTCAAAGACTGATTAATTTTATGCTACTTAATAAATCAACTAAATTATCAGGTGTTTATGCACTAAGAAATATCCACGAAAACAAATCATACATAGGGTCTTCTAAAAATATAATAGACAGGATTAAATCTCATTTAATTGAGATTGAGAATGAAACGCATCATTGTAAACCTTTGATAGAATGCGGCTCAGAAAACATTGAGGTTATCATACTTGAACACGATTTAGATGAAGAATATCTAACTGATAAAGAATACATTTACATTAAATTATTCCACACTGGGAACCCCAAGTTCGGGTACAACAAAATGCAAGCTAAAAAAAATTCTCCACGAAGAAAAAAATATAAAGATATTGGATACAGACTTAAACGATCCAATCTAACCATTCAAGAAGTTGAATGTATAAAAAAAGCTTTATATGAGGGCGTGAGAATCAAGACATTAGCTGAGCAGTTGGGCATTAATTACGCAACCATACATAGCATTAAGAGTTGTTCAACATGGGAAAATGTTTTACCTCATCTAAATAAAAAGCTAAAAAATATGAAGTATTTAGGTATTAGTAGAGGAAGTAAAAACTCTTGTAGCAAATTAAATGAACAGCAGGTAAAAGAGATAAAACATAAAATTAAAAGTAATGTGCCCATTGTTTCAATAGCTAAACAATATGAAGTTAGCTCCACTCTAATCGGACATATTAAAAGAGGTAAACTTTGGTCACATGTTTCTTGAAAACAATAATTAAAAGGAGTTTGTTCATTTTCTTCAGTTTAGTTATGATGAACTGGAAAAGGTGATTTGGAAAATTGCACAGAAGCGCAACATTGCGATCACCAAGGAACAAATTGAACTTTTCTTCGATTCCGAGGAAGAGTATATGAGGAGTATTGGGTTAATTCTATCAGAGTAAGTTCCCCTCTCTCCTTCATCCCTTCTAAGGGGATATCTGATTCTAACGTGTAGGAGTGTTAGAAATCGAAAAGGGTTCATTTATAACAAATGGACACTTTCGGTTTAGTATGTAACCCCTTTAAACACCTTGGGTATTCTAAGTGCATCCGGCTTTATAATGCTGCTAAAGACCATAGCAGCAGGTCGGATAATAGTCATTTGCGAGGGATCGAGGTTAGCTCGGTCGTTTGTATCTTCAAAAGACAGGTAAGTGGCTATTATCGGACGAAAACTGTCAATAAGACCTTAGCTACTAACTACTTTGTAGGGTGAACCCATCACAGTCTTATTATGGGTGACAGTTTTGTCTTAAATTAATTGCGGTGTACAGCTTCGGCTTGCACTTAGATGAGGCGGATGCGTCTTCCTCATCTGAATACTGCCCTTCGACTATTCGAATGAGGCATAAAATTTTTCCGGGTTAGCGATTTTTCTATAATCGTAAAATAAGTGAATTGGCATTTGAGCGTTTGATCACCGCTCCCCTTTCACTGAAAAGGATTATTTTCGGTCTTGTCTTTTCAAAACTATTCTATTTGTGCTTGCGTTGCCTACGGGTCTTTCCGGAATGTGCTTCCGAGCCTTCCGGTGCGCAGGCGATCCTAGGGGCGCATGTTCCTCGGTGGCGATGCGGTCTCCAAAACCGCGTGGGCAGGTTCGATCCCTATCGCCCCTGTACAAAAGGGTCTTGCAAGATGCAAGTCGCCTTATTAACGAAAAAGGAGAAGATGTGAATGTCAAAAATCGCACTATTTGAAGCTCTCCCTTTAAGAAATACTATTTCCAAACGTATTCAAGAACTCTTGCAAGAAAGAGATAGCGTTGCCTATGTTGAACACGACAAAGATGAACCATACACTAAACCAACAAAAACTATTGATAAAATCACAACAGAGTTGGAAGTTGCAAGGAAAGATTATCGTGACCTTGTAGTGTTGATGGCCGAAGCAAACCTATATGCTAAAGTTGTATGGGATGAAAAAGAGTTGTCTATAACGGAAGCTCTTGAGTTAGCTCAACAACTAAGAGGTGAAGCTAATAAACTTAAAAACTATGGACGTTCGAAACAAACTGAACGACTAGCATCATATTCTGATGTTGTGAGTTATCGTGAAGCCATGTTTGAGCCTGAGAAAATGAAATCTAAAGGATTAAAACTTGAAAGAATGGCGAATCGCTTATCAAATGCAATTGAAAAAGCAAATCATAACTATGAAATTGAGTTTGAGGCTGCTAATAAGTATCTATAAATGCTGAGCTTTTGCCTTAGCTATGAGGGTGAAAATTATTTCACCTTCATAGCTGGTGTAAAAATCATCAGCTTGGAGCGTCAGAGAAGTAGAGAGCCGCCTTGGTTTGGAGCGTATCCAAACTGCAATACCGATAAAATTACAATTTTTTTGTAGGATGGGAAACGGATAACGTTTAACAGCTTACGTTTCACGCTCTTTACAGTTTTACGGACGTTAGATATTTTTATTTGGTCATATTTAGACGAAAAAATTTCACTCTGTTCTCTGCTGCTCCATTTTTAGCTCATCTACCATGTGTAGAAAGAGTTTCTGAAGACGTCTAAAAAGACGTCTTTTGTTATTTGTAAATTCCTTCGGGTGTTTTCCCTCAACACCTATCCGATTTATTCATTTCTTATTTTTCCCCTCTATCTCCTCTTTTCGGATTGGCCGATGCTATCGGATCATCGGACTTCCGAAGGAATTTATTTTAGTTTTATATATTAATTAAAAGGATTATAAGGAGGAATACTTGTATGGCAAGCAAAAAAGTTCATCAAGTTAATTTGAAAGGTTTTTTTGATATGGATGTAATGGAAATTACCGAACAAACCAAAGAAACTGAGTATACTTATGATTTTAAAGAAATTCTTTCTGAGTTTAGTGGAAAAAACGTGTCAATCACAATCAAAGAAGAAAATGAACTTCCTGTTAAAGAAGATGAGTAGGATGGTGATTGAATGACAGCAGTTTTGAACCCCGCTCTTCAACGTGATAAAGATGAATCATTTACTGATTACCACATTAGATTATTTAAAAATAAAGATACATACAATATTGATACAAAAACTATTGCAGAGCTGCTGAACAAGGAACATGGCTCTCATTATGATGAGAGTAAGTGGCGTAAAGATTATAAGCAATACGAACGCTGGTATGCTTACATAATGTCTAAAAACATTGACAAAGATATTCAAGATAAATACCAAGAACTTTTTATTGAATCTGAAAAAGCTAAAGTTAGAAAACGGGATCAAAATAGAGAATTTGCTAAAAAGATCCGTAATCAGGCTCGTTTTGAAAAGATTAAAGATGATGTAGTTGAAGCTATTTTAAACTTAGAATCAAAGCGGCCGCTCAATTTCACTTCCCCATCCCCTGTCGCAACTGAAAAGCATGGGCTTGCTCTTTTTAGTGACTGGCATTTTGGAATGGAGATTGATAACCGAATTAACAAATTTAACAAAGAAATTTTCAATGAACGAGTGGAACATTTAACAAGTAAAGTCATTGAATATGGAAAGTTGAATCACATTTCTACGCTGCATATTGCAAACCTCGGCGATTTAATCGGTGGGCTCATTCATGTTTCAACGAGAGTGCAAGCAAACGAAGATGCTGTTGAACAAATAAAATACGTATCAGAAACTCTTGCTGAAGTGTTGGTAAAGTTTGCTTCAGAGTTCCAAGAGATTAGATTTTATAATGTTGCAGGAAATCATGGCCGCCTCTCCCCTTCTAAAAACGATGTTGGGATCAAGGAAAATTTCGAATACCTTATCAATTGGTATTTAGAAGCCAGGTTAAGAGACATTGAGAACATCTCTATTGAACCCGAACAAGATGGTTTTATTCCAGCAAAAATCAATAATAGTGAAGTCGTTTTTGTTCACGGACACTATGATCGAGTTGATCAATGTGTAACACGCTTGCCTCAATTATTAGGCTATATCCCTTCATACATATTCGGTGGCCACATTCATCACAATTATGAAAAAGAATACGGCAGCACGACCGTAGTAGTAAACGGCTCTTTAGTTGGCGCTGATGATTACGCAATGCAAGGACGTTTTGGCACAAGACCATCACAGAAATTTTTGGTTTTTGATGATGAGGGTATAGAGGCTACATACATAATTCGTTTTAAATCCTAGATCTAAATAAATCTTTAATTTTATTCAAAAATCGATGATGAAGATGGATAAAACAGAAGAAATTGAATTGATGAACAGACATTTGGAACAACTTATTAAATTGAAACAGTCCAGCAGCATTTGAAATAAAAAGGAACCCACCGTTAAGTGGATTCCAATAAGGGCTATTTCTTTTTAAAGATGATGTCCAGAGCTAACAGGATAATACAACCTACAAGAATGATGATTGAGATAACATTTGACCCGAAGCCAGTGTTCCAGTTTTTCCAAATTGAGTAGACTTGGAAAAGGAGCAAAAGGATAACTGCTAACCTAAATGGCAATGTAAATGATTTAATGGTTATCACCTATTCTCTATACGCATTGTCGTATTACGTTTGATATGTTGAAAAAATCAAGAAAAGCCTCTCCTACATCCTTTGGCAGGTTATTGGTTGTTCTTTTTACAGCTTCTTTCCAAGCGTCTACTGTTCTCCATCTTTGCTTTTTCAAGCTTTTGTACTTAGAGTAAATTCTGTCAACGGTTTTCTTTACGCCGCCGAGTAAGTTGATGGCTTTTTTCAATTTGACAATCTTAGAGAGTGGGAAGCCGACAGTCCCAATCATAAGACCAACAGCGATTACGCAGTCCCACGCTCCAGCAGGTTGAATTGCAGAACTGTCAGCAGATGTTTTAGATTCTTTTACATCTACATCAGATAAAGACGGAACAACTAAATTATCACCGTTTGTAGTGACTTCAACCCCTGTTTTTTCTGTTAACCAACTAGCTACTTTTTCGGGACCTTGTTTTTCAACACTAGCTGGCAACTGCTCAATACCTTCTAAGAATTTAACAAAATTACTGTCTGGTGAAAGAAGTTCACTCTCTAAACTTCCTGTTGGCGCATCAATTTCCCCCTCTTCCTTTGCTGATGCGAAGGACGGTGTGATGGTCGCAAAAGCTAGTAGAAAGGCTAAAAAGAATGGAAAATATTTTTTCATATCGTTCCCCCCTTTGTTTTTAATATTTTTTAAGCCCTTTCACCGCAACTATATCATATTATCAAATACAAATAAACAATTTATACCATAATTAGTACTTAGTTACCACCCTCTCTGTATTTAACTAATCTTTATTAAATATAAATACTTAAATACAGAGAGGATAAAATAAAAACACCTTTTTAGAACGCCCAGTGATGATTGAGGCCTCTTCTCCTCTACCTCTTATTGCTGGGCGTTTTATAAAATGTGTTTTACTAACAATATTGGAGGTGAATCAATGGCTACACAAAAACTTATGTGCTCCTGCTGTGGGAAAGCTCAAGCTATTTCTCAGTTTTATAAATCTGAATCCTTGTTTAACGCAGCTACAGGAAAACTAACAGTCTGTAAGATGTGTCTTCAAACTGAATACAAGAAAGACCCTGAAAATTTAACACATGTACAAAACATTTTACGTATGATTGACCGCCCTTTTATTTATGATATTTGGATAGCTTCAATAGATGAAGCAAAAACAAAAGCTAAGAATGGCGATGCTAATGTTTTTGGTGTCTACATGAAAAATATCGGAATGAAAGATTTCATCTCCAAAAATTGGTCAGATAGCGAATATGATTTTGAAGAAGAACAAGAACATACAAAGAAAATGTTGCTTGCTAAAAGCGATGAAAATGTGACACAGGAAGACATTGATGAATTCATTCAGTTTTGGGGACGCGGTCTATCTATTGAGGATTATTTATGGCTTCAGAATGAGTACATAGACTTTACAAATAGATATGAATGCGACTCTAAAGGAATGGAACTGCTTATAAATCAAATTTGTCTAACAATGCTGGATATTCGTAAGCGTCGTGAAAATGGAGAGAAAGTCGACCAGCAGCAAAAAACACTCCAGGATTTATTGGGATCGAGTAATCTAAAACCAGTTCAAGAATCAGGCGCTAGCGGTGTTGAACAAGAGACCTTCGGTACATTGATAAAAAAATATGAAAACGAAAGGCCAATTCCAGAACCTGAACCTCGCTGGAAAGATCCTGATAAGATTGGTAAGTACATAAAAGTATTTTTCTTAGGCCACTTATCAAGGATGCTTGGTATTAAGAATGACTATTCAAATGAATATTGGGACGAAATGAAAAAGCACACTGTTGAAGAGCCTGTAGATGAAGAAGATGACGAGGTAAACGAAAATGGCCTCATACAGTAACTTTACAACAGATCGAAAAAAACATAGTAGAGGGATTAATCTCTTCAATAAAGGCAAGAACTTCAACAAAAAATCTAAATCAGAAAGACTGATGGATGGCATTGGTGCTTGGGCTTCTTTTTATCGAGCTAACCCCCATCGATTTGTAAAAGAATACTTAGGAATAACCCTTAAATTATTTCAATGCATTTTGATTTATATGATGGTTCACAACCATTATTTCATGTATTTAGCTAGTCGCGGACAGGGTAAAACTTGGTTAACGTCGGTGTACTGCTGTGTTCAAGCCATACTATTTCCTGGTACAAAGATAGTCATTGCTTCAGGAACTAAAGGACAAGCAAGAGAAGTTATTGAAAAAATTGATGATTTGCGAAAAGAGTCCCCGAATTTAAAACGAGAAATTGAGGACTTAAAAACTTCAACTAATGACGCAAGGGTTGAATTCCATAATGGTAGTTGGATTAAAATTGTTGCATCAAACGACGGAGCTCGCTCAAAACGTGCAAACCTTTTAATTGTGGACGAGTTCAGAATGGTCGATTTTGAGATCATTAGCAAAGTACTGAGAAAGTTTCTTACCGCTCCAAGGTCTCCAAAATATCTTGAAAAAGAAGAATATGCTCATTTAAAAGAACGAAACAAAGAAATTTACTTATCCTCCTGCTGGTATAAAGTTCACTGGTCATACGGCAGATTTGTAACCTATTTTAACGCAATGATGAAAGGATCAAAGTATTTTGTATGCGGTCTTCCTTATCAAATTGCTATTAGAGAAGGACTCCTCGATAAAGACCAAGTAAAGGACGAAATGTCTGAAGAAGACTTTGACCCCATTGGCTGGTCAATGGAAATGGAAGCATTGTGGTTCGGAGAATCTGAAAAAGCTTATTTTAAATTTGAAGACCTTGAAAAAAATCGAAAGCTCGCCTCTCCCCTATTCCCGCCTGATTACTATGACCTCATTAAAGATTCTAATTTTAAATTTGAAAACAAAAAACCTGGAGAATTAAGGTTAATTAGCAACGACATCGCTGGCATGGCAGGCAAAGACAATGACGCTAGTGTGTATACCGTTTTCAGATTAATTCCAAATTCTAATGGTTATGATAGACACATTGTTTATATGGAGAGCATAGTTGGTGGACACACAGGTTCACAAGCAACTAGGATAAGACAATTATTCGAAGATTATGCATGTGATTACATTGTGCTAGATACTCAAAGCATTGGTCTAGGTGTATATGATGCGCTTTGTCAGCCTCTATATGATAAAGAAAGAGCTAAAGAATATGAACCGCTCTCTTGTATCAATGACGAAAAAATGGCTGAACGTTGCACATATCAAAATGCTAAAAAACTCATTTACAGTATTAAAGGTAACGCTCAATTAAATAGTGAGATTGCAGTTCTTCTTAAAGATGGATTTAAACGAGGAAAAATTAAAATCCCTATTAATGAAAATGAAGGGCGAGAATATTTGAAGCGATTCAAAGGATACGAAGCCTTACCGGAAGAAACCAAGGCCAAATTTATCTCATCTTATGTCCAAATCACCTTGTTAATCAATGAAATGATAAACCTTGAAGCTGAGTACAACGATAATGGTCAAGTTAAGCTAAAAGAACCTAAGAGTAAACGGAAAGACAGATATAGTTCCGTGGCATACGGAAATTATGTAGCCACTCTTTTAGAACGGAAACTCAACAAACAAACAGAATATGACACTGATGATGATCTTGTCTACTTTTAAAAGAAATGAGGTGAAGTATGACTGATATTAAAAAAATCGATATTGAATCGGAGGAGTACAAAAAGCTGCTGAACGATTACAGCACCTATGTGTCTACTTTTGCATCTGGCTTTGTTTCTAACTTATTTTCTCAAGGTATTATAAGCGAAGTAGATGCTAAGCAGTTAAAAGAATACTTTTCTGATCCTGATGAATTTCAGGAAGAGATAGAAGATCTTGCTCAATATTTCTATATTTCAACCGCTGAGATTCATCAACTATTTGAGTTAATTGAAGCCCTCCCCACTTTGAATTATAAAATTGATTCCTTTACAAAAAGCAAGTCCTCTGATAAGCACATATCCCTTTTAAATAAAGCCCTCCATAAAGTAAAGCATAAAAGATTAACACGCGACTTGCTAAAACAAACTGCAGCAGCAGGAACACTCGTTGGAATTTGGCTAGGAGACGATAAATCCCCCTACCCTTTTGTGTTCGACAGTGTTAAATATGTTTTTCCAGCTTTCAGAAGAAACGGTGATTGGGTTTGTTTAATCGATATGGAGTATTTTAGCAACATTAAAGAGGACTATAGAAAAGAGCTGCTAAACAGCTTTTCCCCTTTCATTAAGAGTTCCGATTATGAAAACTTCCTTCAAGATCGTGAGAAATACAGATACAAGGAACTTCCTCAAGAACGGACATTTCCACTTCGAACTGGAACATTAAAAAGAAATCAGGGATTAGGTACATCATGGGTTACACCAGGATTGTATGATGTTCTACATAAAAAGAAACTCAAAGATGTTGAAAGGGCAATTGCTAATAAAATCATTAATGCAGTTGCGGTTTTAACCATCGGGACTGATAAGGGAAAAGGTGAATACACAAACCTTAAACTTCCAAAGGCAGTAAAACAAAAAGTACACTCTGGAGTTAAAACTGCTTTAGAAAAAAACAATAAAGATGGGGTTACAGTTGTTTCGATCCCTGACTTTGCAAGTTTAGCATTCCCGGATGTGAAAGCAGATGGATTAGACGGAGCCAAGTTTGATCATATCAACAGTGACATACAATCCGCTTATGGTTTATCAGGTTCTCTGTTAAATGGTGAGGGTGGCAACTATGCAACGTCCTCATTAAACTTAGATACCTTTTACAAAAGAATTGGCGTCTTAATGGAGGAAGTTGAACAAGAAGTATATCAAAAACTCTTTAATCTTATCCTTCCTGCAGGTCAAAAAGATAATTATTACATGAACTATGACAAAGATAAGCCTTTAACTCTTAAAGAAAAGATGGACATTCTCATTAAGCTTAATGATAAAGGTTGGTCAATTAAACATGTAATCGACAATATTGCAGGCGTGTCATGGGAAAGTTATTTGGAACAAACTTTATATGAAACAGATGAATTGAATCTTCAAGATAAGATAAAGCCTTATCAAACATCCTATACATATACAGGCAATGAAGCTGGATACCCTGTTGTAGATGAAAGTACTAATGAAAACACTATTAAATCTGCAACATCAAATGGAAACAGCTTACCAGACTAATTTGCAATGTTTTGAAAGGAGGTGAATAAACGTTTGGCCAAAGAGCAAAAGAAAAAAGTTTTTCAATTGCAGCTAAATGAGATAAAGAAAACAGATGATCCCACAAAGCTCCCCTGCACTTTTATCATTTTTGACTTTGAGACATCTCATAACAATACAGTGATTTCTAAGGAAGTTGCCTTGGACGCCTCCCCTACTATTATCAATAAGCCTATTGTTGCAAAATATCATGAGGTTGAAGGAATCAATACAGCTACTGACGCTCTCGGATCACATGAAGCATATTTAGGCACTGATAAACACGGTGAACTTGAAGTTAAGACAGATACCACCCCAATCGGAGTGTTTACTTCTGAGGGATACATTATTGAGATCGATACCGCAGAAGGGAAAAAAGAAGTTTTGGCTGCAGATGCAGTTTTATGGAGTTCGCGATTCAGTGATGCATGTGAACTTTTGTTGGAATGGTATTCGCGGGGCATCAATATAAACACAAGCTGTGAAATTCTATACTCAAATTACTCTGTTAAAGATGGAATAGAGTACATTGAAGCACCTATTTATTTAGAAGGTCATGCGATCTTGAATTCGGAGAAACGAGGAGAACACGATATCGTCCTCCCTGCATATGATTCATCTCGCCTAGTGAGTTTTAATGAGATGCAAAAATTCGAGAAATTGGTTGCACAAGCTGCGAACCAAGAAAAACAAAAGGAAGGTGAAAAAGTGGATAAATTTAAAAAAGTCTTTGAGCTATCACATTCAGACATTAGGGCACTTATCTATAATCAGCTTGACCCAACTCTAGAATCAAACGAGGAATCCTATATTGCTGATGTGTATGATACATACTTTATTGTAAACATTTATAGCTGGTCTGAAGATAATTCTTACGACAAATATTACAAAATTAACTACGCCAAAAATGGGGATACTTTAACAATTGATTTTGACTCTAAAATAGAAGTCTTCTTAAAAAGAAACTGGGAAGAAGTTGTCCCTGAAGAAATTCAAAGTCAGTTAAATGAAAAAGACACAACAATTTCGAAGCTCTCTGAGCAATTTAATGAAATTAAGGAGAAATTTAATACAGCAAGCGAAAAACTCGTTCAATTAAATTCTGCTCTTGAAGAGCTAAAACCGTTCAAAGAACAACATGAAAAAGCTGAATTCGAAAAAAGAGTCCAAGAAAAGAAAGAATTCTACAAGTCTAAGTTTGAAGCTCTTAATGCTGAAGAGAAATTCGAAACAGAAGAAGTTCAAAATCTTATCTTGGCATCTGCAAAAGACAGCGAAGAAACTGACAAGGCAATCCTTCAATTGAATTCAATGTTGGTTGATCTTGTAGACCACGAAGCTGATCAAGATGAAGTTTTTATTAGAGAGTTGTCAAGTAAACGTGAAAAATTACTTAAAGAGGACGACTCATTTGAGTCACGCTATTCATCTTAAAATATAAAATGGAGGATTTATAAATGGCTACTAGACTACAAACTGCCCTCACAGAAGTAGGGAAACATACTACTGGTAACTTAAATTCATTAAAAATTAAAACACTTGCTCACGGTGCCAAGGTTTCAGGATCAGATATCGACAACTTTATGCTCGTGGAACTCGGTTTTGATGAAGAAGGAAACCGTATCGCAAAAAAACTTTCCAATAAAAAGCACAGAGCTTACTTAATTTCAGCTCCCGAAGTTCGTTATTTGGGCGAGTCTTTAACTGATTTCTATAACGCTAAAGGTGAACATGCTCGTATCGTTATTTTGGAACCAGGATACACACGTTTTGATGTTTCTGCTTTCTCTTTGAATGAAGGCGTCAAAGAAGTTAAACGAGGACAAGTGGCGCACTTTGATATTAAAACTGAAAAATATGTTTTAAGCGACCCTGCTTCACCTCATGCTGACTTTGCAGATTCTTCTGCTAAATTCCTTGTTGTAAACAGCGAAGATGATCTCCAGTACACAATGGGACAAAAGCTGGTACGTCTCGAAGTAATTACAGGATCAGAAACAGGCTTAGTACCTGGAACAAGTTCTGAGGCTCAAGCAAAAGCCGTAGACATTGGCGATTAATAGAACTTTAATAAACACTTATTGAAAAGGAGTACATTATATGAAACTTGACACTGTAAAAATTAAGGGCTTATTTAGCCGTGTGGTCAACAATAAGATGGAAGCCACAGATAAATCGGATATCGAAACTTATATTAAAAAAGTATTTGGTGATGGAACTGTTACTCCTGACCCTTCTATGTTGCACCAGTTTAATACGCTTGTTGTACAGCAAGCAGATGAAATTGCAAAACCAATGGTTACAAATCTAATCACTCTATTTGCAAATCACGAACAAGAGAAACCAGGGAGTCTAAAATTAATCAAAATCCCTAAGAAAAACAAAGCAAAAGTGATTTGGTCTGCTAATGGATCAGGTGTAGATCTAGTCCGTGTTGAAGGTCGAGAAAATGTACCTGCTGTTCCATATACGCTATCCACTGGTTTTTATTATGAGCCACTTGATCTTGTAACTGATTCTGTCGAATATTTCAACAAATTAGTTAATGACATTGCCAATGCAAAAGTTCGATTGTATTTGGATAAAATTCATCAATTAACGGCTGCTGCTATTGCTAAAGGAAAAATCCCACCAAAAAACGTGGCTGTTGGTTCAAACCTTACATTACAAAAATATAATGAAGTTGCTTCAGTTCTTCAGCGTTATGGAGGTAGGCCAGTATTTGTTGGAGACTCGCTTCTTATTGATTACTTTGCTTTTCAGCAAGCTACAGATTCTACATATAAAAACCTTCTAACTGATGGCATTAAAAATGAGCTTCTGACTGCTTTAAACCCTACTACAATTGGAAGAACTACTGCCGTAAACCTCACAAACCCATTCACTGATGAAACTAACTCAAAAGTTGAGTTGCCTGTAAACAAAGGTTATATGTTTGCTGGTGGAGTGTCACAAAAACCATTCTCTATTGTTGAGTACGGTGGGCTTAAACAGTTAACTGAACAAGACATCGAGGATGAAAGAATTAAAATGAAAATCACTCAATCTGCTTCTGTTAACCTTCTGTTTGGTGAAGCGATTGGAATTATCGAGGAACAAGCAGCAGTATCTATCTAAGTATTTATTTTAAAGGATAAACTAGGAGGAAATTATGTCTGATAAAGTTAAATTGGCTCGTTATAGAAACACTTCTTATTTTGTTGGGTACACCGGAGATGGTGGACTTAAACAATTCACTTGGTCAGGTAGTAAAAATGGTAAGGCTGAGATCAAGGAAGTACCTAGAGATGTTGTTGACTGGTTGACAATGAATAGTGTCTGCTTTGATAAAGGTGAATTAGTTATTGTTGATGAAGATGACTCAACAAAACAAATCAAAGAATCAATTGTTGATGCGGAAGCATACACGAACAACACTCACACAAAAGAAGAAATTTCAAAGATGATTAAAACAGGTAACATTGCACAAATGAAAAATAAACTTGAAAAGATTACAGTTGACTCAGAAAAACAGTTTGTTATTGATGTTGCTTCTGAATTCAGTGATGATATCCCTGCTGGAAAACTTAAAGCCTTAGCTGAATGGATGGGTGTCGAAGATCCTTCCCTGCTCTTTGACTAGGAGGTTCAATAATGACTTCTTATGATGAAATTTGGGAGTTTTTCTTGCTAAACTGTAAAACGTCTGATATCAATTTACCTACGGAAGAATCTTTAATTTATAAATCTATAAGGAACGCAGTCCTGCGATTCAATAATAGACTTCGCGACAAAAAATTGAAGTGTAACGATGAAACTGAAACAGTAGACAGAGTAATGAACGAGGATGAATTGTTAATTCTCGTTCATTATTTACGTCTAATTTTTTTAATTAATGAACAGACTTTTTTTCAGACTACATGGCAGCCATTTGCAAAAGACGTTGGTGTTACCAACTATGGTACACAAATCAATTCATTAACAAAGTCAATTGAGAAACAAACAGCAGATATTGACCGCCTCATTATGAATGCAGAGGTGGATTACTTATGAGAGAAAAATATATTAATGAAGGACAAGTCCCCTCCTCTTTACAAGAACACTGCATAAGACTAAGTAAGAAAAACAACTCTGTTCTTTATAAAGTAGAGCAATATTTAAATAAAAAAATGCTGTCTGATATAGAACTAGTTGAAATTCGTGAAATCATTTTGGACGTGAGTGCTGAAATCGTAAGATTAGGTCAATCCCTATCTGGTGATTTAGATGAAAGACTTTAAAAATTACCATCAGATCGACGTTAATAAAAAGATTGAACATGATGGGAAATTAATTTTTCAGGCTGGTTTGAAGGGTTTTCAGTCAGAGACTGTATCAATTGATGAAAAAGAATCAGTAACATGTTTGATTACTTCGAAGTTTTCAAATGGTGATGGAATGACTAAATACATTCTTGGACTGCCCGAAGATATTTATATTGGAGGAGTCGTCAACTGGGACAGTCAAAAGTGGCTAATCACTACTTTCCCAAGCTTTAATAAAATTTATAAAAAGGCTGAAATTAGGCTGTGTAACTCCTCAATAAAGATAACTACAAATGACAGATGGATTGATTCAGACAAAATAAGCGAAGTTACTGGTAAACCAATCAAAACTAAAGTCCCTGGAGAAGTTATTGAAATCCCATGTGTTTTTGAGCGTTCAACATCTATAAATGGGACTGATCTAGCCGTCAACCTTCCTGATGGACAAGCAAACATTACAATTCCAAACGTAAAAAATGACAAAATTAAAATTGGACTCGCTCTCTCATTTTTCGGTGAGGATTATCTTGTTAATGATATTGATTATTCTAAAGTTTATGAAGATCATGGCACAATAAAATTAATTGCCAAAAAGAAAGTCCGAGGTGAAGACAGTGCATGAGTAACATGGTCGAACACATGACCAAGATTTTCAGAACATTGATTGACGATTCAGATCTCAACAGGCTTCTATATTATAAGGACACTCCCCTCTCCCCTGAACTCCCAGATGTTCAGGATTTAGAAGGATATTATGTTGAAACTACTGTTGAAGAGAATGGTAACTCCCGCATTGTCCCCCCTATTTTTAATACGATCTTCAAAAGAGCTCCGAAAACTGACGATATCACTGACACACCAATCTGCAGAGTCTGCATGTATCTGGGAAGTGGTTTATCAAGGCCCTCTAATCAAAGCTATTTGCTTATGGATCAAGACCTTCACATTGATGTCTACACTCATATCGAGACATATGAAGAAAATGAATTCAGGTCATTGAAAATTTTGGACAGATTATCTGCGCTTCTCTTCAATAAAAATATCGCTGGCTTCGGAAAGGCTTTAGCTCCGAAAAGAATGCTGATTGCAAACCCTCCTGCTGGTTATTTGGGTTATAAAATGATTTTCACATTTGGAGCAATGAAATGAATGATTTACGAGACTTTTACATATTAGGCTTACCAATTGAAACTTCGATTGGAGATTGTCATTTCATTAAGATAAAGGATTATTACAAGTTCGCTCAATATCTTAACCTTGTCAGAATGAGTAGGGATGAAATCGCATATAGCCTGTTTTCCGCAAATCAAACTGAGTCTTCCAAGGAAGTAAAGAAACTTACATTATTTGAAGTTGTTACGCAGCTCCCCTTATTTACAGAAGCCTATCATAAAGTATTAAGTAAAATGTTTAATGACGAAGGAATTCTTGAAAAAGTTACTCAGGACAATTTTACTGAAATACGAAAATTGATTTTAGATATGAATTTATTGAAAGAAGAAAAAATCAACCCAAACCCCATTATCCAAAAGGCAATAGAACGAAGCAAGCGACTTAAAAGCCTAGAGTCCTCAGAGCTTAATTTGACAAACATGATCTCAAGCATCGTCGCTTTTGGTTCTAGTGATTATGAAAAGATTGTTAATTGGACTATTTATCAAGTTTACATGACTTTCTTAAGAATAGCTTTATTAAAGAAATATGACACCTCCACCCTTTTTGCAACTGTAGATCCCGATCACGCTAAAAACATAGAGGATTGGAGCAAAGACATAGAGATATTTGAAGATGATAACCACACTCTTTCTAAAAAAGAAGCAGAAAATATTTCTAAAATGATCTCAAGCAGCCACTAGGCTACTTTTTTTATTAGGAGGAATTTAATTAATGAAAACAGTTATTAACGATACGGCTGACGTTATTCTAAAAAGAAAACGTGATGGCCATTTGGTTGCTACTGCGGAAGCCCAAATTGCTGGATTTTCGCAAGCAGTTACCCAAGATAAGCTAAAGGGTGGTATTGGAAACAGAACAATTGCCATCCTTCGATCTGATAAAGAAATTACTCTGAATCTAAAAAATGCGCTGTTTGACCTTGAATGGTTGGCTATGTCTCAAGGTGTTGAAATTGAAAAAGGAACATTTAACGTCTACAAAACTGATTATGATCTTATTGTTTCAGATATTGGTGAGGTTGCCGTGACAAGGGAGCCGATTGGATTAGTTACCCTTCAAGACGCTAAAGGAAATTCAATTACACTTGAAGCAGAGGACAAAACGGTTACAGTTCCAGAAGAGTTCGCGAAACCTGGTGATGAACTGCTTGCAATTTACAAAGAAGAAGTGAAAGGTCGCTCTATGGAAATTGCCTCTGATAAGTTCTCTGAGAAGTATGAAATTGAATACCGAACAATTGAATACGATCCAGATACTAATCAAGTAATTAACTATTTATACTTTCAATTCGATAATGTTACCCCTTCAGGTGAGTTTGATATGTCACTTGAAAACGGAACTGCTCTCACTCCTGAATTGAAGTTTGAAGCAACAGCGAAAAGAGGTTCGGGGAAAATGGGACGAGTCCTCCAAATTCCAGTCGATGAAGATGGAAATCCTATTGATGATACCCAACCTTCTCCCGAGCCTGAGCAACCAGAACCTACTCCAGATCCAGGATCAGACACAGGAACTCAAACAAAGTCTGTAGACATTGGTGACTAATAATCAAAATCTAAAACAAAAATAAGGAGAGATTCTATTATGGCTGAACAATTTCTAAATGAAAGTAATGGAGTATTTACATCTGCAGAAAATGATGGCACAGGAAAACCAGTAACGGCTGTTTATTTAAAAAACAACAGTGAAGAGAACCCTTTATACATTAAAGGGATGCAAGGCGAGCCGGGACCAAAAGGTGATAAAGGTGACAAAGGCGATCCTGCTGTCATTGAAGAAAAAAGCATTACTCATGAAATGCTTGGTGACAATATCGTCAGAAGTAACAACATTGGAACCGGCAGCGTCTTGCTCGTTAACTTAAACAGCGAAGTTAAGGCTAAGTTCGATGATTTACAAAAACAAATTGATGAATTAAAAGGCAGCCAAGCATCCAGCTAACCAAAAATAATATCTAATAGATAAAGATTATGAGGGGGATTTCCCCTCTTCTTTTTTATACAAATAAAATGCGTGTTTTATTAAGAAAATTTATGTAAGGAGGTTTCTGGTGTCAGTTTGCGATTATAAAACACTACCGCGAAAAGTCGAACCTCAAATCACCCCCTTCGTTTTCCATGATTCTGTAACTGAACCTGGTGAAGGCGAAAAACTTATTGTGGGTGCTCATCGCACACTTACTGTTGAAATTACAGGCGACTGTACTTCAAGAGAAGTTAAATTTTATAGTGTTACACAAGATGGCAAGAAAATTATTCTAGAAGGGATAAACTCCTCTAATCACATGTTTGGCGCAAGCACTCTTGGAATTGATGAAATATGGGAATTTGATGTCGCCGGGAAAACCGCAATTTTATTTGAAATAACCAAAATCAATGGTGGTTCACTTACCATTAAGGGAAATGCGGTGACATAGTGATGGATAATCTCTCTAGAGCACAGAATAAAGAAAATGAAATAAAGATTGAAAATCTAAAAGACAGATTTGATTTTTTTGAAAAACATACCGTAGATAACAAAAAAGAAGTTGCCGAAAAAATCGAAGAGTTTTATGAGCTGCTTAATTCTCATGTGATTAATAATGAAAATCCTCATGGAGTAACATCTCAACAAGTAACCATAATTAAAGACCCATCATCATACCAAGATGCATCTTATTCTGGAGATAATTATCCAATCGGCATCTCAACCTTTCCACTCTCACAGGGATCAGTTGGTTTCCCGAGTCAGTACGGAGAATGTTTAAACATAAAAACAACAAAATATCGATTCGCACAGCTTTTCTTCCATGCAGGAAATCGAGAAGATTCAAGAATCTATCTTCGTCATTGGTACCCTTCCACTGGCTGGACAGAATTTATTACAGTCCCCTCCTCTTCTGATGTAGATGAAGCACTGAAATCAGCGAAAGCTTACACAGACGCTCATGCAAATGATAAAGAAAATCCTCACTCTGTTACAAAAGAACAAGTTGGGTTATCAAAAGTTGATAACATTAAACAAGCAGCAAAGACCGAGTTTGATACGCATAACAGCGATAATACTCGGCATATAACTGCGGACGAGAGAGCGAAATGGAACACCGGGCAGCTTTATAAATTAACTGATGACAACGGAGGCAGAACGCTAATCCCTGATGGCACTGATTTATTAACTTTACCATCCGGTCTTTATTATGCTGTCAGCAATAAAATTATCAACTCTCCAGATCCGAAGGCGGTCGAATGGTTTCATTACGATGTTTCAACTAATAATTCGCGAAAAACAATCGTTGTAACTGCTACGGCCAATCCTAGAAGGTGGTTCGGAACAATCCACACTGACGGTTCATTTAAAGGATGGCAAAGATTTATTACAGATGTCGACGCGGTCGTAACCTGGCAATCGCCTACTTTATTAAACGGATGGAAGCAGTATGGAACCCATAAGGTTCAGTTTAGCAAAAATGTGCTTGGTGAAGTTGAGATAATTGGCTCAATAACCGGAGGAACTATTGGTTTTGAGGTGCCAGCTTTTACGCTACCAGCAGGGTATAGACCTTTGCAAATGACACATTTTATAGGCGTAGCTTCAAGTATTGGCACAGGTTCAGCCCCTCAATTTCATAGAACACATATTTCCACCGATGGAAATGTATATATACAAAGCTGCTCCAATACAGTCAATCCAAATGAATTTATCACTTTTGGATTTAAATTTAAGTCGGCTTAGGAGGGATTAAAATGAAATGGCTATACAAATACGATGAAAATTTCAACTACTTGCCAGGGGAAGAATTACAGATCGAAGACGACGATAAAACTCCTGATTTTTATTGTGATGCAAGACCGCCTGACGGTCTATATTTACCTAAATTTGATCCAAAGAAAAATAAATGGTTCGAATCGGCCGCACAGGAATATATCGATAGTTTGCAACCTCCGGAGCCAGAACCCAATCCCATAGATCTTTTAAAGAAACAGAATGCCCTACTGTCCTTACAGATAGCTCGCCTTCAATCAGAGGTTTCAGATTTAAAAGGCGGTTACACCTCATGAGGTATCCTACTTTCCAAGATATAAAACAGTTTTATGATTGGGGATGCTATAACGACGAGGAAATGCGCGAGTACGTGAGGATAAATTGGATCACTCCTGCTGAGTATGAAGAAATAACAGGCAGAAGTTATGATAAACCATTCATTAATGTCAGTGTAGATTTAGGAATGTGCATAACACCTTAATGGGTGTTTTTATTTTGGATTTATAAGGAGGAAATATGATGGTAACACAAAAGTTAACGCTCAATCATATTAAAGAGGACAATAAGAGATACAATGAAAAGCAGAGAATTGAATTGAATGAACAATATCATACTTACATTTACCCGAATTTCGACCCAACGAGGGTATCTAAGATGATCAAATCCTTAGTTGAAGACTATGTTGAAATCCAGACCAAGAAAAAAATTAAAACTGATTTAAATGCCGGAGACCTAGCACATCTCTACATGATTATTGAATTTAGTGACATTGCTGATATGCCTAAAACTTTGACAGCTAAAATTAAAATGCTTGAAGAAATTGTTAGGTCAGAACATATAAAAACAATTTACGAGGCTTTCCCGAAAGAAAGTTTAAAAAAAGTTGAAGACGCTGCTCTCGAATTTACAAAATTTATAACAAATGCGTCAAATAAAAATGCAGACAAGATCAATGAAGATATCTTAAGAAAAGTTGAAGAGCTTACTCAAGAGGACAGCTAAAATGGCGACTTATAAAGATCTCGCCGTTTTAGTGCAAACAGAAGCTTTAAAGGCCATCCAGCAATCAAATAGCAGTACTAAGCAAACGTTAATCAAGACTGGGCAAGAACATGTTGAAACTGATGTTTACGACGTCTACAATCCCCTAGTTTATGAAAGAACACATGACCTGAAAAGCTCCTTTGTAACTGAAAATGAAGCTAACGGGCTCTCATTGGATAACATTCGAGAAGATGAAGGTCGCGATGTCGCAACTGTTGTTGAAACTGGTGAAGGTTATACATTCCCAGACACATACGATTATGGCTATGGTAAACCAAGACCTTTCATGGCCAACACTGCTGAAGCTTTAAAGGATGGTCGCTTAATTGAAGCTGTGACCAAGGATATCAATAAACTTGGGCACAAGACAATTAAATAGTGGTGGTGAATTAATGGCGAAAGAAATAAAACAGAATATGATACGCCCCCGTGCAAAGAAGCTGCCTGATGTTACTGATGAGATGTGGGTGCAGGTTGATGAGGAGCATAGAAATTTAACAGAAGAATTCTTGGATGCTCACTCATTCCGTGACAAAACGAGAAAGCAGTATGCCTCTTCCCTTCGTCAATTCTTCTGGTGGGTGCACGATTCTCTAAATGGAAAGAAACTACACGAAATCACAAAACGCGACTTTATTAAATATCAAAGTTTTTTAAAAAACAGAGGCATGTCTTCCAGTGGTATCGCACTAAAAAAAGCTGGTGTTTCTTCTTTAAATAACTATATTGAAAACGTCGTGGCTGAAGATGATGACAATTATAAAACATTCAGGAACTTTACCCGCGGCCTCCCTGCTATTCCTAAGACAATCACCTATGAAAAAGTAAAAATTACATATGAAGATTATCAAACAATGATGAAAGCACTTGAAGAAGATGAAAACTATTTAGGGATGGCCTGGCTTGCAACTGCTTTTAATGTAGGAGCTAGAAGAGCTGAAATCATTCAGTTTAAGACAGAAATCTTAGATTACCCTATCCCTGAAGGCCAGCAATATGTGTTATCGCATAAAGTATTTGGCAAAGGCAGTGGTGAAGGCAAGGTACTGGAATACATGATCAATACAGAAGCTCTAAAATATTTAAAGCTGTGGCATGAAAAACGCGGGTACGATCATGAATACCTCTTTACCACTACTTACGGTGGACAACCAAAGCAAATGTCAGAAACATGGGCTGATTATTTTTGCTCCGATGTTTTGTCAGACATTCTTGGCCGCAGAATCAACCCTCACCTTTTTAAAGCCTCTTGTATCACCTACTTACTCGAAGTCAAGAAAATCAAGATTGAACTTGTTAGCAAATACATTGCTCAACACGAAGATGTCTCCACTACAATCAAACACTATGATCTTCGCGATTTTAAAGAAGAGAAGAATCAAATATTTATGTAAAATCACTCTTTTATTCAAAATCAAGATCCCTTCCCTAAAGGGGTTTTGCTTTTGTGTGAAATTGAACTCTCTATTTTTCTTTTCCCCAGGTTTGATACATGGTATAATTTTCATAAAGGAGATGAGGGCTATGGCAACTGATATGAGGGTTAAACCAGTTGTGAGTGGAAAAGACGCAGAAAGATTCTTAGAAAGAGTCAAAAGAAATAACCAAAGAATCGAAGCTAGAAGAGCGAAAAGAAAAGCGATGATGAATAGGGTATCAAATGGGAAACAAGAAAATCGACTTGTCAAAAATTAAGGTTCGCCTTATACAAGTAACAGATCATCAAATTATCCAAAATTTCAAATGCGGAAATTCCACCATAGAAAATTATTTAAAGCAAGATGCCTACTATGACACAATAGATTCTTTTTCGAGCACAAGCTTAGTCTTTTACAAAGAAGATGAAAAAGAAGACTTAGTAGGCTTTTTTACGTTAAAGAACGAACCTCTAAGAATTAGCATTCCTTCTGATGAGTTGTACCATAACAGCAGTTTAGAAATTGCCAGAATAGCGGTAGATGAAAAGCATCAAGAGCATGGTTTTGGGACAGTAATGATAAATACGATTAAAACTCTAGCCCAAACAACGAATCAACGTTTTGTGACTCTTGATGCTTTAATTGAAAGATATGACTGGTATGTAAAACGAGGCTTTGAAGCTTTCATTGAAAATGAGGCAAAAAGGAGCAATAAAGATGGTTTAGTTTATATGTACTCTGACTTGCTTGATGAAAAGGCTATTAATGCATATCTAGAGGATGAGCAAATTGTCTAGTCATGTTTTTTCTTACCTCGCATAGACTACAGTGAGGTGATAAAAGATGTGCACAAGCAATCGAAAATCAATTGTCACGGGTAAAGATGCAAAAAAATTTTTGGACAAAGCATTAAAAAAACAAAGATTAGCAGAAAATAGAAGAAAAAAAAGAAGGCAATCCAAAGACTAAAGTGTTTAGTAGGCTTTGTCTTCCCTCTTCCTTCCAACCGAACTAAAGAACTACACTCCCCCACTTTTCAGCGAGAGGATTTCTTATTTTTCTTGTTCAGAAGGCTTCATTATGAGTGATCCTGCTGCAATGGCTGTGGCATATGTTTCAACAAACTCCTGAAAGTTGATTCCAAGCACTGCTTCTCCTCCCCATTGAACATATATGCCTATTAACACAAAAAAGTGAATAAAGTGAAATACATAATATTTTGTATTTGGATTAAGGGTATTTGCCTTTTTAACACTACTATTTATCTGTTCAGCAGTTATATTTTCATTTTCAAAGTCCTGAGCCTGAATAAATTCATCAGCTTCTTGAATATATTCTTCATTTTCAAGATCATTCAGATCATCAACTGCTATTTCATCTATGAAAGATAAGTTGAGTTTTTGTATATCAAGATTGCGAAAACTCATTTTGTTTAGGTTTTCTTGAATTCGTTGAACCGAGCTTATATGAGAAGTCAATAAAGAAGATATTTCTATTGGTTTATTGATAAGATGAGTCGGATATTTCTCTGAGATTAAGCTTAACAGCTTTTGAGATGGGTAACTTTGTTTAAGAACCATCTGTTGTAAGTTTTGATATTTCGCTATTTCTTTTTGAAGATGCTGAACAGGACTTGCTATATTTGGTATTGACGTATTCGATTTCATAATTGTCCCCCTTTATTTTAATAATTAAAGTATAGCATATTGCAACCACGAACAGGAACAAGCGTTCTCTTTTGTTGAATCATCTCCTCTTTAAAATTTTCCACATTTGCTCGATAATAGGATCGAGGTGAATGATGGGATGTTTAGATGGTGGATTAGGAAAAGGAATAAACTAAAAAAAGAACCTGAATATTTAGGAGAGGTATTGCTAACATGGCCTGATGAAGAAATACAGAAATACATTAGAGATTATTTTGGTTATAGTTCTAACAAAAACAAGAAAATTGAGTTACACCGAATTAGACGGCTTGATTTAGATACAATAATACTTGGCATCGCAAGGATGAAAGAAATCGAGGAGTCTTTCGACAATTCGAAGACGGTTCCCAGTTTCATAGCGGCAACTGTGTTTATGCTTACTCAAGTTTTCAATTTTTATACAGATGACGAAATGTATCGATTGTTCCTTATTCTGGTGTCTTACATTATTTTCTTCGTTTTTCTATTTGCTATTAAAAATGGTAGCGATCATCGATCAGGAGCAGCTCAATACAGGAGCTTGCTGGAACAGGTGAAGGCTGAAAAGGAGAAGACATCCTAAATGGGTGTCTTTTTTATTTGGCATATATGGAGGTTTTCCCTCCCCCTCTTTAAAATTTTCCATTTGTGTACGATAATCACCTTGAGGTGATTTGGAAATGGATAGTGATGAATATTATAAAAAATATTTAGAAGAGAGTTTAATCAAGTTAAAAACTCGTGACCTTATAGAGTTTATTAAAAGAGAATTTCCTGAAGAGGTCAACTATAACCATGAGATTCACCAAAAGAAAGTTGAAGCGTTGAAATCTCTATCAAAAACAGACTTATCTGCGGCTATAGCCAGACTAGCTAGAATTCAACGAAAGTTTGATCATACTAAATTGTGGACTATTGGCGCGGTTTTTATTGGTACAGCTCTTGTTAATTTACAAATTTTATTTAAAGTTAACCTCACAAAAATTTCCGAGGAAAATTATATTAATTATTTAATGTATGGTATTACTGCCTTAACTGTGTGCTTTGTCTTATATAGGGCTATCAGAAAGGATAAGAAAATATCAGATACAGCAGCATATTTAAAGGATTTGATTGAACAAGTTAAATCAGATAAGTAACAAAAGGCATCTCAATGGTGTCTTTTTATTTTGAATGCAGGTAAAAAACATTGCACCGGAAAAAGTCTGCTAAGATGGAACGACAAAAGCAGACCGCCCGGTCGAATTTGACAAGATATTTGCTGATACAAAGCAATACAGATGATACTATAAAAAAGAAACAGATTAATTCTTTTTTGGTGGTTTAATTTGTTGAGATTCGCAATAATCATTTATATTAGTTACGATCTCTATAACCATGTTCAAATAAAATTCAAGAGTTTTAACTATAGGTTTACTACTACCTTCAAAGGAAAAGTATGAAGTGAATTCTCCTTCATACTGATTTATGTAAGGATGGTTATGTGGATTATCAGGATCAAAAGGAACATCATTCACTGTCAAAACCTGCCCTACTCCTTCAAACTTATTATTCAGCATAGTAATACCCTCTGGGAATGACAAATAATCCAATGTTCCAGAATAGAGCTTTTTGTTTCGTGTGAGTCTTACGTGTTTGGTTTCATTACAATGTTTTTTAAAGTCAGTTAACCAGGATGAGCCGATTTCGAACTCTTGGGGCATCTTAAATACTTCATAAAGAAAATTATGGTCTTCCTTTAAGCCCACAAAATGTTTATTAACCTGCTCTTCAAAAATTTTTTCTTTTTTATAGGCCGGAAAATATATTTTTCGTTTTATGTATTCAATATTGTCGTAAACTGCCGAGGCATTTTCAAGACAAAACACTTCAAAGATATAATATGCAGCGTAATCCAAAGAAGAGTTCAAAGCAGCCAAAAAATTTTTAATTTTAAAGGCTAAGGTACGTTGCAAATCTTCAGAAGCTAGAGCCTTATGGTGTAATTTAGATATATCCTCTAAAGCCTGTTCTGCTTCATCAAGCAAATAGAGCGCATCCTGCATAGAATAAGTCCCCCTTTTTTCATGAACAAGAATAATATACCAAAGAATAGGTGAAAAGCCCATGAAAAACTATTGTGAAGTTTTAGAAGTATTCGAAGAGGTTCTTGAAGAGTGGTTTTCAGCTGAATCGATTCTTATAAGCCAATGTGGTGATTGTACTGATGACCTTGAAAAGAGAAAAGAACTGTATAGGCAGCGTTTTGTTGAGACTTTGAGTGGGAATTGATGAACCTCTCCCCTTCCCTTATGCTCAAGATAAATAAGAAGAGAATGATTCCACTCTCTTCACTCAAACTTTTTCAACTTTTTCCAGATCAAGCCTAAATTGCTTAATTTCATTTTCCATAAGGTCAATGATATTCAAAAATTCAGTGCATACCTGTCGGTCATCAGTAATACCTGGGTGATCCAATGCAATATGTCTTAAATACAAGAAATCTTCTATGTTCTTGATCGCTTCAGCGACTTTATCTCCAAGCAGATGATAATTTTGATACAATATAGGTTTTATTGAATCAAAAAAGATCCTGTCTTTAAAGTGACATGTTCCTTCCTCTGTATCAATGAATACAACATATTCTTTGTTTTGGATATTCAAAATTTCATTATAAACGTTCATTCTTTTTAGCTTATATTCTCTTTTAGCCTTCATATTTTCCATTTTTGCTTGTTTTTTAATTTGGAAACTCTGAACAACGAGAGTCGAGAAAAAAGAAATGGCTCCTCCGACAACAGTACTAACCAAGATTGGTATAAATGATTGTACTTCTTCCATAATAGACCCCCATTATTGTAATATGCAGTTAATTGTACCACGATTTGCTTCTATCAGTGTAACTTCCCTTATGCTCAAGAACATATTGCTATGCTGTGTTTATTCTTTCTCAGCGCACTATAAAGCTCCCTCACAGAGAGGGAGCCTAAATTAGAGAGCTTTATTTAACTCATGTTTAATCCAAAGTTCGAAGTATTGAGTAGCCTCATCTTCACCTAAATCTTTACTTGTTATCGAGAATATCTTACAACCGAAGGGAGCGATTTTTGAAAACTTCATAGGCGGCTCATCCATTGCATGATCCTGAAAGTTAAAATACACGTCCCAAACATCAACATCTAGTCTCTTTAATCCTACTGCTTCAAGATCTAATCCATTTTTATCGTAACTAATATGTAGATGTTGCGTTTCATCATAATTCATTAGGAAACCCTCCCTTTAGAAAATGATATGATGCTTTTTCATGTTAGGCGGCACATGGTAATGAAGTTTATAGGGGCCTCCCGTCTTAACTGGATAATAATCTAATCTGAAAATTGGTTTTCCGGTAGATTTTAAACGAACTTGAATAATTCTGCCACCACCACCGGGGCCATCAATCTTGTATTTACTCGGCGCCTTTAAAGCTTTTTCAACATATGGTCTCGCGATTGCCCAGCCTTTTTTCATTCCAGACCTGCCAACTTTGCTAATTAAGACTCTTAAAGCTGTAGCAACAATTGGCACCCACATCGGTTTTATTTCAGCGTCCTTAACTTCTTGTTCGGCAAGCACCTGTTCTAACTGCTGAAATACTGGGTCTTCTATTAAAAAATCAAACTCTTTTTCAAACTCTTCATTATCCAAACTTTGAATATCCGTTTTATTAATCGTTGAAATTGATGGTGTTTCATCAATGATGCTTTTTGGGAAAATCTCATTCAATGTATTAAGAGTTGAGTTGAAATCAATGCTTTCACCCTCTTTTCCCTCTTCAATTGCTTGAGATAATGGACTTAGAGCACTCATAACCAACACAAAGACCAAAAGTGAGACAATAGTTTTAATAAACTTTTTCGCCATATTTGACCTCCTAGTTAATTATTTTCATTCCAAATATATCAATATATGGTATGAAAATCAACAGTTGATTTTACTTTAAGTAGTCAAATATTACGTGGATGGTGTTTCCCTTCTGCTCAAGATAAACATTCCTGTAGATGAAAATTGTGGTATACTGTAGGCATATTGTTTGATGAGGTGGTTTGGTGTGTTTATCGCAATGTTAATTATTGCAGGGTTTATTGTTTTCTTTGGATATGCACTGTCTGAGGGTAAAAAGCAAGAAGAAAAACAAAAAGAGATTAAAAAAAGTGACCGAAAAAACCTTGATCAATATGATTTAGATTTTTCTCCGAACAAATCATATATAAACCCTGACGGAAAAATGAAAATTGCCTTCAATTCAGAAAATGAGCTATTTAAAATATATAGAGTGTCCCCCAATGGGACGATTCATGAAGTTGCTATCCCCTTTGATAAAATTGTCGATTCAGAGATACTTATTGATGATACAACGGTTATGAAAGCCTCACGAGGTCAACAAGTAGCTGGAGCTTTAATTGGAGGTGCAATTGCTGGTGGAGTTGGAGCAATTATTGGTGGGAGTTCTCCAAATACCACAAGCTTAAACACTGTAAAAAGAATTCGTTTAAAGATCACAAATGAAGATTTTGAAAATCCAGTTTATTATATTGACTTCCTCCCTACCCGAGATAAATTAAACCGAAGAATTGATAAAGGCTGGAACAAAGAAGACTCTACAGTGTCTTATGCATTAAAGAAAGCTGAATATTGGCAAGGTGTTCTGGAATTGGCTATAAGAAAAACAAATCAAGTCGCTCATTAACTGGGCGACTTATTTGTTTTCTTCTTCCTCTTCAACTTCAAAAAGTTCTTCAATCGTGATCCCAAGAACTCGCGAGATAATAAATAAATGATTATCTAAGTGCTGTTTATTTCGATCAAAGCGATTAATTGCTGATTGGCTAATACCTGTAATTTGTGAAAGTTTTAATTGCGAAATACCTCTTTCATCTAAAATTTCGTTTAGCCGCGGTTTAGCATTAATAAATTTCAAAACAATCTCTCCAATCGAAACAATAACTGTACATTGAATGTATATTATGTATACATTATGCCCTAACTTAATTTTCATGGCAAGCCAAAAAACATTATTGACTACCCATTAATGATTAGTGTAATATGATTACAACAACCGAATGGGAGTTGATAATAAAATGCTGAGCAAAAAAGTATATGGGACTATTATGCTTACAGTGTCGCGTCAAACAACGGCTTCTAGCAAATGTTTAGCAATACTTGATTCATACTATGCCATATCCGATGATCGAGTTGATTTGACTGAGTTGACTCTACTACACAAAAATGGAAAAGTTTTAGGGACGGTCAAAGTACATAATGTGAAAATTTCTTGGGATGGATTTAAAAAGGGAGAGAACATCATTGGCTCAAATATACACTCATGAATTTGTGCGAGATTATTTCAAGAAACATGGATGTGAACTTATTTCAGAATTTAAAAACGTTAGGCAGATACTTTCTTACAGATGTGTTTGCGGAGAAATAGGAACTACAAATTTTTATTCATTTAGAAACAGCCATCATAAAAAATGCAATAAATGTGTAAGAAAAAAAGCAAAGAAGCCGAATAAACTAGACTTTGAATATGTGAAAAAATTTTTTAAAGAGAATAATTGTGAGCTCCTTGAATCCATGTATATTAATAGCTCTACTAAGATGGCTTATATCTGTTCGTGTGGGAAAAAAGATTATAAGACTTGGAATAAATTTAGAGCAGGACAAAGGTGTAAGGATTGTGCAATAAATCAGAGTGCTGAAAAACAGAGAGCAGATTCTTCATATGTTGAAAACTTTCTAAAAGAACATGGATTTTCAATAGCCGATGGGAAATATGTAAATACAAATTCAAAAATGTTGCTTATTTGCCAATGTGGAAAACCAACTGAACGAACATGGAGTTCAGTTAAACAGAGTCCAAAATGCAACTGTTCAATTCATTACACAAAACCCTTAAAAAGAAAGTTTACAAAAGAGGATCTGATTAATTTTTATTGGAAATTAAAGAACGATCTTGGAAGATACCCTAGTTTAGAGGATTTAAAGAAAAATCCGTCTTCCCCTTCCCCATCTGTTTACGAACGAAAGTTTGGGGGATGGGTAAAGTTTTTAGAGAGTATTGGAGTAATGACTAGTGACAGATGGTATGTTGATGACATCGAAACCTTAAAGCGTATGTATGCTGACTATTCTTATGAAGAAATAAACAATGCTCTTATTAAGAAAAGGAGTAAAAGCACCATACAGCATAAAGCCAATAGCCTTGGACTGAAAAGATCTTACAAGGCTAAATTTGGAAAGGAGAAATTCTCAAATGAGTATTTAATAACTTTTTTGAAGAATTTCTACGACAAATACAATCGAACCCCTGTTGCAAAAGATTTTGTGGGAAATGATTTAAACTATGATACTTTCACTAAACGTTTTGGCTCTTGGAATAATGCGCTAAAAAAAGCTGGTCTACCAATTAATAGAGAACGATCAAAAAATCTCTCTAATAATGAATTACTTAAAATGAAGGAAATGTATGAAGCAGGAGTTGATATGCAAGATATAGCAAAACACTTTAATTATACACATACTGCGCCTATTTATTATCATTTGAATAAGATGAATGTTAATCTAACACGTAATAATCGTTGGTCAGAAAAACAAATCCACTATTTGAAAGCTCACTATCCTAACGCAGAGTGGAAGGATTTACTTAAAAACCTTGCACCTTTTTCAAAAGAGAGTATTACTACAAAGGCTTATAAACTCGGCATAAAAAGAAACTCAAATTTTTACACCGAAAAAGAAGAAAAGATTCTTCGAAAATTTTATGGAAAAGTGTCTTTTCATGAACTCCTTAAGATGTTGCCTAATAGAACGGAATCTTCTGTTGTTTCTAAAGTTAATCATATGGGTTTAAAAATTAGAGAATTTTGGAGCGAAGAAGATATTAACATGCTGAAAAAACATTATCAGACCTCTACTGATGAAGAATTATTAAAAATGTTCAAAGATAGATCATGGTCTTCGATTCAAAGTATGGCAACAAAAAATTTGAATCTAAAGAGAACGAAGGAATATTACAAAAATAAAAAAGAAAAAATTAGAGATCATCTAATCAAAGAACTTATAGAGTACGCTCATGCTTTAGGAAGAACACCTACATCAGTAGAAGTTCAAAAGAACCGAAACCTACAAGGAATTTCAACATATATTAGGTATTTTGATGGTTACAGAAATGCTTGTCTAAAAGCAGGTCTTGATCCTAATCAATCTATTTTTGGTAGGTCAATTCACTGTATATCATTAAATGGGGATGTATGCCTTTCAAAAAAAGAGAAAGAAATAACCGACTTATTTATAAAAAATAACATAGCGTATGTAAAAGAGGTTCTTTATAAAGATATACTGGGCAAAAATAATATTCCAAATATAAAACTTGATTGGTTTGTTAACAACAGAGTCATTGTTGAGTATTTCGGAATGACAGATAAAGATTATTATAAAAAAAGAGCTAATTATAAAATAGAGTTTTGTAAGAAGTATGGCATTCCATTGATTCCGCTGTACCCTGATGATTTAACGAATAACTACAACGGCTTAAAAGAAAAATTTAAAACTCATGGAATTAACTTTGGGAATGGAGATGAACAAAATGAAAAAATACGTTAATCACTTGACATTGACTATAGCCGCTTGTCAAACAACTCACGGCAACTCAGAAGATGAAGCTAAACGATTTACCGAATATGATTTATTGGATTTTGGAGAGTTTGAAGAACTTAAAGAAATAACATTAATAAATTTTGACGATGATAAAATAACCCTTCAAGCCTTTAATATGGGGCTTGAAATTGAGGACACCGAAGAAATCGATGAAGAAGATGAATTGCTATACATAAAATAAATGATTTTCTTGACTCTGCTAATGCAGAGTTTTTTTATTTTTGTCCACCTCTCCCCCACTCTTGGCTTTGAAAGGATGTGATTATTATTGAGTCAACAGTTGAAAATTGTAGTTACTCCAGTTGCTGACACCTCCGCTCAATCAGTCGAGCAAATCAACAAACAGCTTAAAGTACTACAATCTAAGTTAAACTCCCTTCAACTCAAAACGAATATTGATGCTTCTGCTTTAAAAACCCTCAAAGAATTCTCTTCTGCAGTTGAAACATATCAAAAAAATCTCAAGAATTACAACCAGACAGTTAAAGAAACACAAACCGTCATTAAGAATGCTGATGGGACAACTGAAAAAATCATTCAGCAGCACAAAAAGAATGGTGAAATACTTCAGCGAGAAATTAAGACGATTGATAATCGAAATCAAAAGATTCGTCAAGAAACTCAAGAAACAGCAAAATTAACCTCTGAAATTCAAAAGCTTGGACAAGCTCAAAAGATAATTGAACGTCAAAATGCTCAAGGTATCAAGACAGGCACTACTCACAAAAATCGTGATGGTTTTAAGGATATTACGTACAATCTCGACCAAAATGGGAATATTAAAAACTCAACCACTGTAACAAATCTTGATCAACAAAGAAAAGCAATCGAACAGCTTAGAGTAAGCTTACAAAGACTAAAAGAGCAAGGGCAACTGTCTGAAGTCACCCTCTCCTCTCTTGGAAGAAAAATTAATTTAGCTCAGTCTACAGAACAAATTGAAGCACTCAGAGTCAAGCTTAAGACTCTTGATGACAAATCAGCAGCAGTCGCAAAGACTAAAGAGCTTGAAAGGCAGTTAGAACTATATAGAAGACAAGCACAGGTAAATACTCAGAACCTGCAAAACAGATACGGTAGCTCATTGAGCAATGCAAGTAATCAACAGCTTCAACAGTATTTGAATTCAGTTAATCAATTAACTGCAAGGACACCTAATCTAAGAAATCAGATGGCTAGTCTTAATATGCAGTTTAGGGAAATGTCCTCTAACATTGCTGCTACTACAAGGCAGACAATGGGTTTTGTTGAGCAATTAGGAGTCGCTGCCGCCCGCATACCGGTGTGGTTTGCTGGTATGACAATGTTCATGGGGCCAATTCGCGGGTTGCAGTCGATAGTTGATCAAGTTATTCAAATTGACACACTTATGACTGAAATTCGCAGGGTCATGGATGAGCCTAATTATAAGTTCAATGATATGTTGCAAGAAGCAGTTGAGATGGGAGATCAGCTTTCCAATAAGATTTCAGATATTCTTCAGATGACAAGTTCATTTGGAAGAATGGGATTTGATGAAGCTGAACTAGGAAGCATTACTAAAACTGCAGAAGTTCTTCAAAACGTATCGAATCTGTCCGTAGATGAAACGGTCAATACTTTGACAAGTGCAATGTTAAACTTTAATGTTGCCGCACAAGACTCAATTTCAATTGCCGATTAATTATAGTCGCCTTATACAGTAATGTATAAGTGTAAACCCAGTGAACCCTATTGCTCAGGGGTGTGTCCTCTTCTAAGGATGCTAACGGTGGAACTCTAAGGGAGAAATCCTATGACAATACCGTGCCAAGCCTATTTTAGGAAGGTGTAACGACTAACTTTTGTGGTGTAGAGCAGATTTTGAGCTACTGTTCGAAGCGCTGGGCATCCCAATGGGATGAAGATATAGTCTAGTCCCCTACTTAAGTATCGGGAAACCGAGGGTATTATTCGAAATTAAATGAAGTCGACAACAACTATGCGGTTACAACACAAGACCTGGCTAACTCCATAAGGAAGGCTGGCGCGACCGCTTCAACCTTCTCAGTGGATTTAAACGATTTAATCGGATATACCACTGCAGTGGCCAGTACCACTCGTGAATCCGGCAATATAGTGGGAAATGCATTAAAAACAATCTTCGCAAGGATCGGAAACAATGAAAGTTCTATAAAAGCTTTAGATCAAATTGGGATCTCCGTCAAAAAAGCTGGAGGAGAAGCCAAAAGTTCAAGTGAACTAATCGAAGAGGTTGCCGATAAATGGAATTCATTAAGCGATGCTCAAAAACAAAACACAAGTATTGGTGTAGCAGGTATTTATCAGCTTTCTCGATTAATCAATAGTCGCCTAGTTAAGTAATTAGCTAGTGAAAAGTCAGTGAACCTAATTTAGGGTGTAATGTGATCGCTTAGATTTAAGTAGGAAATGACTTATTAATCATATTGCTAACAGGGAAAATCTAAGTCAGAGTTGATATGATGACCCTGTGCCAAGTATTTGCATCATGCTGCGAAGCACATGCAAATGAAGGTGCAACGACCATCCCTTTTGGGAGTAGTTTGCAGGTGAAATTCCTGCTTACGAAGCGCTGGCTGCCCTTTAGTTAAAAAAGAGGCAAAGATATGGTCTACTCCGTTTAAATATTCCGAAAGGAACGGTACAAAGGTTAACGCGTTAATGAACAACTTCTCGATTGCCCAGGATTCGGCAACTACGGCTGCGGAATCAACCGGAAGCGCATGGAAAGAACAGGAAAAATATTCAGAAAGTCTCCAGGCAAGAATAAATCGATTATCAAACGCGTGGACAGAATTGAGTTTAGCCTCTGGGGATGCAGTAGTTTCAGATGGCATAGTTGCGCTTACAGAAACTCTAAAAGACGTTGTTCAAATCGGAACAGGTATAACAAAAACAATCGGACTCCTTCCTCAAGTTTTTGGCATTGCAACTACTGCGGTATTACTCTTTAACGCTTCACTTAGAACCGGAGCCATAGCTAATGGGAACTTATTCTTAAGACTGCTTAACAACTTCCCTACATCGTTAACTGCCTTTTCCTCTTCCATGACTGGAGCAGCAATAAGAGCACGTTTTTTAAATATTACGTTAGCTACATTAAAAACAACCGCTCGAACAACAATGGCTTTTCTTGCAGGTGCTGTACTGCCTATGGCGGGGTTCATGGCTTTAGGCTTCGTAATCGAAAAACTTGTCTCTGCTTTTTCTGATGCTAAACAAGAACAAGAAAAGCTTGCAGAGTCACAAAAGAAAAGTGTTGAAGCAATAACCACAAATAAAGAGCAGACAGATCAGTTAATCCAAAAATATAAAGAGCTGCAAAAAGCAAAAGATAACGGTTCCCTCTCCCCCGACAAGGAGCAAGAATATCTACAGGTCACGCAACAATTAGCACAAATGTTCCCTAATTTGATTTCTGGCTATGACTCCCAAGGTAATGCCATCATTAAAAATAATGAAGCGTTAGAAGATGCCATAAAATACACCAAAGAATTAGCCGAATTAAACAAAAAAGACATTCAAACTGGTGCAAATAGCAACTTTAAAGAAACTCTGAGTGATATCAGTAATCTGACTGATGAAATGAAAGAGTATCAAAAAGTTGCAGACCATTATAAAAATAATGATCGGCCATTCTGGGATATCTTCGACAGCGACAGTGATTATAAAAATTTTGGGATTAAAGCTGAACAACAAGCTCTTCAAGTCAATCAGAAGTTATCTAGTTCTCAAGCTAAACTTAGAGACCAGGTGCTGCAAACTGTTGACGCTTATAACTCCCTTAAAATCAACCCTCAGTTAACCAAAGATATTAACGAAGCCTTCAATAAAATTGACTTTAGTAAGATGACTTCTGATGAATTAGAGTCGTTTTCCATTAATGTTTCAAAATACATGGATGACATTCAGAAAGCATTAGAATCAGGAAATAAAGTTGATTTCTCAAGAGCATCTCAAGCACTTCAGAATTTAATTAATCAACAAATCAAAGGTTCTGATGAAGCTGACAAACTTTCCTTATCATATGATGACCTAAAGAATGCTATAGACTCTACAAAAAATGCTGCTGATTCTGCAAAGGTCACTTGGGATGAAAATGGTGAAGGTGTAAACGAATTAACAGGAGAAGTTGAAGATTTAAGTCAAAAGCTCAAGGATGCAAAAGGCGATCTAGAGGCAATAAAAGCTGTAATGGACGATTTGGTGGCTTCTCAGCAAACAGAACTAGCTATTTCTGCCCTTCAAAATGAAGCATATGATTCTTTTGCTGACTCCATCTCCCCTCTCAATGAACTTCTTGAGAAAATGGCTGAAGGAAAAAGTATCTCAGCTGCTGAAGCAATGAAACTGGTTCAAAAAGAAAAAGACTTGGCTGGAGCTATTACTGTTGAAAACGGCGTAGTTAAATTAAACCGAGATGCAATCATAAAACTACGTGATGCGAAACTTAAAGCATACAACGACATGCAAAAGTCAGTTAAACAGGATTTAATCAACCAGGCAAACGCAACAGTAAAGAAAATAAAGAACTATGGTTTAGAGGTCAAATCAATCCAGACTGTTGCCGATGCGCAAGCCAACCTTTCCAAAATGAGAAAACAAGTAGACACTTTGATGGAAAGTGGCAATATCCAGATGGCAATGCCAATCATTAAAGAAATAAACGAGTTGAGCGACGTCACTGGACAGTTAGAAGATCTGGATAAAATGGCTGAATTGGCCAACTCATCTTTAAATGAAGTTGGTACGTCCCTTGAGAAATATTCTGATGAACAAGAGAAAGCCAGCAAAGAAACTGAGAAATCCAAATACGTCATTGATAAATATAAAGAAGCCCTTGAAAAAGTAAATGCAGAAATTGAGAAATACAACAAGCAAACCAATGATTATCCTAAATGGTCACAAAAATACAGAGATGCAATCAATAAGGAAATCAAGGCATTAGAGCGTAAGAAAAAGCTAATGCAAGATCAGATTAAACTGCTGAAACAGCAAATTAAATCTGGTTATATTCCTCAAACTGGACTTGTTACCTCCGCTTCCTCTTCTGGTTCTTCATCAGGTTCATATTCTTCTGGAGGATCGTATTCTGGTAAATATTCTTCTTACATTAATGCTGCGGCAAGTAAATATGGTGTTGATCCTGCCCTAATCGCGGCAATTATTAAACAAGAATCAAACTTCAATGTCAAAGCTCGTTCTGGCGCTGGAGCAATGGGCTTAATGCAACTCATGCCTGGTACTGCAAAAAGTCTCGGCGTAACAAATGCATATGATCCATACCAAAACATTATGGGCGGTACAAAATATATTTCTCAGATGCTTAACAAGTTTGGCGGAAACATCGAGAAAGCTTTAGCTGCTTACAACGCGGGGCCAGGAAACGTAATTAAATATGGTGGTACCCCTCCTTTTAAAGAAACGCAAAATTATGTTAAGAAAGTACTCTCCAACTACAATAAGAGCTTATCTACAGCCACCTCCAAGATCGCAAATTATTACACGAGCAGCAATGGATTTAGAGTAAGTTCAAAGTTTGGAGCGCAAGAAAGTGGTCTCCGCTCCTCCCCTCACAAAGGAACAGACTTCGCAGCCAAAGCTGGAACCCCTGTAAAAGCATTGAAAGCTGGTAAAGTCATAACCGCTACCTATTCAAAAACAGCAGGTAACTGGGTTGTCATTCAACAGGATGATGGAACAGTTGCAAAATATATGCACATGCAAAACGGCCTTAAAGTTAAGAAAGGTGATGTTGTATCTGCTGGCCAAACAATAGGTAAAGTAGGAAGCACTGGACACTCAACGGGAAACCACCTCCACCTACAAATTGAGCAAAATGGCAAACCAATTGACCCAGAAAAGTATATGCAGGGCTTAACCTCAGATCTTTCTCAGTCTGAAGCTGAAAGACAACAAGCCCTTTCACAGGCAAAATCGGATTTAATCGGTTTGCAAGGTGATTTAGATGCAGTTAATGATCAAATTCAAGACCTGCAATACGAATTGGTTCAATCCAAGCTTGATGAATTTGATAAACGGAAATCTGATCTAGAAGTCAAAATTGCTAAAAATGAGTCTTTAGCCAAACGTTACCTTTCTGACAGCAAGGAATTTCGCAAATATACAAATGAGCAGAAGAAAGCTGTTGATGAGCAACGCAAAATTCAACAGCAAAAAATTAACTGGATCAACAAAGAGTTAAAAACAAATAAAAAACTTAACTATGCTCAACGCGATCAATTAAGAGAAGAGCTGAAACAGGCTAAATTAGATCTTATCTCCTTACAAGATCAAGTCAGAGAGCTCCAAGGGGAACTGATTCAGTCACAGGTTGACCAGACACTCAATAATATTGAGAAATCTGTTAAGAAAACTGAATCCAAACTTAAAGATGTTGATATCAAAATTCAAATGACTGAAGATGACAATCAAAAAGTCAAGTACTACAGTCAGCAAGTAAAATTGATTCAACAGCAACAAGCTGAAGCAAAAAAGTACATTAAGCAACTTGAAGCACAGAAAAAGGCAGCTAAAGGTTTCCCTGATATCCAGAAACAAATCACAGAGGAAATTGAAAACTGGAAGGATAAACAGAAGGATTACAACCTAGAGCTTTATAACACCAAGAAGTCCATTAAAGATATCTATAAATCACTCGCAGATGAAGTTGTTTCAATTTATAAAGAAATGTACGAAAAAATGCGGGATATTGAGCTGGAAGCACATCGAAAAGCAACTCAAGATATAATCGATGAAATTGATAAAGAAGATGACGAAGCTAAGTTCCAGAAATCACTTAAAGAAAAACAAGATGCCATTCAAGAAACAAAAGACAAGATAAACAAACTGTCTCTCGATGATTCAGATGAAGCAAAAGCAAAACTAAAAGATTTAGATAAGCAGCTCCAAGAACAGCAACAAGATCTTGATGAATTTTTAAAGGATCGTGAAAATTCCAAACGTAAAGAAGCATTACAGGATCAACTTGAAAAAGATGAGAAATCAATAAACACCAAGTATGATGATCTTGTCAACGACGAAAGAGCATTCAAAAAGCTTGAGGATAAGTTGATGGATGGAAAGATTACCGATATCGCCAAACAGCTCAATGAGTTTTCAAAGTTCATTAACAGCAATATGGAGTCTATTGGTAAGAGTATCTCCAACAATCTAATTGATAAGCTTAAAGAAGCCTCCAAAGCTTTAAATGTTGTAGTCGCTGGAAACACCACAGGTAAGAAAGTTGCCTCTTTTGATGTGGGTGGCTATACAGGAACATGGGGCAGTTCGGGAAGACTTGCAATGCTCCATGAGCAAGAACTTGTTTTAAATAAAGCTGATACAAGCAATGTCTTGAAAATTGTTGAGCTCACCCGAAACATTTTTGGAGATATCCAAACAAAAGCTGCAATCCCTTCCCCTAATGCTACATCTAATCAAACGACAAGTAACCAAACATTTAATTTTAACTTTAATGTAGATAAGATGACTGGCTCTAAAGATGATGCAAATAAATTCTTAGGAGAAGCATTTAACATTGTATCAGCTAGAGGGGTTAAAATTTAGAGTCGGCAAGATGTCGACTCTTTCTATTTTTGAAAGGATGGTGATATATCATCAATGATAAGAGAGAGTCTGTACTTCATTTTCGGGAACGAAAAATCCACAGATATGGGTGTTGAAAACGTCAATACTGATGGGGGGTTAGTTGAAGAAACATTCCTAGCTACCTCATCAATTAACGAAACCTCCATCAAAGGTAATGATACCCCCTTCTATGAAGGGAAAAAACGTGACCCAAAGCAATTCAATCTTAATTTTTATATAAAGGATTACTGGAATCAAAAAAGGATCGCCAACATTAAACGATGGCTGGATGTTGATACATACCAGCCTTTTTCTTTCAGTGACAATCTTGACATTGTTTATTATGCAATGCCTGTAGATGCAAATGATTTAGTTCACAATGCGAGCAAGGAAGGCTATGTAAGGCTAACTATGAGGTGTGATTCCCCTTATGCCTACAGTAGGACTATAACTACTCCGTGGCACGATGCTTCTAAGGAAGACATTACAGTTGAGATTAACAATAAAGGTGAATGCACCGTTATTCCATCGTTTAAAATTCAAAAGATCGGTAAGGGAGATGTTAAAATTGAAAATTTAAGCTACTTCTCCTCCCCTTCTGAATTCACCGATCTTGAAGATGGCGAAACAATAACAGTTACTGGAGAAAAAGAAATTGTAGAATCATCAATATACGGCGATGAACGTTACGACAATTTTAATGATGAATACCTTCTACTGGGCTATGGGATGAACCGAATTAGAGTTTCAGGAAGTTGTAGAATTCTTTTCAATTATAGATTTAAATATCGTTAGGAGGTGCTTCTACTGCTTCAACAAGTAACGCGATCATTTAATTTAAGAAAGCCGAAACTTTCACTTGCTAAAGCTAATAAAAAGAAAATCGCAAATCTTGTCGATATCTCAAATGTAAATTTGACATTAAGACTAGGCGAAATCAATGAGTTGTCTTTCGCAGTGCCTTTAAAAATTGAAATAAATAAAGAATGGGTTAAGAATCCTCATCTCAAACGCCTGAAATTACGAAGGCTCGTCAAGCTTTCTGCCTACAACTTCAAAGATGAATGGTTCATTATTAAAACAAAGCAAAAAACTGGCGCTGACAATGATTTGATGACATTCACGTGCATGTCGCTAGGACATCAATTGAGCTATCGAAAAGTTAGAAGATATGAAGTCACTTCCTACAATATGCAGCAGGTTACAAATGACTGTTTTGCAAACACAAACTGGAAAGCTGGATACATAAATCCTCTATTCAATGAAAAATTCCGCAGTTTTGATATTACCTCTTCTACAAAGTTAGACTTTCTCTTTAAAATATGCGAGACATTCGAAGCTGTCCCTGTATTTGACACCATAGAAAAAAAGGTTCATTTCTATACTGAAGATGAAGTATCAAATTACATAGGGATGAGATTAAAATACGGTCAGTATTTGGATTCGATAGAAGACACTGAGGAACTTGAAGAAGTCTGTACCAGACTCTATGTAACTGGGAAAGATGATCTCTCAATAAACGCTGCCAATCCAACTGGACAAGCTTATATAGAAGATTTTACATATTTTCTTTATCCATTTGAGCGAGATAAAGATCGCAAGGTGATAACTCACAGTTACGAAATGAGTGATGAATTATGTCATGCCATTCTCGATTTCAATGAGTTCATCGATTCTCAAACTGAAACATTCTCTTCCCTTCTCTCTCGACAAACCGAGGAAGAAAAGAAACTTTCAACTCTTAACGCAGAAAAGGCAAAGCTTGATTTAGAATACAAAGTAATTTTAGATAAAATTGCAGTAGCAACAGAAGCGAAAGATCCAACTGCCGAGCTTATAAAAGAGCGAAAAGCTAAAGAGGCTGAAATTGATTCAAAAAAAAAGGAAATAGAAGAAAAAGAAAAACTGATTAAGGACATTCAGGATAAAATATCCCTTTTAAAGGGAAAATTGACGCTCGAAAGCCACCTTAATGATGAGCTTAAAGAAGAGTTGGCGGAATTTATAAATGAGCAAGAATGGGCTAACGACAATCTTTATGATGAAACTGATCTTTATGAAGCCGGACTTGAGGAAATGAAAAAGCGCAACACCCCTCCAATCAATATAACAATGAGCATAGTTAATTTTTTTGGAATTTTGAGTGAACATCAAAATTGGGACAGGCTATCTATCGGAGATATTGTTCGAGTACAGCATGATCGCCTCGGTATTGATGTTAAAACAAAGGTAATTGAAATGACCTTTGACTTTGAGGCTAACAAGATTAATTTGACTGTCTCAAATTCAAAACGTGTTGAAACCGTTAAAGAAAAGATGGTCAAACTCGTTTATACAGTCAGTCATATAAACAACGACTATGCAATTAGAAAAATTGACTGGATGAATACCGCTGAGAATTTTAAAATCCGGAATGATCGAATTTCCACCCCAGTTGCAGCTCCTACCGTTGCATCAGACGGAACCGCAATTACTCATGAACTGAATGACAATGGTTCAGTTGATGTTGTTTTAAAATGGGAATACCCAGATTCTGATGAGGATAGATACAACATTGATGGGTTTGAAGTTTATCTCTACTCCAGTGAATCATCTGATGAATATGTGTTTGGTTCTAAAATGAGCCACGAGGAAATGGTTAATGTAAAGTATGACAAGCGTTCATATAAATTCACGGGACTTGCCTCGAATAAATACTACACTCTGGGGGTTAGAGCCTACCGTAGAGTTGATGCAGATATTGAGAGAACTGGAATTATTCTTTCTGATATTGTTCAGTCAAAACATATTACTGAGAACCCTTACCTCCCTTCTGCTATTACAGAAGTCAAAGGAAGAGTGAATGGATTAATTCAAGCTGTTTCTGAAGAAAGACCAGAAAATCCAGATATCAATACTGTTTGGATCGATCCCAAAACTAATAAACAGGAACTTTACGATGGTGAAAAGTGGATTGAGCAAACTGTATCTTCAGCTGATTCTTTAAATGGATATAGCGCTGAAATAGCATCTTCTCCTAACACAATAGCTGTTCGAGATGAAACAGGAACAATTGATGCTTCAATTACAGGAAGTGCAACTCAATTGGGTGGCTATAATGCTTCTGAATATGTCCTTAAGTCTGATCTCCCCTCTCCCCCTCAATACGTATCAGGAGAATATATTGGTGATGGAAAACCAAGTAGATCAATCAGCCTTAACTTCATTCCTACTATGGTGAAGATTTATTCCACTTCCCCCACTGATTCAACGCTAATAATACAAAGTAGTTTAGGAGGTTACTCAATACAAAATGGAGAATCAGGGACATATCTTGAAGGAGGAGATAAAACATACGGCTCTTTGGATTTGAATTATTTTATTACTGGATCAGACAGCAATACTCGTGGGAACAAACTAAATGTTACATATATTTGGGAAGCATTTAAACAAAATTAATGTGGAGGTGATCCTTTGGAAGATACTCCAAAACTTTATAACGACCCTATTCTATCCAAGAAGAGAAAAGGATCGATTGATGATCCTTACCAGCTTTACAATGAAACACAGGTGATTTATAACGGGAAGGCTCAATTAACAGAAATCCCAAACAGAGAAATGAGAATTGAAGTCTCTGGTGACGACAAGCTATGGAAAGAAATTGAAGATGGTGAATTACAAGACGACTACTTTAAGGTTGATTATCTTAATGGAGTTGTCTTTTTTAATGCGTCAAATGAAGGAAAATCTCTTCAATTCAAATACAGCGGTGAAGGTGCTTATTATTTCCCTGGTTCTCGTATTTGGACAAAACGTGACGGAAATGAAGTCACTGAGACATTAGATTCACTAACCGAAAGAGCTCGTAAAGCTACTGAGGAATCGGAAAAAGCCACAGAAGAATCCAAAGAGATTACTAAGTGGACAAGAGCTGCAACATCGGATTATGAAAACGTGGTTGAAAACACAAGAAAAATATACCTCCCAATGGTTTACACATACAAAGATCTTTTAGATACCTATCCAAATCCTCAAATTGGCTGGACAGTCACCATCAGAGAAACAGGAATCGAGTATCGTTGGGACGGTTTTGATTGGATCAACATTAGCATCTCTGATAAATTTGACGGCTATAACATTGTATCAAGCTATGTTGAGCCTTATAACATTCGGACTGTTTGGTTAAGAACCAATACATCACCAAGTAAAAAAAGAGTTAAGCCATCAAAAGATGCCCCAGAAACTAATTTGATCTGGATTAGGAAAGAGTAAAAAAAGGAGGAATGTTATGTCAATCCCTGTAAACACAATGGGCTACTATGATGAAGATTCACAGAAATGGATTCCAATAGACGCCGTAGGATTAAAATCTGAAAACAATAGATATACTGCTGATGATATTAAATCTTTAGATGATATAAAGATTGACAATGATAATCACGTTTACTCATCAGCTAAAGAAAGAATTGACTCTGACTTTCTCAAAATCAATGAGAAAGTGGATCAATTGGATAAAGGCGTTGATAATAAAATAACTAATCTGGAGAAAATAATTAATGAAAGCTCCAGCTCCCTAAATAAAAAAATTTATTTTAAAAATGTTCTTAGTTATGGAGCAGATCCTACTGGGGAAAAACCTTCGGCCGGGGCTATTCAAAAAGCGCTGGATGAAATTCATAAAGAAGGCGGAGGACAACTCTTTATTCCCGGTGGCAAATATTTAATTGAAAAAAGAATGTTCGTCTATGAAAATACTCGGGTGACTATGGCTCACAATTGTATTCTGCTCAGAGGGTGGGCAGGAGGATTTTTTGCTAATGGAACGCCAACTGATAAATTCAAAGGTTATTCAGGAAGAGGAAACATAATCATTGAAGGCGGTATTTTAGATGGGAATTATGCAAACATTGATAAGTACCCTACGAGCGCTATGGATTCCATAATCCTTGGACACGCCAAAAATATTTCAATAGACAATGTAACATTTAAAGATACAATAAGCGCCCATGCGATTGATGCTAATGGATGTGATAATCTTCGAATTACAAATAGCAAATTTACTGGTTTTATTGATCTTACTGGACAGAGAAATTATTCAGAGGCTATTCAGCTTGGAGAATTCATTGAAATAGGACTTAATCAATTTGGAGAATTCGATGGCACACCTAACACAAATGTTTATATTGCGCATAATTATTTTGGAAAATCCGATTTGTTAGGCGGTTGGGGCTGTGCTATAGGGAATCATTATGCTGTTTATAATATTTTTCAAAGTAATATCACCATTTTTAATAATGTTATTGAGGACTGTGGGTTTGCTGGAGTTCGAACTTTTAAATGGAACAACGTTAAAATTACAAACAATGTGTTCATGCGTAATAAAGAGTGTGTGCGCATTTCACAAGCTGCTGGCGGAATTGAAAGCTCTAAAGATGCAGACGGTGTACAGATGAATCGACCGCAAAATGGACAAAACGTGTTAATTGAAGGAAATGACTTCTACGATTATACATCCAGTGGAGTTGTTGCGTTTGGTCAAATTTATAATAAAGAAATAGCTTGGAACGATGAAATCCGCATATCGGGCAACTATTTCAAATTAAAAGGAAAAGAGGTTGGTAAATATAATGATGAACAGGCAATAAAGCTAGTCTTTGCCAGAAACGTTTTCGTTAGCAATAATAAAATTTACGGTGGACGAAGAGGAATGTGGGTTGAAGGTTGCTTCAACACTTTTATTTCTGGCAATGGCGTATCAAATGTAGATACAGAAGCAGTATACCTTGCTAAGAGCAGAGACACGTCCTCCACTGTTACAAAGTCCTACCATGTTTCAATTGACAGGAATGAGATCAACACCACTGGCCGAAACGGTGTATTTGTTCAAAAATGTGACCATTTTGATGTTAGAGATAATAATGTATTAAATAATAATAAAGAACAGAGTAGCGAAAGAGGCCGTGGAGGAATCTATGTTGAGAACGGCTACGATGGAAGAATAGAAGGAAATCGAATTAGAGGTGTTGAAAAAGAATTTGCTATTTTAGTAGAAGCTGAAGCTACCGAGGTAAATGTGGCCAACACCAAAGGAACTGGCCGTATCATTGTTCTGGGGGAGTCCAATTTCAATGGCTACTACGGGACGAACAAAGATGATTACATTCGTAAAATAACTACTAAGAGTGAATCCTAACTTTAGGGGGTGGTTAAATTCTGAATAAAATTTAGATTTCATTCAAATTACATATTAGTAAAACAGAGAAAACAAGAGCATATGTGAGAACGAGAGAGATTGGTAATCCGCCAGTCTCTTTTTTAATGCTCAAAAACAAACAGGAGTGATTTAATTTGGTTAAAGTCGTAAAAAATTTTGTGAATGTCAATCAATACACTCGTCCAGGTCTAAAGCTTTCTGGCGTTAAAGGAATTGTAATGCACTGGACTGCAACTCCAGGAGCTACTGCGTTAAATGAGCGCAATTATTTCAATGGTACATGTATTGCTGATAAACGATATGCTTCTGCTCATTACTTTGTAGATAGAAATGAAGCGCAATATATTGTTCCTGAAAATGAAATGGCTTATCATGCACACGATCAAAACCGCTGCTTTGTGAGCTTCCTAAAACCGAATGCGAACCAAACATCGATTTCCGTTGAAATGTGTGTAGAGAAAAACGGTACCATTCATGATGAAACTGTACAGAATGCTGCAGAATTGGTTGCTGATCTTTGTAAAAGATTCAAATTGTCTACAGATAAAATCGTCCGTCATTACGATGTAACAAACAAAAACTGTCCTGCCCCTTGGGTAAGTGACTCAAGCAAGCTGGCAGCATTTCGCAAAAAAGTTGATGGACTGCTCGGAAACAAAACTGTTTCAAATTCTACTGCTTCCTCTAGTAAAGGCTCTTCCTCTTCTAATGCTGCAAGTGGCTCCCTTAAATCTAAGGTTAACGGACTTCGTTTTTATGCTAAACCTTCCTGGGAAGACAAAGATGTCGTAGGTGCTGTAAACAAAGGTATTGGCTTCCCTACCGTTGTTGAAAAAATTAGAGTTGGCAGCGCTTATCAGTACAAAGTTAAAAACTCTAAAGGAGCAACATATTACATCACTGCTTCTGATAAATATGTCGAAGTTTCAGGAAATGTTAAGACTGCCTCCTCCCCTTCTAAATCAACAGCATCAAAATCCAGCTCTGGATCTTCCTCAATTAAATCTGTAGGAAAAATTAAAATTGTTGGAGTATCAAATGCTGCAATTGTTATGGACAAACCTGATCGTAACAATTCAAAGAATATCGGAACAATTAAACTTGGCAGCAAAATTGACATTTCTGGATCAGTGAAAGGGAAAAATAACCCTAAAGGCTATTGGGAAGTCATTTACAATGGCAGACGCGGTTATGTTTCAGGTCAGTTTGGTACAAGAGTCTAATTGATCTTTAAATATCATTAAGGATATCTGTTGATTTCAATTGATCAGTGGATATCCTCTATTTCTATTGGAGGTGAACAACGTGGGATAACGTACACCTCCTTTATTATTGATAAAGGACGGTTGAATTTGTGGCTGAAGTAGATGTAAATACACGGTTAAGTGTCTTAGAAGAAAAAATGAAAAATCATCAAGAAAAAATTACAAATTTAGAAGCAAGAACTGAAGACATGAGTCGACTAACAACTCTTATGGAACAGCAAATCGAAATAAACAAAGATGCCCAAAAACAATCACGCGAACAATTTGTCACATTAACTGAGATGAATAACAGCTTAAAAAATCTAAGCAAATCATATGAAAAACTCGATAATCGAGTGGGCATTCTGGAACAATCAGATTCCAATAGAAAAATTGATCCAAGTCAGTTTGGTAAAGACCTTATGTACAAGGTTTTACCTACCGTAATCGCAACGCTAGTCGGTGCATGGTTGCTTATACATTTTGGACTTAAATAAGAAATGGAGATTGATATTATGACTAAAATCAACTGGAAAGTAAGACTGAAAAAGAAAACATTCCTTGTAACAATTTTCTCTGCAACACTTTTATTTGTTCAAACAATTGCTTCAGCTTTTGGATATGACATAACAGTATACAGTGCTGCGCTAACTGAAAAATTCAACGCTATATTAACATTGTTGGTTGCATTAGGCGTTGTAGTTGACCCCACAACTAAAGGCATCTCTGATAGCGATCAAGCAATGGAATATGAAGAACCAAGACAATAATTGTAAAGGGTTGATTTAATGAAAACGACTGTTACATACTCCCCCTATCCATCAAACTTTTCAGAAGTGCATATTAACACCGGAGAAGAAAAATCAATTAAGCTTAGTCTCGTTGCGTCTCCTCCTGATATCCCTCCTCAGAATGATTCAGAAGATACTGAAGAAAACGTTGTAGAGATTTCATCAGCCATATTGGCTGACCCTAGTTTAAGAATGGAAATCAATAATGGGATTTCGACTGAGGAATTGATGACATTAAACAAAGAGGATGCTAAGGTTTTAGTGCAGGTACTCAGAGACTTTCTTAAACAAATGTAA